TCCCACATCGCACAAACCTATTTCTCATTTTATCATCATCACACCCGCCTCTCCACGCAACACAAAAAAATAGGATTGATAGAAACCAATCCTATTTAAAACACGACCTTATTAATTTATTGAATTGAAGTAAGTTTGTGGTTTTCAAGGAAGTCCTTAAATTGGTCGCTTGATACGTCTATAACGAATCCAGCAGCACCGGCATGTCCTCCACCACCGAATCTCTTACTTACCTCACAGCAATCTACGCCGTCTTCTACGCATTTGTAAAGAGAGAACCTAACTTTTCCACCTGGCATGATACAGAATGGCATCAGGGCTTTAATTTTTCTACCATCTAACCAGTCAGGTGTAAGAGAATCAAATACCTTAGAACCTGATTCAGCGGTATTCATCGCCACGACCTTCACCTCATCGACGTGCGCTTCGAACGAACACCTACTTACCTCATCTTCGTTTTTACCAGCCATGTAGTTAATTATAGCACGTCCTTCTTTAGCGAGATCATAAAAAATAAGATCAATTTCATTGTCTTTCATATTTTCTTTAAAGTGATCATACAAGTACGACAATGCTATTAACACATTGAGTCTTATTTTTGATCTCAAGGCATACTGGACAGCTACTACCGTATCCCAGCCTAAACCGGATTCTTTATTCCACACATCGTAGTCTGACAGGCACCGGACGATCGCCGGCACCTTCCCCATCAGCAGGTCCGAGGCCAGAGCGCACGCACCGACACCGACTCTCCTCAACCCTGGAACTACGAACCCCCATGTCTTACTATCTTCGATAATCCCCTTATGATGATCTATCCACATCAGGCTCTTTCCTTCATCAAGCCATTTCTTGAAAACCGTTTTAGAATCGGCTCCGAAAGACACGTCAAGAACATAAACAACATCTAAGTCACGCACTTGGTCAACAACTTTCTTAACATCATCTTCATACGAATACGGGATATAAACAACGTCCTTGTTTTTACTGTGTTCATACATAGTTGCGATGGCTGCCGACACAACGCCATCTAAATCCGATTTATGATAAACTATCGCTGTTTTCTTTACTTTCATGATACAAACTTGTATATTTGATACTACCGTCTTTTAATGTTTCTATTTTTATAACATCACTATATAAATTGAAATTCTGATCTTTATCAATCCTTATATTCAGCACATCATCTACGGTTGCAGTTTTTCCATCATCGGTTTCAATCTTATAAAAATCTTTTAAAGTGATTTTTATATTAAGACCAACACCATATGGATTTTCAAGGATATATATATGATCGTTGTTGAGAATAACTATTCCTTCACTTGTATGTTCTTTGGACAATACATACTCTAAATCAAGATCTTTACCAAGAAACTGAATAACGTCCATATAGTCAACGCCGGCCTTCTCAGCGCATACCTTATCCGAATCAGAGAACTGCCCTGGAAGACCACTGGCGTCCCCGACCATCAACGAACATCCCTTAAGTTGACTAAAGTTCATACCACGCATTACCGTGTCTTTACACTTCATAAGAATATCATCAATCATGCCAGTGTTAGGCTTCCTCATCGGATCTTGTTCGTCATTTGAATAACACAACCTTTTTTCATATAGGACGCCTCTTATGCCTCTCTTTACCGCCAGATCATGTACGGACCTCAGTACGTATTCTATCTTAGCTTCAATATCAGCTCCAGAAACAAACCCAGCTTCTACTCCTCCTTGATTGCTTACGATAGCAAATACCTTAACACCGTTCTCCTGCATGAGGTCAAGAGCCTTATTCACCACATCCATCTTAATCCTCATATCTGTCAAGTCTGTAGCGAACGTATTCCCAGAAGCGGTTTCTATAAGCGTCCCGTCAAAATCAAATAGCAGTATTCTTTTGTTTTTAATATCTATATCGTTCATCATTTTTCACTCCTACTCTTTTTTATTACCCTAAGCTGAAGACGGAATAGATTACTGTCTTCTTTTATAATATCATACACAGCATAAGAATTTTCTCCTATATCCCATCCAAGATAATCGAGCAGGTCTTTTAAGTAAATTCTCTTGTATTTTACACCAAGGTTATTTACCTTAAACGATCTCTCGTCTTCAACATCAGAAGCAGCCAGATAAAAAACCGTATTTTCAACTCCTTCAAATATCTTCCCTTCTTCTAAGCCGATAACAACCGCATCCGTTACCCCCATCCAATTCAAATTATCGACAGAGATAGTCATTATCTTACTTTTGCTGATTGACAACTTCCGGATCTTGCTTTCTTTAGTTTTAGATCCTAAAAAATCCGTACTGTTAAAAAAATCTACTTTCATGGTTATAATATTTTATATTTATGTTGCAAACATACATAATAATATCAACAATACTATTTAAAAACAGTTAAAATATGATATTATAATGCTGGTAATTTTTTAAACTGCTCCGGACTTACTTCGGATATGGTCCCACGGAAAGCAAGACGCGAACCGTAGGTTAAATCCTGGCTCGACGCATATTTACCAGCACCCGAATACGCCACGCCGCCATACTCATTCGAATTAAAATAGGAGCGAGCCAAAACAAGGGAATTGTCCGATGCCTGATAATAACGATCTGAATAATATTTTAAATTGCTACCGCCAACTCTTGTAGGCACCACATCAAAAAACGGACCATTTTCGGCTGCTATATTTTTTATCCAACCGCTGACAGTCCCGGCGTTCACGTTGCGAATCGAACCGTCAGGATCGGTTATTTTCCAAACTCGGTTATTTATTTCTACACCTTCAACAAATTCACAGATACCACCAAATACGCCTTCAAGTCCTAAGCCACAAACGTACTTTGAATATTCGTTTTCGGTATCCGCACCACCGGTTGCGTTGCTGCTTCCCGTTGTTGTAGCCGGATCACAGGTTGCGCCACCGGGTCCTAATACGCCTTGCAGGTTACGTGTTTTGTATTTAGCATACAACATCATAGCAATCACGCAATGTTGTTGGAAATCTATCACCTGGTATCCGGTACCACGTGCTTTTGCGTAACTTCTGAAATCAGATAATGATACGTTAGTCGTAGGAGTAACATCACTCCAGCTATATAATCTATTCAAAGATACATATCCTTTATATGCTCCAACAAGAGATTTCGGGACATGGATGTAAGTGCCGTCAATATCATGATCAGCAAAATGATAAAGAAATCTATTATCATCCACCTTATACCATTTATACCAAAATTCTAAGAAAACGACCATCACATCACCTTCTTCTCCGGTAAGATTAGCCTGACTACCATCAAGATACAAATTGCTGTTGTCTTCCTTCAACCTACATACAAAAACCTCTCCTCCTCCCATAGCGCTCTTGCAAAGAACTCTATAAAAGCCACTTGTAATCAACCTATTTAAAAAATCACTGTCTTCGCTTATTGTTATATTAGCCGGATCTGATACAGATTTATCAAAAACTATAAAATTATCAGTAGGTAAATACCCCCCCCCTATTTTGTTAAAAAATCTTCTTCTCATAATTGTCTTATTTTGGGATAAAGATAGTTTTAATTTATGAAGATCAATAATAGGATTTCCGTATAAAAAAACTATATTTGTCAAGATATTAATTAACTAAAAAAAAATCATTTATATCATGGCAGAAATGAAAATAGGTTTTGTAACCTTCAATCCGGGATCAGGTAACGGTGATCAGGCAGTTACCGTATCAGGTGAAAAATACAAAGGTCGTGTACAGCGTACGTTACAAGTAGAATTTGGTGCCGAATCAGGGGATGTTAAGAAAGCTGCTACCATCAACCAAGCTGCGGCAGCTGAGTTTGTAAGAATAGATTCTACTGCGTCTGTAGGGAAAGAAGGTGGCACTGTAACAATCAACGGCACAAGTAACTCAACTAAGTTAACGTTCTCCTTAACTCCGGACGGAACTCATCCTTTGACGTTGAAAATACCAGCCTCCTATAAGGCAGCAGGCAAGAATACCAATAACGGTGCTGTTATTGCCGACGACCCTGGTGCAACAGGGGAATTTGCTTTCAGTATCGTATTCTCTGGTATTCCGAAAAACACTAGTGTAAATGATCTGGTAAATACTCTTAAGGTGACGGCCGCCGGTGGTCAGACAGCTAATACAGTTATTACCCAGACAGCAGGTGATCCGTTCTTGGAAATAGACAAGGATGTAATTAACTTGGATGTAAACGGTACTCCTCAGACTATCAACGTTAATGCAAACATCAAGTGGACTATCACACAAGCTGTTTCTAAGTTGGTAAGGAAAGTAATGGAATAACAATCACTTACAGAAAAAGAAAAGGGACGTCTATTTGGCGTCCCTTTTTTCTATGCATTGTATGTAGTATTTATCTTTTTGCCTACTGACAAAAATCTTTTTGAAAATCATCTGTTTTCTGATATGGACTCTTTTCCCGTCATCTAATTCCCTCCATATTTCATTAAAGATCAAATCTATTAATTCCATGACCTTCTTATCAGAGACAAGATTCTTTCTACCGGGACTGACCCATCCATCATCAGTCATCTTACCGGCTATCCTATTAGCTATCCTGCTTAATTCACGTGGGGTGCTCATTTTAATACGTTTTTAAATATTCTACCTTTTTCACACTGAAGTATGCAGTCTCTCATGGGACGATCTTGTTCGTGATCGTCACACATCGGAAATTCTTTTCCATAGGGTAAAGCAATGTGCGGGCACTGCGCCCTGAACGCATCCCAGGCCGACTTCCTCACAGCCTCAGCCCCGGCACGAACGCCCTTCTCTCTTTCCTTGGCCGGGTCAGCATACACGTTTGAAATAGCTCTTTTCTTCCAAGTAAGCATATTGTAGTAAAACTTATCCACCAGTTTCCTACCCACTACATCAAACTTCTGTCTATGAATTAAAGGTGCGGCCTTAACGACGTTCTTCCTATTTTTACTAACATCGACATAAATCAGTCCAGCATAAGACGGAACTTCACTTACGTCAATCATATTAGGCGGACAGGCGTAGTAGAAATAGTTTGGAGGATAGCTTATGACACCACCTACTTTAATAATGCCGTCTTTAAGAACCTTATGTTTTTTATCCTTTTTGAAGTCGTTAAAGAAATCTTGTTTAGACATCTTGACCTCTACTTCATAAGCGTACAATGATCTTGTTATGGCCAGGAAGTCAGATTCCCAATCATATATATGGAGATTGTTAATAACATACATCGGATTACTTAGCAGATCCCTATTAAGGATCTTAAGCATTTGTTGCTCTGGGTAGTTCATTGTCTTACTTTTTTAGAGGCTTGTGGCGGAATCGAACCGCCCTACGAGATTTTGCAGATCCCTGACTAAACCACTCATCCAACAAGCCATGTAGCCCAACCGGGAATCGAACCCGGAACTAAAGTTTAGGAAACTTTTGTTATATCCGTTTAACTACCAGGCTATTTAATGTTTGCTATGTTCACACACCACAAACACCGAGATAATTAACACTTTACACAAAATATGTACCGTTATCCAAGGAGGATTCGAACCTCCGCTAACAGAACCAAAATCTGTTGTGCTACCACTACACCATTGGACAGTGGTCCCGGAGGGATTTGAACCCACGATCTTGCGGTTATGAGCCGCCTGCTTTCACCACTAAGCTACAGGACCTTAAAAATATGCAGGAGCCTTCACAGACGCCTGCATATAACAGCTAAATATTAACCAATAATTATCCTAAAAACTCTCTCAACGCAAAGTTAAGTACTAACCCATAATATGGCAAACATTAAAATATAAAAAGGATTAAAATAATTATTTCTTTTTCTTCTTCTTTTTAGTGTCTTTTACTCGTTCAGCTTCGTTTTCAGACTCCACAATATCACCGGCTTCTTCCTGAATCACATCCGTCTCAGGAACAACATCGGACTTCTCTGGTTCTGCCACATCCTTATCTGACTCCCCATCTTTATCCAACTCCGGCTCGGCGACATTATTTTTGTCTTTACCGATTATACCTATCTGGTAGCCTCTTAATTCTACTTGCATTGATTTCAGCTTCGATTCTAACTCTTGTATTGTTTTGGACCCAACCGAAACCTCGTTTTCCAAATCTCCGATTCTGATCCTGGCTTCAATCAATTCATTTGATTTCTTTTTTAAGTCAGATGAGATACTGTTTTTCTTTTCTTCCAAGTTGCTGATTTTGTAATTAGCCTCATCAAGATCAGACTTAGCTTTGTCAAGATCAGCCTTGGCCGCATCAAGTTCTTCCGTTTTCTTCTTGACGCTTTTTATCAGCTTCTTCTGATTTTCCTTCAAGGCGTCAATCTTTTCCTTAGACGTAGAAAGATCTTTGCCAATAGATAAAATCTCTTTATCCTTTGAAGCAATATCTGACTTAAGTTCTGAAAGCCTTTCCTTGTAAAAATCAGCCTTATCCTGCATTTCCTCAATTTCTTTTGCAAGATTTTCGGATTTAATAGCTTTCTCCCTGTACATTGAAAGCTTACTGTCTGTGATGAATGTAAAACCTAACATGCTCATTTTCAAAATATTTAAATATTACTTAACTCCAGAACTACCAAGACCTTTTTCTCCACGTTCATTTCCGTCTTCTACCTCAATATCTGTCACCTCTTCCAATACCATTTTGTATTGTGGAACGATTTCCATCTGAGCTATTCGATCGTTTTTATGGATTACGGTCGGTTTTTTATTGATTTTAGTAAGATTAATCATATACTCTCCTTTGTAGGTAAATTCGCATTTACCGGGTGCGTTAGTAACTACCACTCCCTCGTCAAAAGAGAATCCTGATCTTCCTTCTACATTCGCACACCATCCTTCTGGGATATTCAACTTGAAGCCGGTTCCGATTCTAACAGAATAACCTTGATATAAGGTTATTGATTCAAAATCGGAAGGAACATCTATTTCCACTCCCATGTCATTCACCATCTTCACCACTCTATATGCACGAATATCACAACATGCATCGCCATCATGTTTGTATTCAGGTATCACGACATCAGGATAAAGTTTCTTAATACCTACCTGCACAGTCTTCTGATAACCTGGAGTCAAATACGATTCAGGTATTTTATTAACGACCTTATCTTCTTTTTTATGTTTGTTGTTCTTTTCAGAAACAGTATCCTTCTTGCTATCTTCTTTTTCAGAAAGAAGTCTTTCAATATCTTCTAACTTATCCATGATCATATTTTTATAGTACAATAAACAATACCTTCTTTTTTTATGTCCTTAGTTGATTCATAGCACTCACGAAAAGTACTTATGTCTGCATCATTAGGATCATCGACCCACTCATCTCCTTGCTTATATTTTTCTCTGGTTTCTGAGTAGATCATACATAATTTATCCCCATGCTTCGCCATAATCCTTTCTTCTGTCACTTTCCTACGAAGTTTAATAAGGGGAAATCTTGTAACTATTTCTACTATCATTCTACACAATCTTTAAAAGCCCAAGAGATGTTATTCTCCTGGGCTGATGTTTATATTAAAATGGAAGGTCTTCTTCTTCCATAGGAGGGAAGTTCGGCATCTGTGCTTGCGGCTGCGTCTGATGCTGAGGCTTGGTGCTCCTTGTAGTAGGTGCCTGGGCAGGTGCAGCAGGCTGAGCCGGTGCCTGATACTGTGCTGGCTGTTGAGCAGGCTGTTGGTAATTCTGATACGGAATAGCACTCGGAACAGACTGAGGTTGTTGAACCTGTTGAGGCTCGGCCGGCTGCTGGGTATAAGTCTGAGGAGCTACCGGCTCTTGCTGAGTATTTCCTCCTAAACCTAATTTAGCCATTATACCGGCTCTGATGTCTTTAATAGAAGCATTGAACCTGTTTGAATATTCCTTAATCTTCTGATAAGTAAAGTTGTTTTGAGCTGAATAATCGAGGCTTTTCTTGCCATCAAATCCTGTAACTTCAACAGGGTCAGGCCAACCATTTACGCCTTTTTTATAAAAACGTTCAACAAGCTGATCTTTTTCTCCGTCTACTCCGGCATATGCGATAATAAGTTCCGAAGATCCAAACTCATCATCTTTCTTCTTCTTAAAGACATTGAAATAAATTTCACGACTGAAATCGATGTTTTCGTAGTATTTTACGAAGCTCTTAACAAAGCCCTTGATATTTCCTTTTTGATTAACGAGAGGTATGGAAATACAATAGTTTTCATTAAGCTCGTAATCTTTTAATACGATAAGGAAATTAGTAACAGTATTTCCATTAGAGAAAGTGCTTGACTTTAACCCGATGTAGTTAATGTACCCAACTACTCCATTATAATACTCTTTCCAATATCCTGCCGGCTGACCGCTATTAGGATTTATGTGCTGAACAAAACCTTCTTTTGGTTCGTTACTTTTTTCATACAAGTTACCATCTGAATTAATATACAGATAATAAGTTGTACCAAAACTTCTGTTTTCTCTAAAAGCCATATTATTATTTTTTTTTATAGATTATACAATGTTTGATTTAAGACGTATGTTGATTCGTATTTAGGATTGAACATCTTTATCATCTTATACTGATCAGACCAATCCATAACAACATCTCCTTTTATAAGTGATTTTACGGAAGACAGTATATTTTCCTTACCGATAGAAAAATTAAAACACGGGCCTTCCAGCGCATTAAAAGGCATTGATTCCATTATCTTTTTTCTATTTCCAAAATCCTCAGACATTACTGTTATGCCGTTTTCTTCATCTACCTTAACATTGACAACATTATCCACTAAAGTCATGGAATTAAGAACCGATATAAGCAAATCCCTATCGAACTTAACACTCGAAGATTTTTCGAATTTGCTACATACGTATTCGTAGTTAGGATACTGTTGTTCTACGTTCATATCCGATATAATTACATTATCAAAGCATAAGAACGTCCTAACTCCATCTGTAGAAATACTGATCTCCGTATCTTTATCAGATAGAAAGCGGTACAAGATAGAAGCCGCAACCTCGCTTAGCATAATCGACCTTTCTTCTACTGCATTAGCATACTCTTTCCTGTTTATAAACAGACGGAACATATCAGTAGAAACAATGTCAATATAGTCCTTCTTCACATTAAGAAGAATCGAGCATATAGCTGGTCTAAATTCATCCGATCCAACAAACGCAAAAGATCTTTTCATAGACTGAATGAAAGACGAACTCATAACACGAATACCGTCACCTACAGGATAAAAGAAATCAGGGAAAGCCTTATCCTCAATCCAAGTAGAAGAAAAAGATCCTCTATCGTATTTAAAAACGATACTGTAATCATTTTTAATCTCTATCTCTATATCCTGGTTATGATTTTTAAAAAATGAAATAAGAGTCCCGGCATCTACTAAAAGAGAAAACTTATAGTCACAAGAAATATCAGTATTCACATCGAAAATATCATCCGTATATGTTATACGTTCGTTCATGGCTTGTATCCGGATATGATCAAAATATAAAGTAATTTTTATATTCGATGTGACACAATCCTTTAGAACCTTATCAAACATCTTTGAAATGTTTGAAAGTTTCTCATTCATTAGTATGCCAGGAACTCTTACTTTCATTTTTTAAAACTTACGATTATGACTATCTAACACTGCAAATGTATTATTTTAAAATCTAATTACGAATTAATTGGATTTAAAATGATTTAAAATAGATTAAATACTTCTTCTTGTTGCTTCTGCTATAAGCATCGCATCAACTATACCGTCATGGGCTGTCTTACATCTTTCGTTTTTAACGAACGTATCGTTTGGCCACAGTCTTTTAGCGCAGGCCAATGATGTTTTCTTAGTATTTACCTTACTGGCTTCCATAACCTTATCAGAATGCGTCCAAACCAATTTCTGCCATGTTTTAGGAGCTATGAAATTAACGGAGCAACTTATGTACGGAAATGCCATGCAGAGGGACAGGAACAGCCCATGCAGTTGGCCTTTGTTCTCCATGAGGGAGGCTGTAGAGGACGTGCTGACCCCGTACAGCGCGTGGACGTCCTCTATGACAAATACTACCCTATCAGGATTGTTTTCTACGATCGCATCCCGGCAAAAAACATATTCTTTAGTCAAGTCTACCGGCCCTGAAGCTGATATTCTCGGAGTGGAGATTCTCGATATTAGTTTGCTGTCTTGATCGATGCAGGCTATGGCTCCATCTTTTCCTGGATCTGCTGCTATATATAGTACCATAACACGCTAATTTAAATTCATGTCGATTTTACCAATGCTATCGTCATTTTCAAAGCCTCCATTGTCTGTAAGTTCGTAATCGATAGCCACAGCACCATTACTAAGAATGTAAAATCCTTTAAACATCTTTCCTATTTCAATAGGATACACGACATTTACGTCCCTTCCAATATCCTCAAACGGCATAGCGATATCTTCTGTATTAGCATCCTTTTGTTTTGCTAATACACCAACGGGTATATTTTCACCTTTTATAGATGCGTATGTAACCATATACAGAACATCATTATTAACAAACGCCCTATCACTACTCACCTTATCCAAGCTGACATATATAATATGTTTTATAAAATTATTGATATCCCCACATATGTTAATAGCTTCTACTTCTTTAGGAATAACGACTTCCACTTCTTCTGGTTTTATATTTTTCTTTTTCATTGCATTAATCTTTTTGTATTTTGCTTTACTTCTTCAACAAGATCCTGATCTTTCATCATCTCTTGCTTAAGTTTCTCATTCTCCTTAATTCTTTTCACCCTATCGGCAAGAATCTTCTTATATTTCTTATCCGATATTTTAATAAACCAAGGACAGTTCCTTGATGGAATCCTTTTACATGGATAATAAGTTAGACCGTTCGGTCCAAACTGCTCGCATCTGTTACATTTCTCTTCGCCTGTCATGTCTATATTTTTCATTCAAATTAATCAATTCATTTCCTTTTGTATCATAAAACGTTTACACCTTGACAGTTTCAATTTCTTGTACGTTATATCCTTCTGTTTTTTACCGTCAATATCTCGAATATTAAAACTACCGGTTTTACGCCTTCCTAATATAAAGTAATAACTGTTTTCAAACATAACCCTATCAAACAAACGGAAACCAAAAACTTCAAAAGGAGATTGATTTAACCTTTTGATTCCTCCTTTTAGAATCTTTTGTTTGTGAATTTGACGATTATGTCTTCTTACTAATCTTACTTTATAATAATATCCTAACCTTATAGCATCAAAGTTTTTAGAAATAACAAAGGCATCAGAAACATGAGATTTTTCAATGTCGTGATTGATTCTATTATATTTTGTAACATAACCGAAAGTCATAGAAACTCTATCATATTTAGACTTTAGTTCTTCATACAACCTCCATTTCATGATCCCCATCACGGCTGCGTCGCGAAGCGACTTGCCTCTTCTGATCTTTAAATCTATATTACCTTTATGGTATTCTTTATGACAAGTTTCACATAAGGTAATAAGATTAGAAGGGGAATCCCCTCCGGTTTTTCGAGACTCAAGATGATGAACATTCAATACTGGGTCTTTTGACTTTCCTTTACAATACTGGCATTTGTGTCCATCCCTTGCCAAGACATATTCCCTTGTGTTCCAAAAACCAAGTTGATCTCCTTCCTGATATTCCTTACCTGATATCTCAGGATTCTTGATCTTTTGGGTATCGAACTGAGCTACTTCAATAACAATACGAGATATTGGAAGTATAGAACAAACATTGTCAATAACACGAATATGGGCGTCTATTTTGTACCGCACCGAAGGTGCTACCCATCCCGGACGCTCGCTTTTTACTCTGTTATTGAAACGAGGTTTTCTATACCTCAATCTATTTCGTCTTGTTCTTCGTAGCTGCCTTCTGGTAGATAAAAGATCTACGATATCATTTCTAAGAATAACTTCACTGCTGTAAAGTTCTTTGCTTTTCGTCGTTGCTGATAGACCAACGTGTTTAGTACCAGCATCAACGCCTAACACAATTTCTTGTTTGTAATCAGATGTTACGTACATTAATTTGATGGTAAACGGACATAGGTTCACAACGACTGCCTTTTGTCTTTAAGCAGTCTCCTAACCTTACCATACCTCGTTGTGGGCATCATAGGTTTACCATCTATATCCTGTACGTACACCATACTTACAAACGTTTTTAATGTTTATTCAACATAAGTCAGAGTAAAACTCTGTTAGTACCCATCGCCAATGTTATTTAAGGTTTTTCGTAAGCAACACTATAGCTCGAATACAACCATTGTTTAATCACTTACCTTAGAGCTACGAACTTGGGCAAACATCCGTAGGTAACTATCTATTCTTAAATAACGTAGTGTTTGTTTCAACACTTAGGCTAATAATCGGAATAGCTTTTGGCTATTATACATAATACGATACAAATTGTTTGTGATTTGTATAAGTTATGCATTATTCGCGATTATACGCATCCGAATAAGATCCTTTCCTACATGGAAGTATATTTTCAACAACATAATCAAAACCTCCGACATTAACTTCATCGCCGGAACTGATTTCCATAATAGGAATCATTTTGGCTCTTCTATCTATGCTTATTTTCATTTAGCTACTTCGAATTTTATTTGCTCCTTCGGTTCATAATTCCATACCTCAAAATCATCAGCCACAAAATCATAAAATCCTTTCCCTTCCATACGAGACGAGATAGTAACCTGTGGAACCGGGCCGAAGAGGGATCGACGGAGGAGCTCGTTTGCCTGCTCTTCGTGACGGTCATATACGTGCATATCTTGAATGAAGTGCGTAAAAATAGCCGGCCTTAACCCGGCGTCGTGAGCGAACATCATCATAAGTGCAGCGTACTGTGTTACATTCCATAGGCCGGCAACAATAGCATCCTGGCTGCGCTGGTAAAGAGTCATATATAACTCATCTCCTTTAACAGATAAATTGACCTGAAACGCACATTCTTGAAGAGGTTTTAGTCCATTGGTTTCAGGATCGAACATAGATGCTACTATTCTTCTTGACGAACGATCATTCTTGAGTGACCAAAGAATGAAGTCTGTTTGGTTAAGAAAACCGTAAAGACCATCATGGATATCTGTCATACCATCTGGAGCTTTTCCGGTACCCATATAAACATGTCTGTTCACCATATCTCCATAACATCCTTCTATCTTTCCATTATCATCAGCCCACTGATCCCATATATGAAGACCAAGATCTTTGATATCTACCGATCTTTTTTGCCAAATCCACAATATTTCTTTTATGGAGTTTTTAAGATTAGTAGGTCTAAGTGAACCAAGAGGAAATTCCCGGCGAAGATCGTACTGGTTACATACTTGTAGGATACGCTTCACCTTGACGCCTGTCCCGTCACCGTAGACCGGTCGCTTTACCTCTTCCCACGGCTGACTCATTATAAGAGCCAAATTGTCTTGAAATATTTTATCTACTCGCGACATAATTATATCTTTTTTTATAAATTAAACTCTGCAAAATCTATTTCAGATCCGGTTGACAAATTGATCATTGACTTCTCAAGTTCTTCCATTGGGATAGGTTCAACAATTCCTTCGTTTGAAAGTGTTTTATTATAGAAATCAATAACCACCGGATCACTTGTCTTTACCGTTTTAGGGATAGGTTGACGAAGATACATTCCGTCCAAGCTTTTCACTCTGGAAAGTGCCGTATATAACTGTCCTGTTTCAAAAGAGTTCGATACGTCCATCATGGCAGCATCTAACGTAAGACCTTGGCAGCGATGAACAGTTATCGAATAACCAGCTTTTATCGGGTACTGAACAATAGAACCAATAACTTCAGATTCTACCTTGTACCCATTTCTGACGTATTTTACTTTATCAAACGAACATGGAATAATAACAACCTTAGTATGTTCTTCATCTTTAGGACGATCAAGAACGACTTCAATCTCTCCACTCTTAATAGAAGACACAACGCCGAGAGATCCATTTACATACTCTCCTCCGTTTCTGGTGATCATAACTCTTGACCCTTCTTTTATAAGAAGCGTCTTTTCAACAGGAGCTTCTTTAGGATAATCACCTTTTATAATAGCTTCGAATTTTCTTAATGATCCAGGAACAGAATTTATTCTCATTTCATTAATGGCCGTAGCCTTGGCATTAGTCGTAACAATCTCAACATACCCGGCACTATTTTCAGGCTGAATACATCTGCTATTTAACGTACTAAACACATCATCGTCCATCTGACCATCACGAACCTTATTAAGGATGCTGATAAATTTCTCATCTTTCTGACGATATATTTTTTCAAAAGACACCATTTCCATACCAGAAGCCATAAGGGACTTAGAGCTGAAGAAATAAGATGTATCGTATATTTCTCTAAAGAAATCTTCTTTGATTACGGGTGGTAACTGAAATAAGTCTCCTACCATAATAAGTTTCACGCCGCCAAACGGATCCTTGTCGCCTCTTGCACGACGAAGAATGTCCGCAACATTATCAAGAAGATCAGGACGAACCATAGAAATCTCGTCTATGATAAGATATTTTATATTCTGTAAAATCTTTTCGGATTCTCCTCTGAACTTGTTTTCACAATTGTCCATAAACTTGCCATTCCTTATCTCTGGAATGTAAGGTTGCATACCGATTCTGAAAAAAGAATGAATGGTTTGGCCACCTGCATTAACAGCAGCAATACCGGTAGGAGCGACAACAACCGCATTTTTTAATGCCGGTATAATACGCTTAAGGAAGTACGTTTTTCCTGTACCTCCTTTTCCCGTAATAAACAGCGGTTTAGGTGACTTACAAATAGACTTAATAGCCTTTCCTTGTGCGACATTACCTTCGGACATAACTGAACGAAGAACGCACTCCATGATTTTTTTGTCGTAACTTATAGCCATCTTTTTTTTTCTGATTTTGTTCTACAAAACAAAAGTATGAAAATAAAATAAAACCTAAAATATAAGATGAATTAATTAGGATTAAAAAGAAATAATAAGTTTTATAAGTGGTTTCGAATCAGACAGTAATATGGTTTCGTATAGATATGGTTATGGCATAGTGGTGGCTAACGGGTGTTTCCGTCGATGTTCTACGAGATTATCGTTTTTCGGCTCTGTCGGCGACCGCTAATAACAGACCCTCTCTCAAGTACCAAACATTATAATGATGAATACTGAGATGAAGGGTAAAGATAGGTATCATTATAGAATGATAGTTCTTCTAATGGTATATCCTTGAATACAGATTCACCATCTAATTCTTTATCATTATCTACTGTTGTATTAATATTAGGTAATGATTGGATAGATATATCCATATTCTCTATCTTTTCCTTAAACTGTTCTGACTTAACATACGTATAGATGTCTTCGCTTACCGATCCCACCGCTTTAGCCATCTCGCCGGCGAACTCAGCATACATATCCCGTACCTCATTAAAACCTGCCTTTTTGTCAGGGGCGGTATTGTTATAGGATTTCATTCTCCTACTTACCCTACCGCAGACCCCGGCAATGGACGTCCCCACCTCAGCGCAGCAGGCTTCTGCATTAGCCATGTCTGCCTTTACTGTGGCTACCTTCTCCTTGCTCCACCCACTAACCTTGTCGTATGATTGTTTAAGACAGTTTAAGAACATGTCCATTCTTCGCTTCTTATCTTCTGCTATGATAGCGCGATAGTACTTTCTTATAATTTGGTTTTGTGTACTTCGCTCATATCCTTCCCAGAAGTCTTTGTGCGCTTCTTTAGCCATAACAGAAGCCAATGACCTTGCTTCTTCTTCTTTTGTCTTTTTACGATCTATGCCAAGGATTTCTCCATCTTCGGAAACAACTTCTTCTGCGTTCAGGAAACGTAGGATACGAGTATTGTCTTTTAAGAAGAAATTGAAATCGTCTTTCTTACTCACTTTTTCTTTTTCTCCTTTCTCTATATCCTTCTCTCCAAAATACCATCTGTTTGTTGCTCCTTTTTTATACAAGGTCCAGGTATTTGCTATTTGCCAGAAAACAGCTCCGTGCCTATATACCGGAATCAGCTTACCTATTGGGTAGTTATGTTCGTTTGCTTCAATGTAAGCACGAGGATTATCTACGTATGTTATAAATTGTACGTTTTCGAACCTTTTTACGAGCTTGTCTTGTATCGCCATACCGACAATCTCTTTCGCTTTTGTTAGTCCTACATTCAAGTACAATGCAATTGTTTTATTACTTATCGTCGAATCGATTAATCCATAATACGAGTGGCTTCCGTCTACGACATCAGCCTGAGAGTTTGTCTCTCCACTGTTCAGTACAGACTCATTGTTTCTGACTAAATTAACAAACATCGCCTCTCTTATCCTGTCAAGGACTTTTTCATGGTTTGTTATTTCATTTTTCTTTATCTTAATTAAAATCCTATTCTTTGGAAGATTCACTTTTCCACATCCGAGAGTAAGTTGTACGCCATTAACACGATATCTTCTTGCGACGAACGTACTATCCGTCATACGGAACAGTTCGTTAAACATCGGATGTCCTGTCATGTTCTTGAACTTCGAATACCCGATCCCAAGTTTATGAAGAAGATCTTTCTGGTTTTTGAATCTTATTCTCGAATCCCGGCGGGAGATTTTTATCATACAGTATAAAGCATACAATTCCATGAACAGCGAATCTGATGACCACTGTTCCAAAAGTCTAAGACTTATGTTAATATTTCTACCTAATTGCAGCTTCATAATCTATAACAAAAAAAATCGGATGGATTTTTGGGGATATCCATCCGATTAGTGTCTTTTTTCGTCCGGAAAACTCCAAAATCCCGTTACAGATTTGAGAAATATAAGAACAAACTAAGACAAGTAATATTTTTTTTATCATAATTTGTTTCTCATACTTTTCTAACCTGTAACGTACAGCAAATATAGAAACAAATAATGAATATCAAATAATAAGTTGTTATTTTTTTAATGTTACAGTGCAAATATCGGGACAAATCCTGAATCCATTGTCATAAAATACGTTAATTTTAAATTTATAAATCCTTAATGCTTATCTTTGTATCAAAACGATAATCTCATGAAAGAAAGTGATAATAAAGATGTTAGTAATAGGGCTTATAGGCTTTTAGTACCTTATTCCAATACGGTGGATATGGCCAAGAAGATACTTTTGTTTTATAACGGATACTTAATGGCTTCCGGCAATGAGAAGAATGTCATAGATGCGAGGCACTTAAATCTTATTGCCTATTATTTTGTGTTTGGATATTCGTATGAGACGAAGAAGAAGTTTTCTCATTGTTTCAGTACCGATCTTCAATATGTATCGGTTTTGGATACGGAGATGAAGAAGCGTGGTATTTTGATTGACCGTGAAGGGAATTACAGGACAAGGTGTTTGTGCCCGGATATAGAGAACATGCGCCGTCTTTTTGTATTGGAGGGTTCAAGAGATCAATGTGCGTTGGTTTCTTTATTTTACAGAAAGAAAACTTTTGAATCAGATGCCGAAGAATGATTTCCCTATATCATTTGAGTCACATATTATAGATGATGTGATGGATAAGACCGGGGGCGTTTACGACCGAAACCAAATACGTGACGTTTTCAGAGCCAGTATTTCTTATGCCAATAACTTATGTACGTACACAGATAACGTGTCTGTATCGTTCCCGTATGTGGGTGATATGGTTTGTAACCTTCATGAGATGGAGAGGCGAAAACACAACCTTGAGCGTCTTAAATCCAAGGTAGAAAAATTATCTAAGTATCAGGAAAAAGAACTTCAGTGTCTTGATATTAAGATAAGGATGATAAAGGATGCTTATGACTCAGGTGAGATAAAGGGTGGTGATATGTTGATAAAACACAACAAATTATCTATCTTTAAATCTCGTAAGGGTCATAGTTTTAGTGAAATACAAAATATTCAAGAACAGGAATTTAACAGATAAGTTATGAAAAAAATTTTGCAAGCGGAAGTTATATACGATGCTTTTATGGATACGATATTAAAAAAACTTCCAAGAAAAAAAGAAGATTATCCTGATTGGTACAAGGAACGTCTTGAAAAGTGTGAGGGATGTAAATTCAATACTAAGAACGTCCCTAACTCTATGCTTCCTCTTTCTTTATACGTAAGCAAGAAAATAGGTAAAAATCGTTGTTCGGTATGTACGTGCTTCATCAAGCAGAAGGCCTGGAGCAAGACAGAGGAGTGTGCGCTTGGGGAGGGGCTTCCCCGTCCTTCGTGGATGGACCGTCAGTATTCTATTGATTTTTATGATGAGAAGTCAAGATGGAACAGGTTAGAACTTATTACAATGGATTCTGATGAATTTAATGTTATTTCTACAGATGACAAGCAATACAATATTGACCTCTCTAAAGACGGTAAATCATTTGAAATCATTTTCGAACCAGTAGAAAAAGGAAATAGTATAAGGTTTTCATTCGTTCTTGAGTCGAAGCATGATATGAAGATAACAGCATCAGAGACATCTTGTGGTTGTACGTCATCTAATTTGAATATCATTGACTCACGTCACTTTAAGTTCAATATAGAGATACATACAGCAGGATTTGGAATAGGAAGATTCGTAAAGCACATGACTATTCACTATCAAAAAGATGGGTCTCAAAAAGAGGAATCGATTCCGTTTAATTTTGAAGGTACTATAATTCAAAAAAGTTAAGTTATGGGCGGATGTGGTAAAGCAAGGAATTTACAATGCGAGGATAAAAGGAAGTCCTTATTTTCTATGTTGCAGGCATCTTGTGACGATCTCCCCGATTATTCTGCCGGGGACATTCTCTATGCCGTACTTAGATCTTTTGCAAAGAAAAGAGGATTGTCTGTTTCTTTTTTAAGGACGTTGACAGACAGCGAGCTTTTTGAAGTGGCTGATTATAATTTATCAATGGAGTTGATGGACGTTATTATTCATGATAAAAAGGTTCTTGATAATGAAGAAGATTGATTTTGATTCAGATATAAAGCATCTTATTTCTTATTACAACCATCTACTGTCTGCGCAAGACAAGGTGGGAGAGGAGATGGAAGATCTAACTAAGGATATTATTAGGAAGAAGGATGAGGAAAACGACATAGAGTTGGAAGACTTTATTGATTTGGAGGAAAAGTCGTTTATGACCAACTTGTATCAACAAGAGATGCTGAAAGTATCTTCTTCTATAAAGGCAGTTTACAGGTTATCTATTAACGCCGGTCATGATCTTAACATAGATGATGGCAGCAAGAAGATTCTTGACAGGATAGTAAACGACGGAGAATCGGATTTTATTATGTACGTTGATAATAATACTGATTCTGTTGCGTTCAAGGAAGAATCTATTGAGGAAGGAATAAAAAACATGTGTAAGTATCGTGTTGATCCATCTTCTCTTGAAGACAGGTTTAATATGCTTAAGTCTCAGTATGAGGCTTTTTTAAAAATGGTGAACAATGAAGGTAAGAAAGCCGACTAACGATGATGTCTCTTACGTAGATCGGAAACTTATTGTGCTAAGGGATCAGATAGATAAGGCTGAACGTTATCTATCTGAAAACCCTTGGGATAAAATAGAAGATTCAGATAAGAGGGAGAAAGAATTTAGGTTTCAAAAGAACTTGTCTGATAGCTTAATGCAATGGACTGAATCTTATATTAAGATGTGTGGGATAATGGATGTCTATAATCAGCTTGAGGCTGCCAAAAACAAGAAGAGCCTAAAAGGAGGACAAACAGTATCAGGCATTCAGTCTTTTGTCAAGAATGAAGCTAAGAACAAGCTCAATAAGTAGTTTTGTCATGAATCTTAACAGCAAAGAACTTTATATAAATATGGGTAACGATATCCCGTTATGGAATGACCTTTATTCTTATGAAGAGCAAGACGATGATGTCAAGCAATTCTGGGAGAATGAGGCTATGAAACTCCTTAACGGTGTTACCATAAATGGAGTATTTATACATCCTTGGCTATATTGGCATATCAATTTCTGGAAGATGATGATTGACGTAGGAGATGATCGTATTCCTGGAAATTCTCAGCTTCGTGATAATGAATGGATGTTTGCCGAATTTCTAAAGCAGGCGGAAGAAGAGAATAAAGGAATATTCATGTTCGGGTGCCGTCGTTTTGGGAAAGCCCTTCTTGATTCTGAGATACTTTATCTTGAGGACCGGGAAAAGATGATAGGAAATATTGTTGTAGGGGATAAGATATATGACGATAAAGGGAATTTGGTAGAGGTCGTAGGTGTTTATCCCCAAGGAAAAGTAACTACCTACAGAGTCGTATTCGAAGACGGTCGTAACGTTATTTGCTGCGGTAATCATCAATGGCGCGTCAATCATGGCGGAAAATGGCATGTTAGGAGTCTTAGAGCCATAGCTGGATTAGATTATAAGAGTATGTCTATTCCAGTAGGTGAGGCCCTGAACTACCCTACGGCAAAGCTGCCGGTTTCGCCGTCGGCCTACGCCTCGATGCTGGCGGCTTATCTCGGTGGCTATGGAGGGGATATGTTTTTTGATAAATACGTTTGTAAGAAGTTTTTAAGATCGTCCATAGATCAAAAGAAAGATTTTATAGAAAACTTCATTCGTTCTTTCAGAAACGTAGTAACCGGAGAAGAAGAGCTTACGTTGTCTCATATTGACATGGATGTCATAAATTTTGTACAACGTATGTTTTGGGCTTCAGGTTGGTATGCTAAATTGGAGGGGAACAAACTTATACTATCAAGGAATCGTAAGGAATTAAAAATAAGATCCATATCAATATACGGAAAGGAACATGCCACCTGTATAACCGTTGATAATGATTCTCATTTATTTTTGACCACCAATTACGTCGTTACTCACAATACGGCTATAATGAGCTCCCTACTGGCTCGTAATGCTACAATGACATACAATTTGACGCATAATGTTATTGGAGCAAGTAAAGAAGACCTTGCCAATATGGGAGAGTATCTTGAGTTTGGACTTGATAATCTTCCTCCTTATCTTACTATAAACAGGACCGGTAACGACTGGACTAAAGAAGTTGTTTTAGGTACAAGAAACATCAATAACCAACGTGATGTTCATGCCAGAATAAGAATCACCAACGTTGATGATGGAAAGACGCGAGGCTCATTGAAGACCGCAGGTGGAACTCCATATACGTCTATATATGATGAGGTAGGTAAATTTCCGGTGCTTGGAGCATGGCTTGCCGGTAGGCCGGCTCATATGATGCATGGTAGAATGAGGGGCGTTTGTCTTATGGCTGGATGTTGTTGTGCTGGAACCATAGTATATAAATCAAATGGTGAGCCATGCCGAATAGAGGATTTGAAGCAAGAGGATGGAATAGTAGGATTCGATAATGTATCATCAAAAGCTGTAAGTCAAGACATAACATGGATGAAACCTCCTGCCGAGAAAGAGTGTTACAGAATAACAACGAAAAGAGGAAGGGTGCTTGAATGCAGTGGGGATCATCCCATATTGACTGTTATAAAGAAAAGAAGTGGTGAATTTAGGTATTTTGGGGCTGACTTCAGAAGAGCTGACTCTCTTAGAGTTGGTCGTAAAATATGTGTATCGGATGGTGTGGATATATGGGGAGATAAAAAAATGTTTGATCCATATCTTGTTGGTATTCTAATAGGGGATGGGAGCTATGGTTTTGATAAGACTCCTGTCGTGTCTACCAGTGATAATGAGGTGTATGATTATATACGATCTAAATATGAGTGTTGTATAGAGAAACAGTATAAGACTAAGAACGGAAAAGACTATAGGGAAATAAGAATAAAAGGTATATGCCATGAGTTAAGGGAACTTGGTATATATGGTCAGACTAAAAAAAACAAAACACTTCCTTTAAATATACATTTATATAGAAGGGAGGATGTTATTATGATGATTAGGGGGTATTTTGATGCTGATGCTACTTTTTGTTCTAATAATGATAAAAGACATCATCGTATAAGTGTAGGATCTTGTAATAAACATCTTCTTGAAGAAATAAAGGATGTTCTTTTTAAATTTGGAATACATAGTACTATTTCTTATAGCCCATCTAAAAATCCAGCAGATAGATCTATTATTCTTGATTCATATGTATGTAATATATTGGATAAATTATCCATGTTTAAATATTGTAATATAATTGGAACAGATATAGGATATAGAAGAGAAAAACTTGATTCTATAAGGGAATTTAGTTCTAATTTTAGCACATTTGGTTCTTTTAGGTCAAAATATTTAGATGGAGTGATAATAGAAAGGATAGATAAGATAGAGTATATAGGAATTAAGCCTGTTTACAATCTCACTGCATCAGATACTCACACTTATATAGCAAATGGTATTATAACTCATAATACCGGAGGTAATGTAGAAAAGTCTCAAGATGCCCAGAAAATCATGAACTCTCCGGACGAATATGGATTCATTATAATGAATTATGATATTATGAATAAGAGAGTTATTAAACCAACATGGCGTATATGTAAATCCGGATGCTTTGTTCCTGCCCAGATGTCTCATGCGTATGAAAAGACAGAAACTACTCTTGATAAGTATCTTGGAGTAGAGAGTGCTCCCGGTCTTAAGAAGATAAAAATAAAAGTTTCAGACTTTGATAAAAATACTGGAATAATAAAATCACGTCTTGACGAACTTGTCAAAAAGGATAGAGCTTTATACGTCCAGGAACGAATGGCATTCCCTTTGTCTATAGATGATTGTTTCCTTAATACGAACGTAAATAGGTTCCCTGTAGAAGATGCGTTGAAGCACAAAAGCCGTCTTCTTGAAGAAGGTAGGCCTGGTAAAACAGTAGATATTTATCAGATAGACGGCATGAAAATGGGGTGTAATTTTAGTGATAAGCAGCTTGCTGATTATCCGTTTCAAGGTGGTAACATAGATTCTCCTGTTGTTATATATGAGGATCCACCAGAAGAAGGAGGTGTTTTTGATTACACTTATGTCTCATCGCTCGACCCATATAAATCTGACAAGGCTGATACTGATTCTGTTGGTTCGTTTTATGTACTTAAAAGATATGTAAAAATCAACGATCCATTTGCTTATTGCATAGTAGCATCATACGCATCACGTCCTCCATCTTCTGATGATTTTTGTAGGAATTGTGAAATACTTCAAGAAGCGTATGGGGCCAAGTGTCTTATGGAGAATGCCGACCGAATGTATGAATTTTATCTTACGAGACGAAATAAGCAGCTTATGTTGCTGGAAGATGGCGAACGTCTTGCCGGTAAGATTATCCGTGCCGGCGCCCGTCAGAACAACAAGCTCGGTTTGGCTCCTACGGTTCCCAATCAGCGCATGCTTTTCAATACCGTTATTCAATATTGCTGGGAGGATGTTGTTGTTGGGTATGATGATGATGGTAATGAAATAACACAGAAAGGTATTTACCGTATCCCTGATATAGAACTTCTTGATGAGATCATAGCCTTCGGCCCCGGGACCAACACCGACCGTATCATAGCCTTCGGCCACGCTCTTCTTCTGGCTAAGTATTATGATGATATGGGTTACATGCCTGAAAGTACGACTCAGAAGGAGAATCAAAAGAAGAGAGAGCGCAAGAAGATAGAACAGGTCAAAGGATTTACGGTAAGAAGACATAACCCTTATAAAATGAGGTGACGAGAACAAATTCCTTATCTTTGTGAAAAATAGGATAATAGGATGGAATATTTCAATAGAGATCAGGCTTTTCCGGCCAGAGGAGTATTTTCAGGTTTGCCGGTACAGGCGATACCTACCAAGAGAAAAACCAAGGAGTGGTTTAAAGCCACTATGGATTCTCTTGAATTGATTGGTTTGAAGCAGCTTGATGAGAACCAGAAGTTCAAGGATTTTTATAGAATGATGGAAGGTAAGTTATCCTTTATGGAGCTGAAAGACGTAATTCCTTATCTTAAGGATGTTCAGTCTATAAGGGACAATGTAAATATTCCATCATTCTTACGTCATTATGATATAATAGGTACGATCGTAAACGCTTTTGTAGGATGGTTGGGCAACCTTTCTGACAAGTATAATGTAGTTGGATTGGACGAATCTGAAGTGAATCAGTATTCTGCCACGAAGGAGAATCTCCTTCATAATTACATTAAAGAGGAATTGGACAGAAGGGTTAGGCAAGAATTGTTAAATAGGGGATTGGATCCGGATTATAATAATTTTGCAAGCGAAGAAGAAAAGCAGGCTTATGCTCAACAGATACAAGAGGTGAAAGCATCTATGACCCCTCCTGAGATAGAGAATTTCATGAATACAAAATGGAAGACTGCCGAGGTTATATGGGGTTCTCATACGCTTGAAGCAGACAGGGGGCGTTTTTACATGGATGAGATAGACACCGAGAATTTCATCGACTATCTTCTTACCGGTCGTTGTTTTAGAAACTATCATGTAGGATACGACTATTATAAGCCGGAGAGATGGTCTCCGTTGAATACGTTTTATTCTAAGACATTAGATAGCAAGTATCCGCAGTACGGTGATTATATTGGTCGTGTTCATTATTATACTGCCAATGATATTATAGTAAGGTGGGGGCATCTTCTTACGGCAAAAGACAAGCAAAAGCTTATAGGAGGTGCTGATAATTTCAATGGCACTTATCATAATGGTGATAATGGAAGCTATGTAAGTTTATCCAAATCGGCGAGTGTAGGGATGTTATATCAGAATAAGGTAATACCTTGGAAAGGATATAATGATTATGCTTCTATAAAAGCTTATGAGGATTATTACGGTATTCCAGCCGGCACATATACCGGATACGATAGTAATGGCAACGAATATCACAGAACCAGATTCATGCCAAATTTAGAGCATGGTAATTATTATAACCGTGCCCAGAGTTTAAGCGACGAGCATGTTCGTAGTGATTTGTATCAGGTAACTGAATCATATTGGGTATCCCCGGCTCAGGTGTATGTAATTACCTACCAAACTGAAACCGGATTAGTAACTACTGAAATGGTAACCGACGAGCTTCTTCAAGACTTTTTACAGGAAAATGGTATTAAGAAAATTACCAGGACCATGAGTAAGGGAATGGAGAACCCGGAGATTAATACCTATTTCGTAGATTACGTTCCACAGGTAAGGTATGGGGTTAAGATCAGCGGCGGTGCTCTCGCTCAGGACAACCTGTATCTGGATGGAGAACCTATCGATCACCAGATAAAAGGGGATAGCAACATCTATGACTTTGTTCTACCCGTTGCCGGATATATCGGTACTTCTATGGCTAACAGGATTCAGCCATATCAAATATTTTATAATTTCTCCATAAACCAGATAAACAATATTCTTGAAAAGGAGATCGGTAAATTCTTCTTAGGGGATATTAATTTGGTTCCAAGTGAATATAAGGATTTGGGTGAAGATGTGGCTGATATATGGGCAAACCTTCTTGATGTGGCTAAGTCTGTTGGTGCTCTGACATTAGATACCTCATCTCAAAATACGAAAGGCGGTGTTCCTTTCAACCAGTTCGCCGTCTATGATTTGTCGCAGACAGAGCAGCTTAAAACAAGAATGGAGCTTGCTGAATGGTCAAGGATGAAGTGTTTTGAAATGGTTGGCATCACGCCTCAAGTAATTAACGGCCCCAACAGGTATGAGACTGCCACCGGAGTCCAGCAGGGCGTTACGGCATCTATGTTACAAACACAGATATACTTTGATAACTTCGGTTATTTCAAGAAACGGGCTCTCGATCTTCATCTGGCCGTTGCTCAACAATGCCAGGAAGAAGGAAAGGATATTTCTGTAATGTACACAAAAAGTGACCTTACCAGAGCGTTTTTATCTATAGGAACCGACGGTCTTAGCCTAAGGCATCTTGGTGTTCAAGCTTTATCCAACTCGAAGAAAAGGGATGAGCTTGAAAAGTTCAAGACCTTTATGTTGCAGCTAAATACGGCCGGAGGAGACATTTACGATCTTGCATCTATCTTCACATCAGATTCTATGGTGGAACTTATACAGAATGCAAGGAATACTCGCGCATACAACGAGCGTCAGATGCAGCAGCAACAACAGAATCAGATGCAGCTTAACCAGCAACAGATACAAGCTGAAGCTGCTGAGAAGGATAAGCAACGTCAGCATGAACTTGCTTTGGAAGACAAGAAAGGTCAATACAGGATACTTCAAGAGAAGATACAGGCGGCAGGCAGGGCGGCAGACGCCAAGAGCGACGCCACCTCCCTCAACTTCCTGGCTTCTGTTTCAGATCAGACCGTAAGGCAAGCTGATATAGAAAGTAAGGAAAGGATAGAGGATAAGAAAATTGAAAACGATTCCAAACTTCATGATGATGAAATGAGAATGAAAATGGAAGAGTTAAAATTAAAATCCAAAGAGCTTGCTCAACGAGCGAGGGAAGATGCCACCAAAAGATATGTAGCCGGAATCAATAAGAATTAAGGATTAAATATCCCCAAATTTCATTAGAAAATCTCTAATAAAATTTGGGGATATTCAATTTTTAGTGAAGATTAAACACTTATAAGTTTTTTGTCTGAAATATAGGTATTTAAATATTTTTGCAGTATGGGAAAATTAGAAAAAAATGGAATAGTAGAATTGGACGATATTTTTAGTATCGGTCCGGTTGATGATGTTTATAATAGGGAAGAAGATATTCTGCCTATTAATGGTAATGAACCGGCTAAAAAAGATGAGAAGCCTGTAGAAGAAGGCTCTCAAATTAAAGAAGAGCTGGTTGTTGATCCTACTCCTGATCCTAAAGAGGATAAAAAAGGAGAAGAGAATGTAGTTGATGTTAATCAGGATCAGGTAGAGACTCCGGTTGTCAATTACAGAAAAGTATTAGATGCCCTTTCTTCAAGGGGAATCATTCCCGATTTGAAAGATGTGGTGTTTAGCGGTGAAAACGGCGAAGAGATTACTATCAATGATCTTGATTTTAGTAAAGAAGATTCATTGTGTGACATACTATCTACAGTCCTTGAAATCCAGAAAGAGGACATTGTTAAGGATAAGATAGATGTTACCTCTGTTTCTGATATTACTAAGAAGCTTATCCAGGCTGATAAGGCCGGCGCGAATATCGTTGATATTCTTAAGCAATATGATACGAATGTCGCTCCTATAGAAAAGCTTGACATTGAAAACAAAGCAGATCAGATAAAGATTGTTCGCCATTATGTTGATCTTCTTGGGTTGCCTAAAGATGAAGCTGATGAGTTTTTCAAAGGCATTATCAATAAAGGTGAAGAGTATGTTGAAGCAAAGGCTATAAAGTACAAGGCTGAGCTTGATAAGAGAATGGATGATATTATCCAGCAACGTACTAAAGAGGCTGCCGAAAAGAAGGCGAAGGATGCAGAAGATTTTAGAAGGTATAAGAAAGACCTTAAGTCTTCTATCCAGGCAAAGTATCAGCTAAATGACACTATGGTATCTAAAGCTCTTGATTTTGCCCTAAAACCTTCTGAATCGAATCCCGGAATTACCAAAGCATTTAATAGGGTAAGGGAGATGATGATGAATCCGGAAGAAGCGCCAGATTTGATTATGTTTCTTATGAACCCAGGAGAGTTCATAAAACAGAAGTCGAATCAAGCTGTAGTTGATGAGAAAAAGAAAATTTATAAGCTCATCAGCCATACAAATAAAGACAAGAGGGTGGCTCCGGTAGATGATAAAGGTGATCAAGTTCAAGGTGTGAAGTTCGAAGAAATTAGTATAGATTAGTAATTAAAAAAAAGTTTTTCGTTCATGGCTAATGTACTTTTAACAAAAAATTTCCCGGCCACCATGAATGGTGACACGGTGATTGGATATACCGACGCTAAAGTTGTTAAGCAAAGTATCGTAGAACACGATCTTAGCTCTTTAGAAGATTGGTACTACGAAGATCCGGATAAGAATCATCTGGGTATGCTTGAGTTGTTTTCTAACATTACAAACTATCCTCTGCCTATGTATATGGGTATGATCAAACAGGATGCTACTATTACCGTAGATGGTATCAATGGTTCATTCCGTTATGATCTTCCGGTATCAGAAACGTATGAGGTGGTTACAGTAGAAGACACGTCTTTGAAATATACAAAACCTGGTATTGATGAAAGCTTCTTCGAAATTGTGTTGAATGCACAATTCAAACAAGGAGATGTTATTACTTACGATGTGATTAACGGTTGCCAGGCTCTTATCTCTACAGAGCGCCCTCCGAAACAAGAAGGTGAAAACTGGAGATATTGGTGTAAGCTGTGGGGTCGTTCTCGTGCTAAATACTTCCCGAAAGACATGCTTCGCGCCGGTATTAAATACTGGAAGGTAACAAACGTTCTTGGTGAGTTCTCTACTCAGTTCTCTGGTGTAGGAGGTGCTTCTAAGGCCGGTTCTATGACTTGTGAATTTACGCTTGGTGGACACCGTGGTGTTGAAGGTGAAACGACTATGTACGCTGGTATTAAGTCTTTGGCTTATGCGGACGAACGTACACAGAATTTCATCGACAAGGCTTACCAGAAAGTTCGTCAGCTTTCTGAAATCAGAGGAGGTGATGCAAGTTATGCCATTATCGGTTCTCGTCTTGGTGACGGAAGCATTGATATGCGTACGGCACGTGTAGCCAATACAGTGTCTTTGTTCTGTTTGGCTGAGTTGGCTAAGATGGAAGCATACGAACTTATGTTCATGCGTGGAGGTAGAGTTAAGGGTCATAATGGTGTTTTGATGAAAAACGAAGGTTTGTACCATCAACTTCGCCGTGGTTTCGTTATCTCATATGCACGTCCGGGCGGTATCAAGCGCGAACACTTCCTGGCTGCTGCTGACTATATTTTCCGTGGCCGTAGCGATATGCCGATTGAAAATCGTGTAATGAAATTCAAGGTAGGTGCTATGGCTTACAAGAACATCGTTGAAATCTTCCGTGATGAGTTCTTCTCTCAATTGGGTGCCTTGGCTCCGCTTATGGGTACAGAACGTATTATCAATAATCCGGTAACAGGATCAAACGATGCTCTTGAATTAGGAGCTGTAAAGATCAAGGGTGTTACTATTCCGGGTATTGGTAAGGTTATTGTAGAACACGAACCTTCTTTGGATTACGTTGATATGGTAGATAGAAGCCAGTTGGTAGACGGTATGACTCCTATCACATCATATTCATGTATTATGGAAGACTTGACCGCTCCTGAATATTCCAATGCATTCGCCGGCATCCCTGCTTCAGCCGAAGCTCGTATTGGTAATATCAACAGCAACGTATTCTACGTTAAGCCTAATATCGGTTCTATGTGGTGGGGTTACGAACAAGGTAGATGGTCATCCAGAGTATCGGCTCAAGAAATTATATCCAGCCATCCTCGTATGTCAGAACAATTCTGGTGCCATTCTGTATCGGCTTGTTGGGTAAAAGATACCAGCCGGTTCGTAACAATTGAATTGTTACCAAGCTCTTTGTAATCATAACTTTTAATATTAACTTGCGGTCGGCTTTAAAACCGGCCGCAAATTTTGTTTCTAACATAGTCTTTTCATATATGAAAAGACGTAGGGTATATAAAAAAAATGGGAAAAAAGATTTTTGAAGAAAGCCATGAGTCTAAGAAACTGCTGGCTACCGTAGGAGGAATGAAGATATATTCCGACTCTATTTATGTTATAACAGGTAAGATGGATGAAGAAGCTCCTTCCGGATATCAGGAAAGAGGCATTTCCAAGACTCCTTTCCCTGGGAACAAGACAGTATCTTGTTGTGGATGGGACAAGGATCTTAGGGTGTATGATACAGGTTTCTTTATCAATTCAGCATGTTATAAAGGTTACTCACTTGAAGACAAGAAGAATGAAATGGATATGCGTATTAAGAATATTCGGTATCCGTTTGAAGAAACTGTCAATGAGGACCTGGACCAAAAGAACTTCGATTTCTGGGATTCTTACAGAATTGACTTATATGATGGTCGTTTGTTCTACACTAATGACGTTCGTGATTTATTTGAGCTGTATATAGCTATTTTATCCAAGTCTCTTACTCCTAAAGAGGAAGACGGTAATCCGATGTACGTTGAATCTTATTATTGTGTAGAAGACAAGACTACGGCCGTAGATATCAGGAAACAACGTCAGATTGACAAGGCTGATATTTTATACGAGTTCATGAACAAACTGAAAGGATCCGAGGCTGAAAGGAAAAGCATCTACGATCTGCTTTTGTATCTTGATATCATATATAGCGTAGAGCTTGATCAGAGCATGGTTCAATACATATTCACTAATTGGATTGATGCTAAGAATACGAACGTTGACATGTATAAAGAAGCAAGCTCAAGGTTCTTGTCTGATGATGAATCTTCCGAAGGGATGCAGGTGATCAAATTCCATCGTATGATTAGGGAAATGATCGAGGGACTGGCTGTCACCGTCAACACCGACGGACTGTATCTGAATGGCGAGCTCCTGGGCGCCGACGCCATCTCTGCATCTATGGCTCTTGCTTCCAACAAGTCGATGTTAGAAACCAAGTCACGTGTTCTGGAAGCGTATAATGCTTTAAAGAACAAGCATAAAAAAATAGAAGGCGCTAAGTCTGACAAGAAGAAAAAGGAAGATGAGAAAGATTTCGATGTTGACCAATACGCTGACAAAAAATAATAATTTATGAGAATCGTTGATTGTTATCTCCGGGCCTTACAGAAGGCTGAAGAAAACATGACCAATGGTGGTATAAAACTTGACAAGGCACGTTTTGTTCAGCTTTTTAATGACGAACAAAACCGCCTTGTTCGTTATATCCTTGATAAGAAAAATGAAGAGGATATACGTTATATCCAAAAGCTGGTTGTGTATTCGAAAGAACTTGACGAGAGAGGAGATAAAGATAATCCGGAAAGCACTTTATTTTCATTGCCTTCTGATTTCTTCTCTTTTTCAAACATATCAGGCGTATTTACCAAAGGTGAATGCACGGTCACTGATTTTACCATGTGGGAGGCTAAGAACGAAAACCCGCATGAGCTTCTTGCCGACTTTTTTAACAAACCTGATTTTGATTTTAGGGAAACGTTCTACACTATAGGAGAAGATTCGGTAAGGGTGTATAAGTCTGGTTTTGATGTAGACACCGTTTATCTTACGTATTACCGATATCCGAAGGAAGTTGACATCGAAGGATATATTAAATCCGATGGTTCTAATTCAACCGATATAGATCCTGAATTAGATGATAAATTAATCGGTATTATCCTTAACATGATTGAAAAGCAATTTGCTTTGAATGAAAGCGAATACGGACGTTATCAAATAGACTCAAACAACGTCCAATCTCCTTTGTAACAAATAAGAGGCACATCCTAAATTAAAGATTATCAAAAAGCATTAAGAATTAATTAATTCCTAATGCTTTTTGTTGCTTATATGACTATCGCTATTTTTGAGACAGATAACAGAATACTAATTTTTAAAATATTATAAGGCTATGGCTATCCATAAACCGTATGACAGACACATTATCTGTCCTCCGCACGCTAAGTTGGCGGACGTAGATTCTTTGTTGCTTCAAGAAGGTCAGATCGCTATCTATGATTTGGATGGTGAGCAGACTAAAGATGGTTTGAAAGCGTTGAAAGACTTGAAAGGATATCGTAAGGACGAACAACGTTTCCAGATCAGAATCGGACGTAATGAGATGGTGAACGACCGTGTATCTGATGATAAATCATTCTCTACACCTACGTTTGCTATCGATGAAATCATAGAAGTGTATGCTTCTGCTCCGAAGAGCAAAGAAATTAAAGTAGATGAGGTTATTTTCGGTTATAACGGAATTGACGACAATACCGCTATTACAGCAAGAAAAGGCGATCGTATTCCTATCCATATTAAGCTGACAGGACGTTTGTTCGAGCTTCGTGGTTATCCGATGGGTGAGGTGAATATCGATGATTACATCATTTTCGAAAACTGTCCGGGTCGTGAAGATATGTGCTCAGAATGTGATCCTTGCGAAGATGTTGATATTTTGGCTGCTATTCTGAAAACAATCGAACGTATCAAGAATCAGCCGATTGCAGGTGGTGGAAAGGTAGGTGATTTTGTAGAAATCCATCCTATCCATTCTTGTGACGAGTTGGAAAAAGCTCCGGTGGAAACCGACATGAATTTCTATTGCATGGAAATGTGTGATACCGGTGATGCTTATGCCCTGGCTCAGCTTAAGGCTGCTTATCCTGGTTTGGATATCAAGAGAGTCGGACGTCATCTTTCTACTTCCAAATATCAGGTGATGAAAGAAGGTGGTAAGCCTGCTGATTATACTCAAAAGCTGTCTTCTATAATGAAAGGCTGCGAAGAGTGTCCTGAAGGATATACTAAGGTAGACGGCGGTTTGATTTATGCCGTAACGTTAGAGGATGATGGTGTTGATCAGTCTACTGTAGTAGAAAGCATTAAGAATGCCGTTAGTAGCACTGCCGAGAAAACAGCAGCCCAAGATGGCGGCGTAGGTATGTACACTGTGGCCGTAAGCAAGAAACTGACGAAGGCTGATATCGATGCATTTGTAGAAACTAATCCGACTGCAACAGTAACGTTCGTTGCTAAAACAGCAGATATGTGTAGCAATCCTGCTGTTACTACTGTTAGCTGGGAAGCATGTGGTTCTTGTAAGATTTCGAAAGAAGCTTATGAAATCACGTTGCCGGATGATGAATGTGGTAACAGTGCTAAAGAAGAATTGCAGGCAGCATTCCCGTATCTGACAATCGAAGATTACGGTGCGCCTGGTGGATGTCAACACAAATTCAAAACAACGGTCGTTACTAACATGGTTTGCGACGAATGCGATAAAATCTTCAAAGACTTCTTCGTATCTAAAGCTCCCGAATCTTATCGTGGACGTAACTGGAAACGTTTGGGTGCCGTAGCAGGAGATCAGTCCATTATCGCCGATCCGATTCCTAAGAACTGCAAATGCGGTATCTTGTTCCGTGGTATTGACTACATGATTTCTCCGTCTGATTGTTTGATTGACCGTCTGACATTCCAAGAAGGATCTGTTCGTATTGCTGTAAATGGCGGTTATCCGGATGAACAGCGCGAGGCTATCAGCACGTACTTCAACCCGATCCATACCGAATACAAACAGCACTGGGCTCCGCGTACTCACCTCGGCGCTGAATTGCTGGATAAAGAACGCGAACAACGTATGTTCTTCGACTTCCGTAAGACTCACCAGGAACTTATGGAACGGATGTTTACCAACGAAGAAACCCGCTTAGACCTGTTGGCTCCGTATGCTGATTATTCAGTAACGTTGAAGCCGGCACGTTACTCTAACGGCTTCGGTAGGGTAATTGATGATCATATTACAGTACACTTCCATGTACCGTATGGCGCTCACGAAGGTATTCAAGACCTTATGGACTTGTTAGCTGCTTCGGCAAATATCAAGCCCTGCAAGATTTGATTTTCCTTTTTTCTATATATCCCAAGGGGGAGGAGGCTGGTCCTCTACCCCCTTTTTTGTAATAAAACAATTTGAAATAAGTTAGTTTCATATGAACGGCGTGGATTCTTTAGTCGGTGCCTTAGGTAGGGGCATTGACAAAATAACCAACATAGTTGGAAAATGGGGTTCCTCCCAACCGGTAGATGACAGCAAATCCGGTATAAAAATAGGGGACAAAATCTACCAAGTGGTTGTGTCCTTAAATGGCTGTTATTGGTATCTTGACGAAGAAGGTAAGAAGCATCCTGTTTCTGGTATTCCGGCCACAACCGAATGGGAGTGGATTAACATAGCTGAGAAAGTTATCAAAGATTTCAAAACCTGTTACCGTACACCTGGTGGAAAGGTTGAAGTATGGAGTTGGTATCTTCTTAACGATCAGATGGATGTTCTTAAAGAAACCCATAGAATTACCGACAGTACCGACATGGATAATCCGGTAGGTAAGGTTCTTACTAAAATACCGGACGAATGGGTTATGATCGACTGCGATCTTCCTGATATGACAGAACGCGACATTACGTTCGTCAACAGATGTTATAAAACTCCGGATGGTAAGGTTGAAATAGAAGGATTAGAAGCCATAGATGATAAGATAAATATCAGGGAATCTATTTATACCGTTATTCAATCGACGGACGATAATTTCCCTGCCGGCCATGTTTTTAAGCTAATTCCGGAAAATTGGGTTAGAATGGTTTGTGACTTTCCTGATATGACAGAACGAGACGTAACTTACGTTCTTGAATGTTACACTACTAAAAAAGGAAAAGTGCAAGTAGAAGGTTTGGTAGCCATAGACAACATCCTTGGAGCCAGGGAAGAGGTTTATACCGTTCTTCAGTCAACCGATCCTGATATTAAGGTAGGGGCCGTGATGGATTCCATTCCCGAAGATTGGGTGAGGATGGTCTGCGATTTTCCTGACATGACGGACAGGGAAATTGTTGAAGTGGACGAATGTTATAAGACTGATGGTGGCAAGGTCAATATAAAAGGTTATCAAGCTGTTGATGCCGTTCTTGGTGTAAGGGAACAGTATTATTATATTGTTAAGACAACAGATGATGCTTATCCTCAGTGGAAAAGAATAGATAAGATACCTAACGAATGGACGAAAACCGAATGCGATTTTCCTGATCTTACAGAAAGACATATTATGTCCGTAGATGAATGCTATACCACTCCTGGTGGTAAAATACATCTTGGTGGATACAGGTCGGTAGATAGCATAATAGGAGTCCGGGATGAGTATCTTATTGTCTTAGAAACGACCGACCCTGATATACAAAGAGGCGCCACATTCAGCAAAATACAAGAAGGATGGCAGCGTATTGTTTGTGATTTCCCTGATGCTACTACATCTGACACAGAAATAGTAGAAAACTGTTATAAGACGGAAAAAGGCAAGGTTCAGATCCGAACATATATAACAATGGACGGATACGGAAATACAAGGGAATTGAGACATATGGTTCTTAAAACAACCGATCCTGATTACAATATCGGATCCAATATCGATCAGATACCGGTAGGTTGGTTAAGTATCGAGTGCGATTTTGCGTCTGCTACACAGCGTCATATAAGACAGGTGAAAAATTGCTACGTTTCTGATGCAGGGAGCATTTACGTTGAGGGAAAAATCGTTTACGACAATGACCTTGACATAGACAAGATGGCACTGACGGTTATGGAAAGCACTGACCCGGCGATAGCCGTAGGGACGGAGCTGGCGGCTATTCCCTCTGGCTACGTGAGAACAGTTTGTAGATGTAATTGTTGCAACCACTAAATCTTATTATTATGAGCTGTAACGAATATTTTTTAGTAACACTGGAGTCTAAACCGACTCCAGTTCGTCATAAATATACGAATTTAACAGACGAATGGTATGGTCCTGATGGTGTTAAGTATGAAGATCCTGATACGATAGCCAAAATCGAAGAACAAGCTACAGATAAGAATCGTATAGGGGATAACACCTTATATCAGAAACTTATTGAAATACATTCTCAAGGAGAGTCAATAAAATCAGACATCGGAGACATAGGTCAGGTATTAGATTACATAAATGGGGAGGAAGTGTAATGGGAACCATATCAGATAAGTTAATGAGGATCATAAATACCAAGGAGGATATAAGGCAAGCCCTTATATCCAAAGGGTATGATGTACCTACTTCCATACCTTTTAAAGAGTATGCGAAGATGATATTAGATTTACCATGTAATGCTGATTCTTTCCCAGACATAGAAGGCATAGTAGCCAGATATTCAGCATTAGGTCTTACTAATGAACAGATGGCTACCAATCCTGTATGGAAAGACCTTACGGGTAATGGGCATGATTTACAGATGAAGAATTTCGCTTGGAAGGGAATGTCCGGGGTAAATGGTTACAAGTTTGATTTTTTATTAAATGAGTGGGCTACTAGTAACGATCAAATAAGCGAAAAATATAGTTACAAAATTGTAATTAATAATAAACAAAATAGCGTACAGCTGATTAATAATTCAGGGCATATAAAAATAACTCTTAAAATAACTGGCATAGAAATAAATAAAAGTATATTTAGGGTCTACGATAATGCCGGTATGGAACATAAGCAAGATTATACCAAAGACGGTATATATGAAATTGATTATACAGCTAATGAAGGCGCTAATAAAATTTATTTTCACGTCGTTGGTGGTAACATAGGGCAATTGGAGAACCCGATTACCATCGAACAACTTCCCCTCTACCCCGGCTTTATCCTCGGTGACGGAGTAGACGACTTTGCAGTTACAGAGAAGGAGCTTAACTTCGAGGATACCTATACGGTGTACACAGCTTTTATTCCGTTCCAGAATAACCCGAAAAGGAATATGATTTTGTGTGGAGCTAATAGCAAAAAAAATTTTTCCATGCAATATTCGTCTTTGGTTTATGTAACTTTTATAGCGGGTGATGACTATTATATAAATGCTGATTTTGTTAATGGGCTTAATTTGTTTGCTTGTAAACGAAATGGTAATAATATATGTATTAAGAACTTATTAACTAATAAAGTTGTAACAGGTACGTGTGGAGACTGGGTGGAAAACGCTGGGCTATATTATTTATGGAAGAATGAAATTTATGCATCTTTTGCTAGAGCAGCTATTGCTGGTCAAACAATCTGTAATGGATATTTCTCTACCGATGAAGACGATGAAAAGGTTCTTGATTGGTATAAGAAGCAATATCCCTGGCTCTTCCCCGACCAAGCATGGACCGTCATCGGCAAAACCAACGAGGACGAAGATCGTGCTACTATTGCCAACATTACGGGCAATGGTAAGGATCTTGTACTGTCGAATTTTGGGTTTGCAGAAGGGAGTGGGTATGGGTTGTATGCTGAGAATTATGCTGGTGGTAGATGGGTTCAATCTACTGATAGAGCGGATTTAACTTGGACGAGTTATTCTGTAAATATAACTTCAGTTAAAGTTGCGTCTACACAGTTATATTATCAATCCTATCCTGAACAACCTTCTTTTATAGTTCCTTCTTATAAGATAAAAGTTTATGGACTGAAAGATGGTCAAACCCTATCTTATAGACAAGCAACTTCTGAAGGGCAACAATTATATAAAATATCAGAAGATGGAACTTATACATTACCGTCTTTTCCATTTAAAGCAAATGGAGATTGGTATGGATTTACCTTAAATAAGGTACAAGAATCCTGTGACATTACTATAGAGCAAATCCCCGAATACGAAGGATATCTGGTTACTGATGGGGTGGATGATAAGATAACTTCGTCTACATTTGAAATGGGTAATGATTGGACTGTAATAGGAGATTGGGAGCTTATAAATACAGGGAAAAATGACAATGCTGGTATTGTAAAATTTGATAGTATAGTCATTTATAATTATAATCCAATACTTATTAACATAAAAAATGGTAGAAATAATTTGATTCCCGATCAAAATACCGTTAATGCAATTTGTTCTGATGGCAGGATTTATTCAAAAGACTGGAAAGAATCTATTTATAATGAAGAAACGGAATCTACCAGTAAAAATTTCTTAACTATAGGATATTCAGGTAACGTATATACTAAAATTGCTTTCAAAAACTTAGCGATTTATCCTACAGTCCTCTCCAGGGAAGATTGTATCAAAGCATATAACTATTTACAAACTTTAAAAGCAAAATAATATGAAATTCATTATCATACCAAAAGAAGTATATGATTCCGTATCTGAAGAAAAGAGACGTGAATTAGGAATAGGTAGCCCAAGAGCGAGCGTAGACGGTTCTAAAGTTATTTTACACGTAGAACATTATGACCATCTATTTAAGTCTTTAGACGCGCAGGCTGATGACGATCCTCAATATCCGTATTCGGTATATGATAGCCCTTCTTCTGAGTTTGAATCTGTTCTTTCATCTAAAGAATGGGTGTCTGATGTTAATGACGAGTGTCTTTGATCTTGTTATGATTGGGGTAATTACTATATTTGTAAAAAGTTGAATAATTAAAGCGTGTGGTAGCGTTATCTACCATATAATCATCATGTTTCAGATAATAATAGGATGCGTTTTGGCTAATATCCTTACGATAGCAATCATCGGTTTAGCCCTGTATTTAGTGTATCGTAAAAACGAAGATCGTTTAAAGGCTTTGGATTCTAAGATTGATCAGAAGGTTGAGGACGTAAAAAACAAGGTTGGTGCGGTGATGGACATCGTAGACCAGGTCAAGAAGTTGTTGGATAAAATTAACAAAAAATAAATATGGCAGAAATAGGTTATAACAGTAAATTCGAAGGCCAGGAGGTTGATTCCAGACTTGAGAATGTGGTGCAGGCCTCTCCTGGAACAAGTTCGGAGTCGGGCAAGGGAGGCCTCATTCCGGCTCCCCCTGCTGGAAGTCAAGACGGTAGCAAGACTCTTCTTAGTAATATGACATGGGGAGATCATGTAACAAAACAGTACATAGATGATGCTGTTTCGGCGGCAGGGTGGAAGAAGCAAATTGTTAGCAAACTTCCTACTGTTGAAGAAGCGAAGGATAATGTCATGTATCTTGTAAAAGACGATGTGGCATCTACAGAAACTAAAAACGTGTATAACGAATATATTTTGGTTACTGAAGACGGTGGAACTAAGGTGCTTGAATCACTTGGTATGGTAAGTACAGGAGTAGATTCATCTTATCTTGATTTATTCATATTTCCCAGTATTTCTGGAACTCTTGATGAGGATTCGTATGCAAAAGTTCTGAATGCTTACAATAACAATATTACATTAGGTAAGCTTAGTTTTTATTATTTTTCTTTGGATTATTTTTTAGACAATGATAATTCTGAATTAAAAATAATAGCTGTTTTATTTAATAACACCAACTCAAAGGAAGACGTATCTGGATCTTATATAGGCATTGAGATGGTAACTTATGTTGTTTCCCAAGATAAGACATATAGAGCTATAGCTAATACGGCTACGTTGTCTAATGGCATGTTATCTTATTTGAAGTTTATGGCTAAGACTCCTAATGTTGTCACAACATTAGCAAGTTTGCCAATAGATGCTCATAATATCATAGCCAACGTAGCTTCCGCTACGAACCTGTTTATGGTCGTATCTTCTGGGTATGTTGGGAGGGAATGGCAGGTGCGGGTCAACAACACTACCGGCACAGACATCACGCAGCCGCTTCCTACCTATGGCCTGTTCCAGAGCATGTCAGGCGATAGCGTAGTAATACCTAAAAATAGTTTTATAGAATTAAGTATCTGGTATATTAATGATAAGTTAGTTATCAGAGTAGGTGAACAAGCTTAACAGAAAGGATAGAGTATGGTTTATGTAAATAAAAACGTAAAAGGTTTTTACTGGGAAGGATACGAGTTGGATTCCTCTTCTTACGAAGTAGGGTATTCTTACCAAGATTTCTTAGATGGTAAATGGGTTCAACTTGACTCCGATCAAGAAAAATTCCATCAAGACAATCCTGATGCGAGTGTGAAAGAAGTTATTGCCATGCAGCTTGACCCGGAGCCTCCTGGACCAACTGAAGAGGAGTTGCTTGCCAAGGCTAAGGATAAGAAAGTTTCTGAGGCCAGGGAATATGCTTATTCTGATGCTGTTCGCTCTTATAGCTTGGATGGTAAACAGATATGGTATAACAGCAGCATGAGGCAGAAGGTTAAAAACGATATTGATGCAGCAAAAGGGAGCGGGATATACACCGTATCTGTAGCAGATTCAGAATACGAGCTTGATATTGCTAATACGGCAATGAATGAAATGCATGTATATGAATCTGAATGCGATGATCGTACTGCTGCCATAGAAAAGGAAATAGCTTCTAAAACCGACAGGAGTGAAGTTGAGTCTATGAAAGTAGATAAAGGCTATCCTGAGAAGTTGGTAAGGACAAAGGATCAGATCATAGAAAAAAATAAGATCCTTGAAGCTAATGATCCGGAGAAGGCTACAGCCATGTACATGAGGGCGATGATCAACACGCCGGCTATGTTGGAGAATACTGACCAGAGTCTGGCTCTTAAGATAAAAGGATTGTATCCTATTTGGGATAAGGATGGAGTTTATGGCGACAAAGGTCTTCCTATGGGAACTGCTGTTGTAAAGGGGCAGCGTTTCCGTAGCAAAAACAAACCTTCAGATTTGGATTGGACTCTGTTTGAAGTAAGGCAAAATCACAATCTACAAGCCGACTGGGTTCCTGGTCAGGGAGGTGGAGCCGAAAGTCTGTATATGGTTGTTCAGGAAAAGCATTCAGGTACGATAGACGATCCTATTCCTTGGGTATATAATTCTATTTTAGAGAATGGAAAGTATTACATTGACAAAGAAATTAAGTATCTTTGCATAAGAGATTCAGGCATCCCTTTGGCTTACGAGAATCTTTCTGATCTTGTATCAGCAGGATATGTAAGGGTTGTTTAGGTCGTGATTTGTTGTTAATGTTATGGATAACCCCTGTATATTTATTTATACAGGGGTTTTTCTTTAATCCAGACTCTACTTGTTTTTCATATCGGTAAGGTTCTGATTATCTTTGTGAAAAAGGTTAAGTTATGGAAAGAAGTGATATTATAAAAGAATTGAGTCAGTATTTTAGTATTGTTGAATTAGTTGGTCCTAAAGAATACGGTAGAGACAAAGATCTTTGTTGGAGGTATTTAAGAACTGAATTGCTTCACACGATACTGGTTCTAAGGAAAGACATTTTGAAAACTACGATGACGGTCAATACATGGAAGTCAGGTGGAAGGTTTGATGAGCGTGGGTTTAGGAACAATATCTCGGATATAGTAAAATCAAAGACCGTATCAGGGTCGTTGTATATCAGTCCTCATATGCTTGGAGCAGCCATCGATTTCGATGCCAAGGGCATGACGGCAGAAGAGACAAGGAATAAAATAATTCAGTTGCAGGATTTACTTCCTTGTCCCATTAGATTAGAATCAGGTACCAATTGGGTCCATATTGACGTATATGACTCTCTTGGAAGTATCAAGAAAGTAACTATGTTCTAATATGGCTTATCGTTTTGTAGGAAGGATGAATTTAGAAAGTTTCTGGGCTTTTCTCATTTCCGGATTATCAGCGTTGTGGATGAATTTCCAGGAGATTCACCACCTTATATATTCTATATTGTTTATATTAGCTATAAATCTTTTGTTGGCTACTATAAAAAGTATCAAACATTGCTATATCCGAAGAAAGAGAAAAAGGCCTTTTAAGATATTGACATGCATAAGCAAAATGGGAGTTTTGAAAATCCTTCTTGAGTTCGCGGCCTGTTCTTTCGGGTTATTTACCATATCCGGAATGGATCTTATTATGTCTATGGGAGGACATAAATCTCCAGAATTTATAGACATGCTTCTTCAGTGGATTACGATATTCGCCTTAATATTATACGGTGGGATGGCATTCAAGCGCCTCGGAGATCTTGCACCTGATTTAATGATAGTAAAAGGCGTTAAGTATTTCTTTAGTAAAGTAAGTTGGTGGCAGAAAGTTCCATTCGGAGAAGAGCTTAAAGAAGGTATTAACAACGGTGATATACAAGAACTTTTAGCTGAAGATAAGGAGGGTAAGAAATGTGTTTGCAAAAAATGAGGGTCAGTCATGTGTTAGGAGTTCTTCTACTGTGTTTTATATCTTTTTTGTTTGGTAAAACATGCAAGAAGAAAGAAATAATACACGATATAGAAATAGATACGGTAATAGATACCATTATCCAACCTGTTCCTGTTCCTCAGTATATAGTTGACGTAGGGGAGGTAGAAATACCTTTCCCTATGGATGCTATAGTTAAAAAAGATACGATAAAAGACACTGTTTATATCAATATACCAATACAGAGAAAAACGTATCAGACGGATGATTATAGAGCGGTAATAAGTGGGTACCGACCAAATTTAGATACGATGACAATCTACCACAAAAGAGAAATAATATACGAAAAAAGTAGACGGTGGGGATTAGGAATCACCGCCGGATACGGATTGTCTAAAGATGGCTTTTCTCCTTGTTTGAGTATGGGTGTATTTTATAGGATATGGTGAGAAGCCACTGAGATAAGACGGACAAAGCCTGCTCTGCTGCCTATCCTGAAGTCCTATCCTACAACGGCAATCCCTACCCTGCAACCTACCCGGCCTGCCTCGTGCTGCGGTCTGAAGGAGCCTGCTCTGCTGCCTATCCTGAAGTCCTATCCTACAACGGCAATCCCTACCCTGCAACCTACCCGGCCTGCCTCGTGCTGCGGTCTGAAGGAGCCTGCTCTGCTGCCTGGGCTATCCTGCGCCACGACACACTACAGCCTCGCCTATCTGCCCTGCCCGCTTATCCACTGGCTACTTCATGGTTTTAAATAAAAGTTCATTCACGCCTCACTCGCTTCGCTCGATTCGGCATAAATTCACTAAAGAATTAAATCAATATTTCTACGTTCTCTCATATCGCTCCCTACGGTCACGATATTCGTTCACTTAAAGGATTAAACAATAAGCCAAACAACATATAGGGCAATACGCTCCTTCACCTCACTCCCTTCGGTCGATTCGGTTTCAGTCACTCCATATTATGAGGAATAAATAATAAGGTCTTAAAAGTTAAAATAACATGAATAAATGATAATTAATTAAAACAAGATGAATAATAATTCAGGGAATGAATAATAAAAGCGGGAACGATATAATCGGGACTGTTTTTATTCAAGATAACTTGGTCCACCCTGATGCTCAGCATATTACGGGATGATCGCTATTTGGTGCCGTTTTTGTCGTAATGCGATTAGGTACAAAAAAAAGACCTGTCCCTTATTTTCTCAAACCAAGGACAGGCTAAAAGCTTTTAGTAAAATTTGGAGCCAATAAACAATTTTGTTACATTTGCTCCAAAAAAAAAAACAAATATATGGCGAATATACTCCAAATATTAGACGGGCGCAAGCTTCACGACAGACTTCTTAAGAAAGAGTCGGTCTCACCTTTAGAGGTTATACGCAATGAGTATAACCGTTTTAGCTATAATGTAGTGCGTAGACCGGAAGGTCAATGTTTAGGAAATTTAAGGTATTTTAATCTTAATTATGATAGCAAAACGGGTCATTTCTTTAAAAAAGAGTTCAATTTAAGATATAGCAGTAATTTTGTAATCACCGACTATTGGAAAGATAGAGTGCGTTGTTTCATTGTTTGGAACTACGGATTTGGCCGTTATTTTCCGTATGCTGATTTTGTGGAGGCTATGGTTTATGATTATCTTGTCTATGGTCGTAAATCAGTTCCATACAATATAAAGACTCAGGAGGCTGAAAGTAAGTGTGTTAGATTCTATATAAATTCTGAGATATCTCACCTTAGAAAAGTGGGATATAAGGCTTACAGGGAGGAATTTAAGAAAGAGCATCCTGAATATTTCATAGATGAAAGTTGTCGAGTTTTTCGTTGTCTTGACATGTCCTTGAAGAGAGAGGAGAAAATAGCGGCCTGTCATGCTCACAAACGAGATCTTAGAACTTATATCATTGACTCTTTTATTGGTAGAATAATGAAAAATCCAGGAACTCTTCATTCTTGGTTTTCGGAATACGTAGATGGAGAAGGGAAGAATCGCACATGTTTTTCCGATAAAGCTGTTGAGTCATTGAATAAAAGGTTGAAGAATAATGGTTTGAATACGTTGAAGAACATAACCTTGTATCGACTATTCAGGAGTAGGGTTAAAGAAAGATTTGGTTGTAATATTAGGACCTTCTTCAATAATGTCCTAATGAGCGCATCTACTGAAGAGGTCATCACTAAAGCCATTAAGAAAATAAAAGGAAAGAACATGATGAGCTTGTACATTTCGGCATTGAAAAAGTACCGTAAGATATGCGAAGTGTATTATTCCGACGAAGATATATCCTTCGATAACATATTCCGGGAATACGGAATAGATCTTCGAATGTGCGGGTAGGGTTCTTGCTCTCCATAACAATATACGTCAGTGTTGCGTTTTATCGCTTCATTTCTATATCTTTGTAGAAAAAGAGAAGGAAATGAATTACATTGATATTTTACCACAGATAAGAAATAACATTTTCTATGTCAGGATAGTAATGACCGACTACGATGTAGAAAATCAGATGGTTATTAGAATAGTAGCCAGAAGAAATGACGGCCTGTACAAGACGGAAGTAGTGCAGTATCCAAATGAAGGAACTGATTACAACGGAGAAATCATAGTTCCTATGTTTGGTATGGCTAAGTCGTTGGTAGCCCAAATAGTAGGAGTCAAGATAAATGGTACCGAGGTACGTGTTAATAGCACTGAAGTAGAGGGGGCTGATATAACAGCCAGATACGATGATTCCCTTACCAGAATGGGATGGGAGGAGAGTATGAACAACATCCATCTTGATTTTGAGGTTATAAGCACCAACAACCCTAAAACGCTTCGCATAGCCGATCAGTCGGAATGGGGAATACTGGCAGACAGACCGACTATTATAGAGATCGTGCCACCTGAAGACGAGAATAAGTATGTTTATTATCTTGGTAAGAATCAGTTGAATGTATTCAATAGTAAGACCCTTGGCATAAATCCAGGTCGCGGAAATGATTTTGAAAACCTAAAAGATGGTATATACGATATTACCATAAAAGGCAGTCCTTCCTCTTATTCATTTAACAGAAAGTATTTAAAAACGGATCTGATCCGTCTTAACATAGATAAGATATGGGCCAGGTCAACTGTGTTATGTGATCATGAGGATGATGACGTTATTGACAAAATAAAAGAAATAGAGTTTCTGCTGGCTGCGGCTGAAGCCAATATGAGATTAGGGAATTTTGAAAACGTAAAACAATTATACGAAAAAGCATCTAAATTGATTTACGTTCTCAATAATTGTGAAAATTGTGGTTGTAAAATATAATCAATTAAATATAAGTGAATTATGGGATGCGGATGTGGAAGAAGCAACATTGCTTCTGTTAATAAAAGTCGGGCTATAAAGCCTCAGTCGAATACGACACCTAAAGCTGATTCTAATGCGGCTTGTATTCAGAAATACGATGAACTTGCTGTATTGGACAAGAAAATCATAGACCTTCATCGCAAGTTCAGGTTTGTAGGAGGTGTAAGTAAAAGGTATGCTGATATTCAAAAGCTGGTAAGAGGGTGGATCGTTAATTTGAAGAACGAGTGCCCGGATCCGGATGATCTTGCTACTTATTCTGAATACATAAATAAAGAATACGCCAGGTATTTTACCTCGAAATGATATGGCAGCTACCGGAAGTACACAGCAAATCCTTTTCCCTTCATCTTACTTATGTGAGTGTGCTGATCGTTTTATAGCATGTAAGGCTGATCAGTATCTACAATATCATAAGTATAAGGTAGGTATCAAGCCTGATATGGATACGGTTCTTAAAATAGATCGTATGAGAAGAATCGTATGTGAAGGGGAATGCGGGTTGTGCCCGGACGAGATTCAGAAATTTAAAGAAGAACTTAATAAGATCTTGTCATGAAAAAGATGTATTACAACAAGGAATACAGAAAAGCTTTCAAGAAATCTGACTGTCCGGAAGATCTTGGTTCTGAAGAAACGTTTATCGTTCATGAGGCTGAATTTTGTTCGGATATAAGCCAGGATGATGCAGATAGGAAAGCGGAAGAGTTTGCGGATAAAGAAGGTCCGTTGTATGCTAATAAAGTAGGTGGCTGTTGCGAGGTATATTATAACACAAGACAGGAAGGGGATTTCTTTAAAAATGATTGTCCTGATGGTCAAAAACAAGAACAACCCACACATCACGTGGTAGAGGCCGGGCGTGTATGGTCTAAGTTTAGTACCGAAATAGCCAACTACGAAGCTGCGAAGATTCTTGAGCAAGAAGGGCAGGCTGCCGCTAACGAATCTGGAGTATGTAAAACCGTTTATTACAACGAAGATCAACATGGTTGGTTTAGTAAACGTTGTAAGGAAGGATGGAAGGCTCCTGAGAAATACAGGAGGATATACGCCGGTACCGTAACGTCTTTCATTAGCGTTGATGATGCCAATGAAAAGGCTAAGAAGATACTGGAAGGAGAGGGCATGAAATGGGTTAATGAAAATACCAAATGCGAGCCTGTTGTTGATGAATGTAAATTTGATTTTTGAAAATGAGCAACGTAAAATTTAATCCGACAGAAGGTGAGAATGATAAACTGGTGTCGGTGTTTTCTGAAATAAATGAAGGTCTTGATACGACTTTGAATTACACTATTTCCGATGAAGGGAATAAGGCTAAGAAGAACATAGTCGTTAATCAAGTTGGTAAAAGGGAAAAGTTTTTATCGAAGAAAGGGGAGGAATCTGAGCCTTTTGTTTTGTCTGATGGTAATACTTTCAACGTTCTTAAAGAAGGTGCTTCGGGATCGGCATCCGCTTGGGCTGAGGATCAGCTTCCTCCAGAAGCCACGGAATCAGTTGGCGACAAAAGCCTTCTCCCTTCTTGGGATTTTTACCTTATAGACATGACTCAAAATACCGGAGATAAAGTGCGTCCGGTCGGGAAGCTTCGTAAGAATAATCTCCTTAGATTTGAAAACGGAGATTTTGCTCCTACGGTGGGTATAACCGAGGAAATGAGAGCCGAATGCGATGTGGAACTGTATTTGGATAACGGTCATAAAAATAAGTATTGTGATGCCGGAGCATTTGACGCTAAGGCTTTTTACGAAGAGTATGGTATTGGTCAAAAACTTTATAATGTATCAGGGTCAGAGGTAAGGATTTTAAGACCTTGGGAGACTACTTCAAAGAATTATAGCATATTCTTAGGATGTAGCAAGAGCCTGTATGTAGCTGATAAAGTAGTTGGAAAAAGTGGAAAAATATGGTCTGGGGTGTACGACGCAGACACGGTCCCTATGCTGGACGGACTTGACCTGCGCCAGACGTGCCCTGTGCTGCCTCCCACAGCCTTATCTCCTGGACCGGTATGTACAGTAGACTCCAAGGCAAGATCTTTCTTTTTCTTGTATGAAGGAGAAACAAATTGTAAATCCGAAGCCGGAGCTGGTAACGCCTGCACAATGTTTCTAAATGGAAGAACTTATCCGAGATGCAATGATGTAAATCAAATCAATATAGCTAAGTATTCGAGGGCTAATAACGTAGATCCTGAATCTTCTTATCCTTTTTCTGAAGGTGGTTTTTTGACCTTGAATGCCTATATCATATACCTTGAAATGCTGTACGGTACTAAATACTTGGTTAATCCAGATACTTTTGGGAGTGGGATATCGAGCAACAATATAATAGGTAATGATGTTAATTATAGGAAATATGGAGGGGTAAAATATCGTAAAAAAGGAGAAGAGATCTGGTTGTATGCCACATGGAACAACAGTTCTTCTATTATCCATTATGAACCTACTAAAAAAACTCATTTCTCTTACCTCATAAATTTAGAGTATCCTAAAGAACAGTGCATGGAAAGTCAGATGGCGGCTTCTTTTGCATTTGAAACAGGCGTAGAAGAAGGATCAGAGTTTGATTTTTATGGAGGAAAATACTGGTATAAGAACGTCCAGGGAGCCAAGAGTATGGCTGAAGGTCATATGAATGTTATTGTGTTTAAGGAAATGACTGGTACCATATCGGCCTTAAACGAAAATGACGAACCAGCAGAATTTGATTTGGAAGTTATTTTAAGGATGTCTTTGTACGATGGTATGAATTTGTCTGGAGACGTCTTTAGGTATTGCGGAGGAGGATACGAACAGGTAGGGACTTGTTTAAATGATCCTAATGTCACTCGAATAGGTAATACTATTGATATTTATATAGAGCCAGATCAAAAGAAATGGACATATGAGAAAAGGTCTACTATAAATAATGGTGAGGTTTTTGATTTTGAATCCAAATATAAGAAGATAGCAACTACCCAAAATTTAGGAGATGGTCATGTTTTACACCGTATTCCTTATACTGGATGGAAAGATAAAAAAGGCAGAGGTATCGGATCAGGAGAATGTTTTTATACATGGGACAATTGCTACTGGGCTTTAGCTGTTGGTATAAAGTCCAGAGTGGCTGCTCGTTTCGGCGGTCTTGCGAACTATGGCAATTGCTCGCCTCGTACTCTGAATGCGAATCACGCCACTTCTGCTACGATTCGCCACCATTGCGGCCTTGCCCAGTTGTTATTAGACGTCAGTCAGCCGCAGGCCTGAGGGGTTGCACCCCTCTGATGGCGCAGCCATCATAAGCGCAGCGCTAAGGCGCAGCCTTATATACTATATCACGGCGCAGCCGTATCTTGTTAATATAATATTTTATAGCTATAAAACAAAAATTTAAAATATTTAATACAAATTGTTTTGTAGCTATAAAATATTATACATACATTTGCAATGTTATTAGACAACAGAGATGGTTAACATTATAAACAATAAAAATTTATTCAATGAAATCCGTTAGTCTGCTAACAAGTCTTACATTGGGATCTGACCTCTGAAATAGCAAATAACGGTTGAGAAAAAGGTTAAAAAGGATTGGCTGCTCGTTTCGGCGGTAATGCGAACAATGGCAATTGCTCGCCTCGTAATCTGAATGCGAATAACGCCACTTCTGATACGAATCGCAACAATTGCGGCCTTGCCCTGTGTGGGCTAAAAAATTGGGTATATTCTTTTTAATCTTTCCCAGGAGTGGAGAATCAATAAAAGACAAGCGTATGAGGTTATATGATAAAAATATGATAGAGATGCGCGACGGTCGTAAGCCCGTCATTAGCCCACAACTGAAATCAGTTTCAAACTATATAGATATAAGTTTGGATGATATTAGAGAAGCATGCGAAGCAGCATTTAAAAACCATTCTAAAAAGAATGATGTTGTTAATTTCAATTTTGATTTTGATGGTAATTCGTTAAAATTGTATGAATGGTATTTAGATGGTACTTATGTTAGCAAAATCAAATATCGCAAACTTATAAAAGAAAACAAGAATGGTAAGGTTCGTGAAATAAACAGCCCGGATCTTACCACCAGAATCTATCAGCATCTTGTTTTAGTAAAGTTAGGTCCTTTGTATTATGAGAAGGATAATATGAATGGTCTTAATTGTAAGCTGGGATTTGGCATAACAGCATCGTCTAAATCAAGGTCTCTTATTAAAAAGATGAAGCATGTTTATTATGATAGACTTGATTTGAAGTATTGCCTGGTCATAGATCAACGTAAATGTTATAACCATGTAAAAGACAAAGTGTTTAGAAAAGTACTTAAGAACTTTATTTCAAATAAAAAGTTTATAGATTTTGTAATAGACGTAAGTTTCGTATCTGGAGAGCTGCCTATAGGAACCCCTACAAGCCCTTTCATTCATCATCTCCTTATGAAAGATTTTGATGATCTTGCAAAGAGAATAGCTCCTTTTTCATTGAGATATGCCGACGATAATTTCCTTGCTTTCTATACTAAGGAGGATGCTAATACTGCCAAATGGAGGATTAAGAATTATTGGTGGTATGAGCTTAAGATAAGATCTAAAAGGCATACTTGTATTATAACAGACATGGATAGACCTCTTGATTTTTGCGGGTATGTTTTCCACCGTAATAACAAAGGCGTATCTGAACACAATAAAGGTTATGTGACAATAAGGAAGAGGGTAGCCAAAGACGCGAAGAAGTGTATTACAAATGAAAGCTGGTCTTCTTACTTCGGTCTTTTAAAACACTGTGACAGTTATTCATTAATGTCAAAAATAGAAAATATCATGAAATTACGAGATTTAACAAGCACGATTCGTATTGATAAGAAAATGGATGCGGACAGCATCGATGTCAAGAACCTTGAAGGTATTGTATTTGATATCGTGAACTACGAAATACGAAGCAATAACAAGAATGAGCCAAACTGGATAAAGTGCTTGATAGGTATTCCCGAAACCAATAAAGAAGGGATTCCTACCGGCAGGAAATTCGCAAGGGAATTTCATGGTAATTATCAAGGTATAGTAAATTTTATTTCAAAATGCGAACTTACTTATGGCAAAGATGCTATTCTCCCTATTACCGATGTAGAGATAGAAAACAGATGCGGATACGTTTTTAAAGGCAGCACTAACCGCTTGGAATACATTGATTGACTTCTTATTGTGATGGTGTGAATGAAAATTGTTATCTTGCACCAAAAAAAAGAAAGTCATGAATTGTAACACTTGTAAAGATGACAGACCTGATATTCTGAGATCTAATATCTGTATCGGGTCTGATCCGTGTAATGACTGTGCGGACAATTGCGAAATTCTTCCAAAAGAATGCGATTGCCCGTATGGTCATTTAAGCGATCATTGCATTCATTATACAGGATGCAAGACATTCATATCCAAATTAACTCCAGGTATGCCTTATAATGAGGTTATGCATAATATAGAGCTGGTTTTCGAAAACATAGATAAGTTTTTGGATAGGATGGTTGAAGAAAATACGCTTCTAAAACAAAGGGTTGAACAACTTGAAAAACAGTTACAAAATGGAAAAGAGTGCACAAATTGGTGAGGGTTTAAGTGGTAAACACGTATATATTCCACATGTGGACGAGACGCCGGTGCCATGCCCGGACGGATACACCTGCACGAACTGCGTGTACTGCGCTGACGGCATCAACGCTGGCTACTTCAGTCTGGCTCAGAAATCTGATCTTACGGCTTTAATCAATGCAATGATATGCCGTATGGAATACCAGGATAGGGAAATAGAATTTTTAAAACAAAAAATAAATATTTTGAGTAACAATGGCAATAACAGGTAACGGTTGTTTTGGCAGTCATGGTGGGTGCGAACGCCCGCATCATTGCAATATTCCTTCTTCTAACATATTCTATGATGGAGAAACTATAGAAGAAGCTGGTTTGTATCATGGTATGCCTTTAGACGGAGCTTTAGCTAATTTAGCTAAATACGTTTCAAGGGCTATTAACGTAAGTGGATCTGTTAATACAGAAGTGTTTGACGGTACTTCTCATGTGGTTCTAAAGAAAGATCCGGCAGAGATTTTGCTTGTGTCTTATTGCGGAGGTGTCGTGCCTTCTGATATGTATAAAGTCCAGGGTCGTACTGTTAGGTTCTGCCGGGATATGTGTCAACAAGATGAATTTGCTGAAGTGAGGGTCGTGTACCGAGAAGAGGCAAATAGTTCTTATGGGTTCCATTGTTAATTTAGGAGGATAAGAAATGGCAGAAAAATGCAAAGGATTTATATGTGGAGGTAATCTCGTTGAAGGTTCTGTACCTTCTGATAAGTTAGATAAAGAAACTATTGTCGAGCTTATTAAAGAGATTCTGAAAGAGGAAATGCACGAATCTTGGCTTAAGGAAATAATAGAAACCATACTTAAGGAATCCATTGATTCGGATTGGCTTCGTGAGTTCTTTAAAGAGGTTCTTAAAAAATATGCTAAAGAGGAATGGTTTAAGGACATTATCTGTGGCTTAGGATGTGTAGGTGTACAAGAGATATTCGACGTTATTCCTACTGACATAACATTTGAAGCTACAGGAGGTACGGCTACGGTACAGGTTGTGGTAGATGATGGCGTTGAATGGGAACTGACACTTTAATGAAGGAGGGTTATTATGAGCAAAGAAAGAATATATAAGATGGATGATGGTTCTTGGCTTACCTCAGATAAGAAGGAAGGTGTCGGTCGTGATAAAATGAATTTCGATGCTCCATCTTGGAAAGGAAGGGAAGACAGGATCACTATCCGAATTGTGAAGAAATCCGATACTGAAAGTATGAAAGCTATAACTTTCAGGCAAAAAGGCATTAAAATCACAGAAGTCTCGGTTAGCAGGCTGGAGTTCCCTATATCTGGTGGAGATAAGCAGATCCTTATTACTACCAACGCTGCTTCTATCAATGCCCTTATTACGGGTGAGAAAGATATAAAGGGTGTCATAAAAGCATTTACTACCGCTTCCGGTCTTAATATTGACGTCAATGATATTAGGCTTGATTATGGTTTCCCTGGTGATCCGGGTCTTGAAGACACGTTCCAGGTTTCGATGATTGTTTCCATGCCTGGCAATGAGGATGGGAATGAAGTTAATGAGAACATAACTATAAATGGTGTACTGATTCCTATTTATCAGCCTGTAAAGGTCGTTCCTTACATTAAATTGGATAAGGAATTTGAACAAATTGAGGGTGATGAAACAAGCACGCAGTTAAGTATAGAAAGTAATATAAAAGATTATGTTATTGAAATAGTTGAATGCGAGTCTGTGGATAAGGAGGAGATTCACCTGGACAAGGATGCTGTTGATCTTGATTCAGATGGATCACCGGAGGTAATCAACGTAAGTACAAATCCTGAAAATTTAAGATGGAGGATTAGGAATGAAAGTAGATAATTGTTGGGCGAACATAGATAAGAAAGAAGGCGGTCTTAACAGTAAGGTTAATATTTGCTTTGATGAAAATGATACTGGTGCCAACAGAAGTGTCAAGATAAGGGTGTCTTCCAGGGACGGTAGCGTATCTGAAGAATGTACGTTAGTTCATAAAAAAAAGGAACAGGTAGTTTATAGAAATAAAAGACAATCGGCTCTTTTCACAAAAGAAGGATGTAATTCTGAGACAGAGAAAGGGGAAGAGCTTGAGTACGTTGTTGAGGCCGGAAAATACACATCTATCATATCTCAGTCTGATGCTGATGACAAGGCTATGAAAGATATTGAGCAAAATGGTCAGAACTGGGTTAATGAGCATGGTCGTTGTATAACCATATTATGGTACAATGTCAAGAAATCAAAGTCGTTTAGAAAGAACGATTGCGATCCTGATACCGAAGAAGGAAGTTTGGTTACGATGACAATCGAAGCCGGGCAATTTTCTTCTACCATAAGCCAAGAAGATGCCGACCGTAAGGCTGAAGCTGAGTTGAATGCCAAAGGTCAAGACTATGCTAATTCTCATGGTACTTGCAATACCATAAAATGGTACAACGACAGGAAATCCAAGATGTTCCAAAAGACAGATTGTGAGGTGACTGAAGTTGGATCTATGGTAGAGTACGTTGTAGAAGCCGGCCGCTTCTCTTCTTCTGTTTCTAAGGAGGATGCTAATCAGAAGGCTTTGGATGCCTTGGAAGCTGAAGGTCCAGGTTATGCTAATGAGTATGGTACATGTGAAACAAATTTATGGTATAACGTAGAGAAGTCAAAAGTATTTTATAAAAATAACTGTGAAGATGGATTTATCGGAGCGCCTTACACTTACACAGTAGAAGCCGGTAAATACACATCAGACGTAAGTCAAGAAGATGCTGATCAGAAAGCTCTTGATGATATAGAGAAAAATGGTCAGGATCAGGCAAACCTGAATGGAGAATGCGTTACTGATCCAAATTATTTCGTCGGAAAGGCTTCGGCTCGTGTTCAGAAAAATGATTGCGATGCTGAATCTCAGACCGGAAGCTTTGTCGATTTAACTGAAAAGGATCTTGCTGGATACCCGGATGCTTTTGTATCAAGGGAAAGCCAGGAGGCGGCTAACGCGCTCGCTCAGGCTGCTATGGAAGAACAGAAACAGGATCTTGCAAATAAGAAAGGCACTTGCATAGATAAAAACCAATTTGTTGGTGTATATAGCAAGGTATTCACAAAAGACAATTGCGACGGAGAAGGCGTAGGTTCGCAGGTAACGGTAGACCAAGACGATGTAACTGGTGGTCCTTTTACTTCATACGAAAGCCAGGAGGCGGCTAACGCGCTCGCTCAGGCTGCCGTCGAGCAGCAGGGCCAGGCCATAGCCAACCGGGACGGCCATTGTACGTGGACTGGTAAATACAGTGAGGAATTTACCAAAAACGATTGCAATGAAGGCCAGGTGGGGTCTAAGATTACCGTAACCGAACAAGATGTTGTTGGTGCTCCTTTCACATCTACCGTAAGTCAAGCTGATGCTAATAACAAGGCTCAGGCTGCTGTTAAAGAGCAAGGTCAGGCTATTGCTAACAGTAAGGGTAATTGTGAGAATATGACTGTATATACCGGTCATTACAGCAAGAGATTCGTTCCCGAATGCGAGGCTTGTCATAAAGGTGTAGAGATGGAGGTTACGGCTGAGATGGTAAATGGAAGCCCTGTTACATCAACAGAAAGCCAGGATGCAGCAGACGCAGAAGCTCGTAGGATTGTAGAAGAAGGCGGTCAGGCTTATGTTAATAAGAACGGAACTTGTACACCATTAAGCACCGATCCTGTATGGGAGGACGTAGAACCGGAAGAACTTAGATGTAATGAAGGTAAGTCTCAGAAAAAGCAACATGATACCAACGAATGTTCTGAAACCCACAATCAAGAACGTTGGGTAGATGGTGGGAACAAAGTTTGTAGCTGGACCGGTCATTACTCAGAAACGTTCCAAAAGAACGACTGTGAAATACCGGATTCAGGAACAGAAGTAGAAGTAAGTGAAGCTGATGTTGAAGGCAATCCTTTTATTTCTTTCGTAAGTCAAGAAGATGCTGATAATAAGGCCAAGGAAGCTGTTAAGGCTCAAGGACAGAATATTGCTAACCAAAAAGGTAAATGTAGGTTCGTAGGCGTATATAGCAAGCAGTTTGCAAAAGACAATTGCGGATCATGTCAGCATGGCGTTCCGATGAGCGTAACACAAGACATGGTGGGTGGACCGTTCTATTCTAATGAAAGCCAGGAAGAGGCAGATAGGTTGGCTCAGGAAGCTGTAGAAGCCCAAGGTCAGGTTTACGCTAACAAGAACGGGACATGCGAAATAGACAACACCGATCCTGTATGGGTAGATTCTGAACCGCTTGAAACCAAATGTGAAGGAGGTAAATCTTATAAGAAGCAAGTCAATACCAACGAATGTTATGGTGGAGCAGATGAACGCTGGGTAGAAGGTGGAGATAAGGTATGTACCTGGACCGGAACATATAGCAAGGTATTTACAAAACAGTGTGCCGACGGCGGCGTCGGATCTGAGGTTACCATAGATCAGGATGATGTAACTGGCGGTCCTTTCACGTCTACCGTAAGTCAGGAAGACGCAAATAGCAAGGCTCAGGCTGCCGTCGAACAGCAGGGGCAGGCTCTTGCTGACGCGCAGGGAACTTGTACCTGGACCGGTAAGGCAAGTAAGGTCTTCACCAGAAACAATTGCGGAAGCTGTCAGCACGGTTCGTCTGTTACCGTAACCCAAGATCAAGTAGGTGGTCCATTTACGTCCAATATCAGTCAAGCTGATGCTAATAAGAAGGCTCAAGATGCTGTAGAAGCCCAAGGTCAGGTTTGCGCTAACAAAAACGGTGATTGCGTAGCTGATAGCACAACTCCTTCTTGGTCGGATACTGGAAGTACCCGTTGTGACGGTTGTACGTCTCAGAAGCAACAACGTGACACCAATCCATGTTCTTCTTCTTACAACGGCACAAGATGGGTTAATGGAGGTGGAAAATCTTGTACAGACTGGTCTTATTACGGAACAGGAGATTGCGTAGGTCATACTCGGTATGATGCTTATCGTGATAGCTGCTCTGGTAGCATAGATCGTCGATATTCCGTAAGTTGTAGAAATTGCTGTAATTGCGGATCTTACGGACCTTGGAGCGAACGTGGATGTGGAACTGGAAGCAATAGCAATAAGGTAAAATACGTTCGTTACGATGATTGTGGAAATCAAGATGTAAAATACGAGCTTGAAGTTGGAAAATGCGGATATGCTCCATACGAATTTCAGTTCCATGATGGAAGAACGAGCAAGTCAAGGTCTGTAACTGGAGAATCTCAGAATATTGAAGAAGTTATCATAAGTACTAAGAATGATTCATATATAGGATATTCTGTTAAATCGAAACCTTCTTGGTGTTCTGTTGATTACAGAGACCAGACATCTGAAAGCATGAAGGCTGTGGTGACATTATCTGCCAATACAACATCTTCTTCCAGATCTGGTGACATTGTTTTTGTTCAAAATGAATCTGGAAAGACTGTTACTCTTAGCATCACACAAGATGTTGCAGTTACTTACGAATTTAGTACCGACCAAAACACTTGGAATGCCGATGCAAATGGAGGTACAAATAACTCATATTTATGTATTCAATTAAAAAGTAAGAAAAATGGAAGTAAGATAGGATACACTGTATCATCTAAACCGAGTTGGGTTACAGGAGTTACAGAAAAACCATCAGGGGTATCCTGTCCTGTTTTGTCAGGTTATGATTATTCATTTGTGATAATCTCGTCTGCAAACAGCTCTTCTTCTCCCAGAAATGGTACTGTAACATTGAAGCAAAATGAATCTGGGAAGACTGTTAATATAACAGTCAACCAAGAAGGCAAGGCCGAGGTTAAGCCTGTACCGGCTCACATTACATTGAAAAACGGTTCTTGGGCTACATACAGAAAGAATAATGTTTCTTATAATCCTGGTGCCGGAAAGTGTATTGCCGGATTCGAATGGACTGGTGATGAAAATGGAAATATCCGAATCTACACCTGCGATATTAAGGTGGTGGATGCTGATTATCGTGAGATATCTGGAGCTACTATAAGCATCGGAACAACAACCCAGAGAAAACAATCCGGAAGCTCTTGTTCGTATTTCGGGGCTGTAATGGGTGGTATATTGGCAGGATATGTTCATTCTGGAGATGAGAATGGAAATACTACATGGTATATACGAACTATAAACGTGTCTTACGAAGGCAAAGTGTATAAGACCGCTACTGTTAGGCGGTATGAAAAACAAAATATCTCCAAGAAAGGTGGTGTTTTTAATGTATATAATGAATCTCCTGCTTCTTACAACTTTATCGTAGATGGAGCTGAGTGTGGAGATGAAAAAGGTACTTTAAAATATGCTTATTCTCAAATGGATCTTAATCCAGCTTGACATACTCCCATAGCTAAAGCAGATGGGATTCTTGGATACAAGCGCAAGAAACCCCGATATTACTATCGCTGGAATTACTCTTGCTCTCCAATTCGGAAATGCCCTTCCGAAGTATATTACGGGCTGCAAGAACATCACGGTCGTTAATTGCACCGCACGCTGGGCACACCCACGTGCGGTCGCGTAACGACAGTCCTTTATTAATGCAGCCACATTCGCAAGTTTTGGAAGAAGGATACCATTTGTCAATCTTGTGTATCGTTACTCCATACTTTGAGGCAACATACGTAAGTTTATCAATAAAAGAAGAATGACTAAGATCGGAAACCTTCTTTCCCCACAAACGTTTCATTCCTTCAATGTTTAGATCTTCAATAAAAATATAATCATACTGTTTGCATAACCGATGAGCTAATCCCCATTGAAAATCTGATCGAAGATTGTTTATTTTACGATACGCTTGTTGTAGTTCAAACAGTCTCCTTCTCCTATTATTGGATCCTTTCTTTGCATTAGAAAACCGTTTGTTTAGTTTTTTAATCTTGTTTTAATATTGTTTAAAGAATAATGGAGACCCAATTTTGCTACCATTACTTTTAGTTAGATAAGTTTTCAGTCCAAAATCCAATCCTATAGATGCACCATCATGTGTCTTTCTATAGGAGTTTGTAGAATTATGGTCTGTAACTATAATCAAACTAAAACGGGAACAGGTTTCTCTAACTATTCTAATTTGTTTAACATTACCTTCATAAGGTCTACTGTATGAAAACTTAAAACGTTTCTTTCCTTTGTTAATTGTGAGAATATTACCATTTAGGGTAAACCCTCCTTGCTTAAAAACAAAGGAGTTAAAACAATCAGCTCCCTTAAACTTAGGAGGTCGTTTAGCCAACTTCTTAAAGAAACGATTATAAGATTCATCAAGACGTTCAAGTATTTCTTGTGTTGTTTGGGAATGAAGCAAGTTTCTTTTAATTCTTTTGGCAAAATACTTCTTCATTTTGCCAACTGAGATATATTTTCCAAACAGTTTGTAGTATCTACGTTGTAGAGCTAACGCATGATTCCATACAAAACAACATTCACGAAGCATCTTGTCGAAATACTTCGTTTTCTTGGAATGATAGATGTTGTATTTGTATGAAATCATTTTTTTATTTGTAATTTTGATTCAAAATTAATCAAACCAATTCATCCACCTTCTGAAGTATGGTGGTTTTGTTGGTTAAGTAATCATAATCAACAAGGGGGAAGATTTAGTCCTCTTCCTTGAATGTTTTTTTTGGGTTATAATATTTTGTTTTAAATATTGTCTATTAGGATAAAAATGATTAATATTGCACATCATTCAATTTTAAATTTTTAGTATCATGGCTTGTAAAAAGAAAGCTCGTCAGGGTGGGGAAGTTGATAAAAAGGACAAACCCAAAATGCGTCAAGGCGGTAGTGTTGGCGGTAAGATGAAAAGAAAGAAGACGAGCACTAAAAAGTGATTGAAAACCAGGGGAAGGTGCTGATCGCCTTCCCCATTTTAATAACATAACAACAACATATTATGAGCAACAATTTTATTAGTAAAGGGCAAAGGAATGTCTGTGTGACGTTTGTGAAGTATTATCCTGTGTTGATGCAGGTTATTATGTTAGCCAGCATTTTTGATGAGTTTTATCCTTTTAGTATCACTAATTGGCTGTATCCGATATTAGGTCATTCTCTATCATGGGACCTATTTCTCTTGGCTTTTCAAGAATGTTCAGGTTTTGTATATGGCATAGGTTATTGATCTATAGTATGATTTTTAATATCTGTGTAGAATGGGTTACGGTTAATATTGAGATGCCTATTGAACACAATATCGTAGTGTGGTCTGTTATGGCTGTCACTCTTTTGATAATCATTGCCTCTATTGTTTTAAGGTTTAAAACAGGATATTTTGAAAATGAAAGAAATTCTGACAGAGACGCTGCGTAAAAGCGGTGCGGCGGTATGCGATAAGATAAAGGAGATGTTTTTAAGCGGGGAATGCGATCATCTTACAGCCAACGATCTTGAGACATGGATGCAGCTTGCTAATCCGGCTAAGTACTATACCGGAGAAGAAGCTATTTCTTATCTTAATGTAACTTCTAAAAGATTTTATGAATATCGGAAGGCGAAGTTAGTTCCTGATCCGGTTAAGATAAAGGGATTCCCTAAACCTTTATATACGAAAGTTATGTTGGATGAGGCTATAAAAACCATATCCGGCATGAGTGAAAGAGATATTTATATGAGGATCTTGAATGCTAAATCAAGAGAATCAAGAGCAAAAGAAAGGAGGGGAGCATGATCACTAATGGTGAATTTGTATCAAGAGTCGTAAACGGTATTCATGCCCTTGACAAAGATTCGCATGTTAGTCGGAGATGGATATTGAATATCGGTAGAACTAAAGCCGAATCTTATACAGCACAGAGGTGGGATGACGGGACGTTACTTGGTGACCACCGGCTCCTAACTTACGTTACTTGCCTGGAGATGATTGAAGTTGATAAAATAGTTTGCTGCGATGCCGAATTTGCGTTATGTAATACTTTGATGCGGTCAAAGCATAAGCTTCCAGGACTTCTTTATTCTGCCCTTAGACCGGCTATTACTAAGGTGACTAACGTAGATAACACCATATTTTTTAAGTTTGCTGAAATAAAGTCGTATCGTAATGAACAAAAAAGACCGTATGCTAAATACGTTAAAGAACGGCGTCCTTTTTATTATGTAGAAAACGACTATATTTATATACCGGATTTCCATATAGAGCTTATTAACGTAGAGTTCTTTACAACAAGAAGAAAGAAGGCTCTGGAGTTAATGGCTTGTGATCCTACACCTAAAGGGTGCGAGTCTGAATGGGAATACGAATTTATCTGTCCTATCAAGCTAATTGAGTACGTGGTAGCAGAGACGATAAAGGAAGTAGCGTTCAGGCTACAGATTCCTGTTGATGAAAATCCGAATCTTGATTCCAATCAGAAAAGTCAAATTGTTCAGTGATTCTTTTTATTGGACACCCGGCCATAGTTATATAGTTTGGCCGGGTGTTTTTTTGTACTATTTCAATGCAAGAACAGGGTTTCCCCATTTTCTTTTCCATTTATCTCCGAGGTAATTTATCAAAGAATTGTAATCTTTGATAAAACCGTCATCAATAACAGAGGCTATGACGTTCTCTATAGCTATTATGTCATTGAGCTCATCTTTGCTGGCAGTATTCCTTATCCCATCTTCGTGTTTATTAAAAACAATGAAATTAATAGCTTTAGCAACTCTCTTTATATTGTCTTTCAAGTCATTCTTGTTTGGAACTATTTTGCTTATTGCGCTACACATCCTAACGTATGCATCGCCGGCTTCGTTCCGGTTTTCTATCAAACCATCTGTGAGCCAAATGACAACCTCTGCGTAAATTTCTGGATCCATCTCTAATGCAATCATAACAAACAGATATGGATTGACAAACCATTTTTGATCTACTCCTTTTCCTTTTTTGTAGGCAAGGTCTAATTTACCAAGATCCATTACACTGCTGATATTCAGGATATTATCTTTGAGTCCGAGATTCCTCCTACTCAATAAGTCTCTGTCATTCAACTTATTAAAAAGTTCGAAGCATCTCTCCCTAAAAGAAGAAGTTAGCATTATTTCGTTAATCCATCTTTCTTTTAACCCTTTTTCTTTTCTTTTTTTGTTCATGGCTGATACGGCATCTGTTATACATATGTAGCCGTCTTTAGACATAACAGATACATTCATTCCTAACAAAACTCGATCTTTTGATTGTAAAACAACATTTGATTTCATAACTTTACTACGATTTTAATTTTATAAAATATAAGTCTACCTGTCCGTGAGGATCGGTAGACTTTGCAAATACAGAATAGTATTTTGATGCAACAATACATTCTAATGTTAATTATCTGAAATGTATAATTTTAATTTTTGAATAATGAAAAGAACATCGATACAATCACCGTATTTTGCGGCCTACTACCATCGTCTTATGAAGAGAAAGAATGGTTTTAAGAAAGGTATGATAAGAGACAGAGGAGAGGTTTTAAGGCTGTTATCTATTATATGGAAAACCGTATCAGAACATTATGTGGAAGCTGATGCCGGTGTTTACGTAGATAACGTAGGATACTTATGCCATGTGCTTATACCGGGGCAGCGCTTTGCCGTCAGGCGGGACCTGGACATCGTGAGCAGGCTCGGCACCAACGGCTACCTCTACAACCACCTGGTTATGGATTTCGCAGACTCCAAAAGATATTACCATTTTGTAATACAAGATAGCTTGAAAAAGAAGTTAAGGGTTAAAATGAATAAAGGACGAAGATATCGATTTATGTACAATGAAATACTTGCTAAAAGAAGAGTGTTTAAAGATTTCCAGATTAAGAGAGTTTTCGAAGACAAGGAATTAGGTCATAGAAATAAGTAGAAAAAAAGTAGCGATCATCCTTTGTGTATATAGAATAATCGCTACTTTTGCATATCCGTCTACTTTCTCAAGCGGGCGGATATAATGTTAATCAAATATCTTTATATAGACAAAGTTCTATGGAGACAAAGGTAAACAATTTTCAAAACAATGCGAAGAACAGTAGCATTATTTTTGTGGTTTGTAGCTGTAGATGTAGCTCGATCGCTCGGTTATGCTACGCCTAAAAATCCAGTAAAAAGACACGTAGATGAAGAGGATACCATTCTTTTGCAACTATCTGATTTTCAGAGAGGCTCGTTTTGGGCTCCCTTGGAAATCAATGAGTTAGATAGCATACGGGTAATCAATGAATCCGGGTTGTATTCTCTTGTTTTGTCTTCCAAATTAGAGTCTGCAAAGAAGTTTAAACGATGGGTAACATCAGAGGTTCTTCCCTCTATAAGAAAAACCGGTTCCTATTCTATAACACCGAAAGACTATCCGTCTGCATTAAGAGCATTAGCTGACGAGATTGATGCCAAAAATAGAGCCATAGCCGAGAGAGCACAAGCAGAGGCGGAGAGACAGCAGGCGATTAAGACCATAGAAGAGCAGCGTCCTGATGTGGAGTTTGCAGAGTCATTTAAGAAGGTTGATCATGAAAACATGTGGTTGATTAGAGATATTGCGAAGAAGCTTGAACAAAATGGGATCATTATTGCCGAAAAGAATCTCCGTATGTTTCTTGAAGAAATGAAATTCATGTTCAGGAACGGGCAGGGTAAATGGGAACTATACAGTGATATCGTTAAAAATAAGTTTGGTGTTTATCGATCTTACTTTGTGGATAAGTACTCCGGTGAAAGGATCAATCAGCAAACAATATACATGACTGGTGCCGGATATGAAGTTACGCTCAATGGTATAAAAGGGAAATGTAGAAGCACGTTTCTAAAGTACGGTAAGTTTGAAGATCCTAACTTTTAAAACAGCAAAATAGGGCATTAATCAGATTATTAATATCTTTGTGGAGGTCAGGTTCGTTTCCTGTCCTCCATTTTTTTTAAAAGTAATGACAGTCGAAGATTATATCATAGAGTTAAAATCGTCTTTAAGATCATTTGACAAACGTGATCTGATAGATGAGGTATCCATCTATAAATGGGTAGAGATCGCCCTGAAGAAGTTTGGAGGCGATATTACTATGCGCAAAGAGGCGGTAGTGGACGTCAAGCGAGGACAGGCTCGTATGCCGGGAGATTACTTTGATCTTATTCTGGCATTTAAATGCGATTTCAAGGGATATGAGGTGCCGGAAGGTGATAAGGTAATACCAGAGCTTCAAAATACAATAGCTTGGAAAGAACGCACTGAAAGAAGTTATAGGTGGTGTTCTTGCGATGAATGTTGTAAAGACGAATGCGAGAAAGTGATAGTTGAAAAATTTTATATCAATGTTCATGATCGCGATCATGAAGTTCGTTGCTATTATGACCGACCGATAATGTTAGGTCTTGCTAAGCCTATGCTTCGTGATTCTTGTTTAAGTAAATGCCGGAATAAGGTAATAAAGGATAGTCCGTATGAGATAAACATCGTAAACGGATTCCTGTATGCTAATTTCGATGGTCCTATTTACATGCAGTACCGGTCTCTTCCTTTTGACGGAGAATCTAACATAATTATACCAGACACGCCGCAGGGTCTGGTCCTGGATTATGTCGATAATTTTGTGAAGATGAGATTCTTTGAGGAACTGATGTATAATGGAGAAGCGCAAGGAGCAGCCGATTTGTTTAAGTTGTATGCACAGCAAGATTTGGTTAAGCTGAAAAATGCTAAGACCGAACTTAAGATGATGGGTATGACATTGAAAGGCATGTACGAACCTCTTAGACGGCGCCGTGCTGAGTTTGAGATATATACTAAGGCGTATCCAGTTATTGATGATATACTTAAATTGGTATGATTGAGGTAGCCTTATTTATATATTTATCTGGCGTTATCGCATCTATGATTGTTTGGTCAATCAGACAATTCAAAGGAGAGGCGAGTTTGATAGAAACAATGTACTGCCCGATAGTATTTTTGTTGAGTTGGATATATGTATTTGAAATTTTAAAGATTAAATAATATGTTGGAAGTTAGTGCAAGCGAAATAGTAACCGCCGACAAAATGAGAGGCGTAGGACCGGCAAATATCATCTTCACAGCCGGACCGAATCCGGTGGCCGAAGATCGCCGTGGTGTAGCTAAGGTAACGGCTGGTGGAGAGAGTAAGAACGTTACAATCACACAAGCTGCCGGCGAGCAGGTCGTTGTAATTCCTGAGTTCGATTATCTTGTTCTTAGGTACGGATGGGAATCGGAAGACGGTTCCGATTTTGATACGGCAACCGGTTTTACTAACACAGGCATATCAAATGTGGATAATAAGTACGTTGGATGGAGTAAGCAGTGGGCTACCACCCAACAACAGGTAGGTGATTACCTTATTTACGGTGGTGATAACATGCAGTCCGGTCTTGAAGGCGCGCTTATTAAGATGAAGACCTTACTATCAGCGCCGGGCATGGACGAGTCGGAGCCTAATATCAATGCTGATATCTATGGTAATTGGTATGGAAATAGAGGGCGAGGAAATGTTGTTGTGTCTTTTACAGCCTACCTTGGAGGAGAGATGGTTAAACAAGGATTTAATTTCATTAACGAAGGTGGCGAAGAAGTTTACTCCGATAGCATTACTACCAACGTTTCGACTCATGGTGAAACCAATTACCAAAATATAAAAGGTCTGTACACTAAGATGGGTACGATGGTTTATAATAAGGAAAAGCGTGATTGTGTGATCGTAATAGGGTAATGGCATGGAAGATCTGTGGAGTAAATACGATAAGATAAAAGAAGTCTTCTATAGGGATTTCGTTTATGATTCCAGCTACACAGAGCAGGCCTCGTGCATCCCACTGTCGTCGGTGAAGAACGGGGTAGGCCAGGTGGGAGACGGAACCATTAACCTGGCTCAGCATCTCCAGTTCCTATACACGGAAATGGTTCTTGGTAACAAGACAGAAGATGATGTTCGTAATGCCATATTGGTACTTACTCGTCTTGCTGATACTACTTATGATCTATTTTTTAATAGCAATAAAGGTATTTATTTCAAATTCGAAAAAGGATTTTTCTTAAGAGACGATATCCATAGCGAAGATGCAAGCAAATTTGGTCTTACCAAGATAAGTTCCGGGTACATTAATGGTATAGAGTTAAAAGACGAAGATCCATGCTTCTCCCCATTCACTTCACAAGATCAGATCTGGAATATGGCTCCTATATTAGCTTTCTTGTCAGAAAAAGGATTTGAAGAAGCCAGGCAAGCAGGATACGATATTTTTGAGTACGTTATTAGAAACGGGCACAAGATATACAATCCTTATTACAGTGCCTTGCTTCATCATTGGACATTCCTTCCTGATATGGATACCGATAAGGTCAAGCCGTGGGATAGGGTTAGCAACCGGAATAAGAATCTTAAATACAAAGTTAAGGTTAAGAGAGGGGCTAACAATTGGTACTTCTCTGGAGGGTTCAGATGGGCTTTTAAGAAGTTTGGAGGCGAGTGCAGTACATTCTGGCATTGCCTATGGTATAAACCATTTATATTCTTAGCAGATAGAGTATATCATCCATACATATGTAAATGGTTTGGTATTAAAGTCAAAAATAATTCTTACTATTGTCTCGGATCCACAAATGAAAAATCATGGTACGGTCCTAAGTTCAGAAAGAGGTTGGTTAGTAAGTTTAATAAATCTTTGGAAGGGGGAGAATTATTTATGCCGCATCTTGTTTTTCTTAAAGAGTGTGAAGATGTTGATGAAAGTAAGTTAAGATCTTATCTTGAAAAATGGGAATGGGATGGAGTTAATTCTCCTATTGAGTTTTTGATTTTGTGCAACTGGTATAAAATTGTTTTTAACAATGAAAATATATTATAAATCAAAAATAGCTAAGTTGTTTACGTTCATTGACGGCTATAAAACAATTATGCTGTTTGGAGCCGTATTTACCGAAAGCGATGCTGTGTCATTGAGAACCGAATATCATGAGGAGGCACATTGCAATCAGTATCATACGTTATTTTATTTTGGTATGTTTATATCATTGCTTACAATAGGATTGTGTCTCTTATTCGGTAATGTAGGATGGTGGATGTTGTGGCTGTCCCTTATTCCGATATTTTTATACTATGCATGGTATTTAATTGAGTATCTGATTAGGCTGTGCATATATCGCGATCATGACAAGGCGTATCATAATATCGTATTTGAAAGAGAAGCATATAACTTAGAAAAGTATTGGAATCGGCATGATGTTTTTAGAGAGGAGTCTGAAGGGTTTAGTTTCTTGAAATATTACATAAAAGGAGGTGGAAGATGAGGAGAAGGATGATGATGGGAAAGAGAGAATTGGTAGAAGTTGTGGAAGAGTTAAAATCATCCGGTACATGGATGGTGCCAGCTGGTTGTAAATTTGTTGATGTATTCATTGTTGGTGGCGGTGGCTCTGGTGCATCGTCAGGCCCTGAAAGAGGTGGTGGAGGGGGCGGATCGGGGTATGTTAAAACATATCTTGATGTGCCTGTTACTCCAGAAAGTGTTGTTAGCTATTCAATAGGGAAAGGGGGAGATTGTGTATTTTCGATGTCTGCTTACAATGATCAGAAGAATGGTCTTCCAGGGTCAGAGTCCTAGTTTAAATCTAATTCAATAAAAGCTCTTGGCGGAAATGGAGGTCGATATTCCGGAAGAGGGGGCGATGGGGGATCAGGTGGTGGTAGTGGAAGACCTGAAGAAAAGACGACAGGATATATTGGTGGAAGTGATGGTTCTAATGGAGCAGGTGATATGCCTGGAATCGGTCAAGGGAGTACTACCAGATGCCCGTTCAATAATAAATTGTACGCCGGAGGTGGTGGAGGTGGTGGAGAATATAGTTCCGGATCAGCACCAGGTGGCGGTGGTATCGGTTATGTCGGAGATGTTTCGAGAAGACCTACTAATGGAGAACCCAATACGGGCTCAGGAGGAGGTTCTTTTTATATAAGTGGTTCCAATGTCCCAGGAGGATGCTATTCGGGCGCAGGCGGTTCCGGTATCATAATACTTCGTTACATGAAATATAAATAAGACAAGGTGATTATCTGCCATTTTACGCTCACTTTGAAAGCCCATGATTAAATCTCTTTTACTATCTTTGTGACAAACAGTTACAAAGATGGCATCAGAAGATAACAGAAACATCGCGGTTCCTCAAACAGGTATGAATCGCGATCTGCATCCGTCGAGTCTTACGGATCAGCATTATACGTTTGCCTTGAATGCCAACATCGAATCCGAGGATGGTAATGTTGGGATGAGATCTAACGAGCATAGTAATCTTAAATGCATTGATTTCGATGGGTTTAAGGTTATTGGTTATAAGAATGATCTTACTTCAGGCAATATCTATTTTTTTATAACAAATCCTGAAACGGGCGTATCTAAGATAACTTATTTCAAGCCTGAATCCGATACAAGTATCTTATCCGATTCCGATATAGAATCTATGGTAGAAGGATCGGAGTCGTTGTGCTCTGGCATGAAAACATTGCTGGAAGACAACGAGCAAGATCCGTGCCTTAAATTCTCTATCTATCATCCTATAAAAACCATAGAAATAAAGACAGAGAAATGTGGAAAATGTATTTACTGGACCGATGATTATAATCCTCCCAGGTATGTTATTGTAGACAAGGCTCTGACTCCTGATGATGAAGGTGATATATGGTATCATTATCATGGGTATAAGATATGTGATAAAGAATACGATAGGAAAAAGTTCATGCAGGAGAATGGTTGTTTTCTGGCGTGTGAGAAGCTTAGGGTGTTTCCGCTACTGGATCAGCCATGTGTAGAGCCGGTACAGATAGAGTACGGGGGCAGCCTACGCGCGGGCGTGTATCAGTTTGCTGTGGCTCTGTGTGATGAATTTGGCAACGAGAAAACTAACTATACTTCATTGACTAATCCTGTGCATGTATTCGATGAACAATATATTAGAATTAATGATGGGAAATGGGGAGAAAGAACTAATCTTGGTATAAGACTTAAGGTGTCTAATTTGGATAGGCAAGTTAGTCATTACAAGGTGGCTGTTATTCAAAACACTGTTGGATATAATGGTGAAACACAACCTGTAGTCGATTATTTCATAGAAGGTATTCATCCTATTACAGAGAAGACTATATACTATTATTCTGATCTTAATAATAAGAGGACAACATTTGAACATATTTCTTTAAAAAGAGCCATATATAATACATCGAGAGGAATAGTATCGGTTGGAAACCGTCTTTTGCAGTATGGTCTTACTGCTGAAAAAGAGTGGAATTTACAACCTGTAGTTTCTCTTATGGGGCATTTCCTAAAATGGCAGGCATCGGTAGCCCACGAGGATCTGTATAAAGATGGTAATGCTTGTTCGTTGTATGTTGGATACATGAGGAATGAAGTATATCCTTTTTCTATATCATTTAAGACATCTACTGGTTATAAAACTCCAGCGTTTGTTCTTATTCCCCCACCTTCTGATAAGGCACGAGAGGAAATGAACAAAGATAGTATCCCATACCAGTCTATAAACGCATATGCTCCGGATTGTTCAGGAGTGGAAAGGAAATATGTATGGCAGTATAGCAATACGGCAGGAGATGGGGTATTGATTGACGACGATGCGGTTGTTATAGATGAAGAACAGAAAGAGTGTAATAACCCGGCTACCGTAGGTCAAACTGTTATAGTGGAAAGCAATTTCGCTACTTTTAAAGGGAAATCAAGATTTATTATCGATTATGATGATATTGTAGGATCCCCTATAAATTATTTGTCTGAAAATATAGGTCTTGTAGCTTGTAACAATAAGGAGAATGGAGACAATGAAAGACAGATATGCGATATAGCTACCAAATACAGAGAAGACGGAACACAGGATTATATGGAACCAATTGATCATATTGGGTTGCCAGAAATGGAAGGAGACTGCGAAGTTCCCCATCGTCAAGAATCTATATTGTCTGCTCCAGTTCCACTAATAACAGGCCTTGTAGAAGATTATATCTATAAGGCTCTTAGCGAAATGGAACACGTCTCTACAGATTATCTATATACCACAGGAGGAGAAAATCAGAATAAGTATTCTGTGTTGTTTAATTACGAGACAATGGATTCTTTATCTGAATGGATGGAGGAAGCATTTTTTGGGTATAGCGCTGGCAGCATATCAGGTGATGGCAATCAACACCTTTGTTCTGAGTTTTATCCATACTTACAACCTGGATCTGTTTTAAAAACCGTGTCTGATGCTATATACGTATTAGATACCATGCCTTGTACATGCGGATGTTATATTGAGAGTTATTGCTCTGATCCTACTGTGTCAAGAACTGATTATAACAACTTTCAGAATTATAATTATCTTCTTGGAAGTTATATTCTTCATATAGATGGATGGAGCCAAAAGATAAATGATGTAGGAGATTGGCGAGCCGGTAGATCTACCAGTACAGTCATAAATAATCAGTATAGATCAAAGAACGGACCCAGGTATTGTATTGAGCAATTTTGGCCTGAAGCTTCTGAGAAGTTGCAAGATATGATATATAAAAATTCGGATACCGGTATAGATGAAACTGATTGGAAATTTGAAGGGTATGTAAACAATGCTACATTTAATAATCCTACAGGGGATAAGCTTAATATTGGATTCGCATCTGAATTTGTGGTATGGAAGTTTGTCAGAAATGTAATGACAAATGCAAGATTTATTAGAATCAATAGACCAGAAGAGTGGGACATAGAAGGTTATAAAGATGAGAACAAAGTTCTTTATCTTGAAGCTCTTGGAAAGGTAGATGGCATAATGGATGCTGTGTCTACTAATTATGTTCGTGTTTCTTTTTGGAAGGATGTTGAAACATGGTCCCCTCTTGGAATAGTACCAGTTGAATTTGATAGACCTGAGTATGAATCATCTCATTCTGTTATTATTAACATAGCAAAACCAGCTTTCGGAGAAATAAATGAAGAGTTTTTTGATTCTATAGGTCAAAATTATTTTTATGTTACAATAGAATCTCCTATTGTGGCAGTTCCTTGGATAATGACGTTTAGACAAATTCAATTTTGTTCTTATAAAAATTATGATACCCCAGAAGAAGAGGAAGAAGAAGGAAAGAAGCCTTCCCGTGCTATTCTTGGAATCGCTTTTGCTACGGGTAAAACTATATATCCGTATATTTTTGGTATAAGAGAAAAGGAGGTAAATAAGATTGATTTGTCTGTGGATTCTATAACACTTAGATCAACTGTCTTATTTGCATCAAAATGTCAGACATGTGGAGATAGGCCCATCAATTGCAAGCCTCGTCCTTATAAATACGGGGATTTTGCATATTGGGAATCATCTGAGAAATATCCTGCTAATTTTGAACTTTATGATAGTAGCAGGATGAAAATAGACACAGGCAGATCTTATGGTGATCCAAAAAAATCAGAAGCTTATTCTAATATTATGAATAAGTTAACAGAATATTATGGTGCTCCTTTGTCAGACAAAAATGGATTATCTTATTTCAAGGGTCATTCTTATGGAGGGGTAGATACTTCTACCGTATTTTGCCAGCAACCTATACGTCATTACCGGTTTCCAGATAATAAGCATATACCATTCATGAACAGTGATGAACGTGGATATGACATAGCTTCTGAAATATATCCGGTAGGTATTATGGTAGATGAGAACACCATACAAGTGTTTTTGGATTTTGCGGTAGATTCTGGTTTAATTACGCAACAACAAAGAGATACGATCGTAGGATATGAACTGTATCGTGGAGATAGGAGGCTAAATAGGTCGGTTGTGGCCTCAGGATTGGCCTACGATATGCTTAGATACATAGGAGACGATGGTAATGTAAATATCTATCCTAATTACCCATATAATGACCTATCACAAGATCAATATAATTATACGTCTGGCAAAAGAGACGAGTTCATATCCCATCCTTTCGACAAAGGAGGAAACGTGTGGTATTCATTTTGTTCGCCTGATATTTATTTCAACAAGCCCGAACTTCCAAATGAAGTATGTATAGACGGGTTTCAAAGAGGAATGTCTGTAGGCAGTTTTATACCTGTCGAAGATCATCCAAAATGGACTATCTTAGGTCCTGCCGCTTATACGATGGCTGCGTCACTTGCCGCAGTTGAATCAAGTGCCACAATAGCCGCTATGATAGCAGAAGAGCTTCAGATAAGGGCTCAGTCTGGATACATAGGAGGGTCGGCTGGTCTTACCGGAGGAGGATTCCTGACTAATTTAAGCGTGGCCATGCTGTTTTCTTCAATGGTGTCAACCATCAGTCAGACTCTTGCTAAAGGCCCGATATTGTACGGTAAGTACCGTTATGATTGGCTTAATACGTTTATAAACAATGGACCAAGACGTAATCATGCATGGTATTATACTTCTGTGGGATTATATAATTCAATGATAGGCATAACAGATCAGGATAAGTATGAACGAAATTTTGCCCGTGGTTTATCTTCTGTTAAGTACATTAAGTCTGGCGTATATCCGATGATGGATGCCAGTATGTCTTCTAAATGGGGAACCGGTAGAAATAATAATGAGGGACGTTTCTTATTCGTTAATAATATAGATCGTGAATCTTCGTTATTTTTATCATTTGGTGATCCAGGTGAAAAAGGAGATGGTAAATCGAAATATTTATTGGAATATCCGAACTATGTTTACAATTACGACAGTAGCCGCATAGATGATTCGGTTATTGCTGGAAGTGATGTTGTAGCAGGAAGAACATTCGAGCAATCCAAAACAGTATCGTACATCTGTTCTCCGTATATGAGACTTATGCGATATAGGCCGGATCAATATGGACAGATAGAAGATATAAAATGGATTTCCATAGGTGGATGTGGATTTTTCACTAATGAAAAGAAACTGATATTCGGTGGCGATACGGTGATAACCAGATTTTCATTAAAAAGAAAATTCCCTGTTTTTTATAATAGCGCTTTTGGTATTGGAGACATGATACCATTCCCATACATGGATTACAGAAATGTAGGGTATCCAAGATATTTTGTTAATTATGATACTGGAGAAGACGCTCTTGAGACAATAGATAACGAACGTTTCAATAGCTGGACATCATCTAATAAAGGAAGATACGCTTTTTATCCAAACAGGAAGAGCTTATACGAATTAAATGGTGACACATCCGGCAGGTACGTTAATGGAAGATTTTATACATGGTTCTATGGCATTCCTCAGTTCCTTGTAGAGTCTGAAATAAATTGTAATTTCAGATTAGAGGGCCCTCAGCCTCATGAACTATTCTATCCAAAAGTAGGAGATTTTGTTTGGTGGACACAAGAAAAGAACGTATCTATCCATAGGGATAATGATTACAAGATAAGTCCTATCTATTCGTCGAGGATGACACTAACACCAAATGTATTGCCGGCAACGTACGAACGACGTTTTTATGACTGTGCTTACCAACGTCCTAATGGTGTTATATGGAGTAGGGCTGATGTATCTGAAAACAGCCAAACAGATCCGTGGCTGACGTACAAGCCTATGGACTATCATGAGTTCCCAACCAGCAACGGGAAGCTTATTCACATGAAGCGTATTGAATCCGATCAGATCCTTGTCAGGTTCGAGGATCAGGTTTCACTCCATAACGCCATAGACGTAATCAAGGAGCGCACCTCCCCAGGGCAGGCTGAGATGGGCACCGGCGGTCTGTTTGCGTCCCGGCCTCTGGAGTACAACACGACCGACCTCGGTTATTCTGGAACACAGAGCACTGAAATAATTAGTTCAGAATTTGGTCATTTCTGGGTAGATACTAAAAGAGCACAGGTGTTCATGACCGATCCAAACGGACGTAATCTTAAGGAACTTAGTGTAGGTATCAGACATTGGCTTAAGCGTCATCTTCCGTTTAAGATTCTTAGATATGGAATAACTAATATCTTAACCGGCACAGAGATGACAGAAGAAGATACAGACAATAAATTTATCGGTCTTGGCCTGTCTCTTGGATGGGATAATCGGTATAAGAGGGTACTTATCACGAAAAAAGATTATATACCTGTTAAGAACCCGGCATATTATAAATATGATGGTGGAAGGTTCTTGTACAATGAAACAGAGGTGTTGTCAAACGATAAGGAAATATCCTTAAAAGACGAACAGTATTTCAAGGATGTGTCGTTCACTATCGGATATTCGTGTCTGAAGCAAGAATGGATTTCTTATTATTCGTTCTGCCCTGACTATTATATAGAACAGCAGCAATATTTCCAAACAGGTATAAACTTCCCGGCATCAGACGAAGAAGGCGGCTTATGGAGTCATTTGCTGACGAATAAGAGCTTCCAAACGTTTTATGGAACAACATATCCATTTATATTAGAAGTGCCAATAAAAGAGAAATATAATGGTTCTACGCTGGCTTCTGTTGAGTATGAGCTTGATGCAAGAAAATACGTTGATGATGTGAATTACACTCTTGACAGGAAAGTAGGTTTAGATACGATAACTATCTACAACGACACAAACAACTCAGGTGAAATTCATCTTGTTCCAGAAGAAAAGAATAATTTAGCGCAACGCATATCGTATCCGAAGATCGTAGGCGACTATACCGAGGTCCTGGATACTGAGGTATATAGAAGACATAAGTTAAACGACTTCTTTAATAGGGTTGACGATGACCGATCTGAAACACCTATCTGGATCAAGGACGATAACGATATAAATAAGTCGGTTAATCCTGATGCTCTTAATTTTAGACGGTCATGGCTTGATAGGTTAAGAGGAAGTTGGATGCTGATGAGGATAAAGAAAGTAATTAGCAACCGGAAGATTATATTCCAGTGGTTAATTTCTGAAGATAAGATTAATAATAGATAAATTACAATATTTAATAAGTTGAAAATAAGTAGTTTTTATTTTGTGATTTAATAATAGTTGAATATATTTGTAGCGCCTATCGATCCATCGCGGACAGGTAGGCGCTTATTTATTAACAATAAAACGATGTAAAATTATGAAAAGTAACGTGTTATTGCAATCAGAAAGCAGAGAATTGTTGGGTAGAAACATTTCTGTTATGTCAAAAGACGGTTTTGTGTGTATAACAGAAGTAATGGAAGTATTATCGCAGAAGAGAGCTGCTATGGGGTTGGAGCCTAAAAGACTTGATCATTTAATGTCTACGTCGTCTTTTCAAGAGAAAATGAATGCATTGATTAAAGAATTGAATATCAATGAATTGACTTGTACTGTACGATATCGTACACTCAAAGATAACTCATTGAATATAAGTAAATTAACTGATTTGAAGAAATATGGAATGGCATACAGGAGAGGAAAAGGAAAAGATCAAAAATGGTTTGTTAATCCGTATTTTTTTGTTATGATAGCCTTAGAATTAGATCCTGAAATATATGCTAAGGTTATATTATGGCTTACCGACAACTTTATAGAAAATAGAAATATAGCTGGTGAAGCTTACATTAAGATGTGCAAGTCTGTTTCTTCTTTAATAAAAAACAAAAGCGAATTATCTGATAAGATAAAAATAGTAGCCAAAGCCATAAATTTTATTGTTTTCAATAAACATGAAGATGGGATTAGAAATTTTGCAACGAAGAATGAATTAAATGAAATAATATCAATAGAAAATGCGGTTGGAGCTATAATTGATGGAGAGTTCGTTCATTCATTTGAGGAATTAAGAATGTATTTAGGCAAAGAGTGGAAAAAGAAATGGGGTAATCCTATTATGACCCTAAATTGACACGCTTTTTTTATTATGTAAGAAAGTTTTTGCAAGAACTTAAATTTGATAGCCGTAGGATGAGTAACATCATTCTTCGGCTTTTTTTATTTACCTTTGTTGAAAAACGGTTTGTCATGAAACAGGTATCGTATAAAAATGACATATATCCTTACAATGTAAGGGTATTGCTTGGAGCAGATGAAGAGTATATAGTTAAGACGTTCGCCAACCTGGAAGTAGAAGATCAGAGCTGGGAGGGGTGGACTGATGATTATGGTGGCAGAACTATTTTCGTAGGAAACCGAACCAATCACAGGAAGGAAATATGTTTCTTGTTTCATTCACTGTCTGATATGGATGTTAGAACCATAGGACACGAATGTCTGCACGGTCTTTACCTTTATTGTAAGTATCTTAATATTAACTACAGTTTTGACGCCGGAGAAGATGAGCACGCTGCCTATCTAATGGGATGGTTGGTTGACAAGGTTTGTGATGCTTACCACAAATTTAAGAAGGAGGAAGAAAAATGAAAGAAAAAGAATTTGATTTTGTGATATATCCACTAAAGTTGATTATCACCATAGGGTTAGATTACAAAACATTGTGTGATCGTTTTGAGAATGCAGAATTGGATCATGAAGGAGAATGGGGAGATGAAGGCGATTTAGATTCAGAAGTCTCTTTTATGAATCTTGTTCGTGATAAGGGAGATGATAGAGCTTTTAAGTTATTATGGAATTTTCAAAGTGAGAATGATATGACTATACAAAACATATGTCATGAATCATTTCATGCAGCTATGTCGGTATGCCAACATTGTAATATGTCTCTTGGTTTTAAGGTGGGAGAAGATGAACACGCAGCTTACATAGCTGGATTTGTTGGTAACTGCGCAGGTGAAATGTTTGGATTCTTAGAGGAAGAAAAAGATGGCAAAGAAGAATAAATCAGATTGGAAGCCCTCAGAAAATATCCTAAAATATTTGAAATCGTGGGAAAAGTTTGAGCCTGAATTATATGACGATAAGAAGGGAAATATAACAATCGGGTACGGATTTCATCTTCCTCATCTTCTTAAAAAATACAAGAATGGTATAACAGTAGAAGAGGCCGATAAGGAATTTGAAGGTGTAGTTAATACGTTTGTTCCGGAATTTATACGAAGAACTCCTAATTTCAAGAATCTAAACAATAATCAGCGAGATGCTTTGTTTAGTTTGTTTTACAATACAGGAGGACCAGAGTATTCTAAAAGCCCAATGCTTTTAGAATACCTTAAAGAAGGTGATTATGATAAGGCAGTGAAAGAAATAAATCACAATGAAAACGAGAAAGGTATGGGCGGCCAGAAGAAGCGCCGTGCCTTCGAGCGCCGGGTGTTCTCTACGCCGACATACCAGCCCTGGACGGTGGATGATGACAGTAACTATGTCCTGATTGAAGACAAGCCTGTAGAGAACGAATCTATAGAAAAAGATACTAATGATTCAAAATACGAAGACGCTCGTCATGTAGCCGCCAAATACGGTGATACGGGGTATATAGGTGGAGGTTATGATGGCAAGAAGGTTAGAGTATCTGATTCTGTTGTTGAATCGGTAGGGATATCCAATAATGCCGATCCTAATAAATGGTATGAATCCGTTAATCCGGTATTAGACACTGATCCTATTAGTTTAATCTCCGATTTTATTCCTACTATGAAACGCATGTTGGATCCTAATAGGGAGCGATCCGGAGAAGATACTGCCACTGATTTTGAAGAGAAAATGTGGAAGGCTTACACGGACGGAGATATAAGTAGATTGCCGGCAAGCAAGTATCGTTTTGATGACGATGATGATGACGCTCAGTATGTAGGATTGCCTCAAGAACAAGCTATTTTGATACAATCTTTATTAGATAAAGAGTATATGAACAACATGCTTGACGAGGCATATAAGGATGCTGATGAAAAAAGTAAACGAAAAATAAGAGATTATAAGAAGGTCCTTGATAAACTAAATAAAAATATATTTGAAAATCCAGGAAAATGGATTTTAGTAAATGAAGGCGTAAGTCCATTTAGAGAAGAAGTATATGGTGACAATTTTGAAAAAGTAAACGAAGCTTCCGGATTAGGTGCGTTGAAGAATTTCAGTGTAAGATGGGATCCGGATGCTGGTATGTTGGATGTTAAGGATGATTATGATTTTAGTCGAAAGAAGATAGCGGAAGACATCATACCGGAAAGGGATGTCCCTCTTAGAATAAGGGAACGTATCAAATACGATCCTAAGAAAGGTAGTGTGCTTCGAAATAATGACAAGGCTTTACCTAAAAGGTTTGTAAGGAAATACGAAGAAGGTGGAGAAGCTAAGTATGAATATGTAGCATCCAGAGATAATACATCAGTGGGTTCAAGCGGAATAAATGAAAATGCTAATTATGGTACGATCCCTGTTGATGGTGTGAATATAAACGAAATTGTAGCTGGAGGCATTCCTGTAGTAGGTGATATAATGGACGTCAAGGATGCGTATGATTCTTTCATAGATAGAGATGCGCTTGGAATGGTTATGGCCGCTATGGGTCTTATTCCTTTTGTAGGAGGTATATCGAAAAAAGCAATGCAAGCGAAAAGAGCTACTAAAAAACTATCTCAAAGAGACAAAGAGCTTTTAGGATCGTTGCCTGAATATGCTAAACCAGCATCTCCTATAGGCGAGGCATGGGAAAATCATAAAAAGCGACTTTTTTCTGGAGCTTATGAAAGGCTTACTGGGGAGAGGTTAAGGATGAAAAATGGGGAGCCAGATCCGGATATGCTTGATACCAACATATATGATTGGGATGATCCGAAAGTTTTCAGGGATGCAAAGTATTTTTTAGGAGATGAATACTCTGATGATGAGATAAGGAAGATAATAGATGAAATATCTGGATATGGGGTGTTAAATGGGAATATAATCAGGTCTAAAAACGTTGATGAGTTTATTGATTTATTTCTTGAAGGGAACCCCAATATATCCAACAAAGATGTAGAGAATTTCATAAAAAGTCATGAGGTGGAACATAAAATTCATTACCCAGATTCAGATGCGGATAAAAGCGGATTTGATTTGAATAAAATAGGTGATGATGAAGTAAAAGATTATTTCAAAGAGGATCATTTTACAGAAATGGCGGCCAGAGGAACTCAGATTAAAAATTATTTTGGTTTGACCGATGATGCTCAAGAGGTAACACCTGAAATGTTAGAATATGCAGCCAGAAATTACTTGAAGGATTATGGGAATGACAATGAGATGAAAGAATATTTTGAATCCATATCAGACTATAAAAAGGCTGCCAAATGGATAACAGATCACGCCTCGGTGGGATTAGTGGCCTACTATGTAGGGGATAAGATTGCTGATCCTAAAAAAGAAAAGAAAAGAAACGGAGGGAAGCTTACTCCATACAAGGCTGGTTTTCGTTTTATTGATCATAAAAAAGAATACGGAGATCTGAAAGATGCATCACATAGATTACCCGGTAGGAAATTCATGTATTTCTACGAAAACGATAAGCCGAGTAAAAGCATTGTGTTTGCTGAAGAAGGTGGCGTAATTGGCAAGCAGCGTGAAGCATATGATTACTTTACTAATAAGCGAGGTATGTCTAAAATACAGGCGCTTGCCATCATAGGTAATCTCATGGCTGAATCCGGTCTTAAAGACGACATATACGGAGACAACAAAACATCATATGGCATACAGCAATGGCACAATGAGCGCATGGATAAGTTATTCAAGCACGCTAAAAATAAAGGTCATTCTACACCCACATTCAAAGACCAACTTGAGTTCTTAGCTGACGAATATGAAGGAAAGACCGGATATTCTAATTTCTTATACACAAGAAAAGGAAAAGAAGGACCAGGGTATTACAATTACAGCCGGCAGGACTTTATGAACGCCGATAACCTTAAAGATGCTGTAATAGCTTGGAACCAAGGAGCAGGACGTCCTCATAAGAGTGTTATAAGAAATGATGACCGTTATAACTATGCTATGGAGGTTGCAAAAAATCTTGGTTTGGAAATTGAAGAAAATTCCGTATCTTTGTATGGTCAAATGGGATTCGGAGATGATGGTGAAATAGCAGCATCGGTAACACTTCCAGAGGTAGAAGTGGCAGCCGCCCTCCCTAATACGGAAGCCCCGTCCCAGGAGAGACAGTCCGAGGAAGAGAGATTCCGTACATGGACTGAAACGTATGGTAAGGACATCATAAATCATTTACTGACGTTAGACGGGAAAAAGGATGGTGATGACAGTGATTATAATATGATGTATAGACAGAATCAAAAAGAAAGCGAAGAGGATAAGAAAATGGCTTTGATTAATGCCGTGCTTCCCGATATTCAGCTTCGCATTAAAGGCGTCAATGACAATTAGAACAATTATTTTATTTCTCATATTAATAAAGCGAAGCCGGATTTGAGACTCGTTATGCGGATACCGAAGGTTGAAGAACGATATCAAGATAATCCGGCTTTTTTGTGCGATTTCGTGAAGGATGGAACTATCATCGCCTTGGTTTAACAGAACAGACCTACGTACTTCCACTGTCCTGACGGGCATGGGCGCTCGTCTCGCCTACCAGCCTGCCTAATTCTCCACTGGCTATCTAATATAATTATTAACGTCACTCCATCTCGGTCGTTAAGTTCATTCACTGTAAACAATTATATGAATAAATGGTAAAGTATATAAAATAATATAAATAATATAATGAGTAAGATCATTGAAAATGGTCTTAATATTAAGGAAAACGGAGACTATTCATAGGCGTAGTTTTAATTCAAGATTTGTTGTCCCACCCCTGACGGTCAGGCGGTTACGTTCAGAGTCGTTTTCCCGTCTCTTATCCAAACCGTCATAAAACAAAAAACCTTGTATCCTATTTCTCTCAAACCGGATACAAGGCAGTGCATTTTCTTCTTTTTATATAAAATCATATATTTGCACTAAACAACAAAAACAATATGGAGACAAAAATAACTGAAATAATGAATCCTCACAAGTTACACGACAAGCTCTTCAAGAAAGAGCAGGTCTCTCCGATAGAAGTTATATACAACAGCTTCAGCAACTTAGGGTACAATGTAGTACGCCGTCCAGCCGGTCAGTGTTTAGGCAATTTGAGATATTTTAATCTATTTTATGACAAACATACTCATCATTTCTATCAGAAAAACAGGAAGTTGAGATATTGTAGTAATTTTCTCATATCTGATTACTGGAAAGATAGAGTGCGATGTTTCATAGTTTGGAACTTTGGATTTGGAAGATTCTTTCCGTACAATGACTTTATTGAGGCTATGGTTTATGATTATCTTCGATATGGGAGAAAGTCAGTTCCTTATCTTAAAAGCGTGCAAGAGGCTGAAGAAAAGTGTGTAAGGTTCTATATCCGGTCTCAGATAGATATGCTTCGTAAGGAAGGATATGCCGCTTATCGGGCTAAGTTCAAGGAAGAACGTCCTCAGTATTTCATCGGAGACGATAGGACGGTGTTTAGATGCCTTGACAGCTCTTTAAAAAGAGAAGAGAAGATTGCTGCATGCGTAGCCCACAAAAGGGCTTTAAAAGAAGGGATAATGACTTCCTTCATTAATCACCTTAAGAAACATCCTACCACTTTATATTCGTGGTTTTCATCAGAGGTAGATAGCGAAGGAAAGAATAGGCTCTGTCTATCTGAAAAGGCTGTTTCGTATTTGAATAAGAGACTGGTTCGCAATGGGTTAAAGTCTCTTTCTGCATCATATCTTTTTAGAACGTTTAGAAAAATGGTGAAGATCTTGTTCGGTTCCAATGTCAGGTCGTTTTTGAATAGCTGTCTGATGTCTGTTTCAACAGAAGAGGTTTTAACCAAATCTATGAAGAAAATAGTTTCCAAGACAGTGCTGTTTTTGTACAAGAGAGCGCTTAAGAACTATCGCCGGGCATGCGGTCTTAAGTACGACCCTGATTCGGGCGGTTTGTCTGCCGTACATGATTGATTTTTAAACGTATCCCATAACGTTGGATTTTCTCGTTCGTTTCTCTTATCTTTGTGAAAAAAGATAGTATGAAATTACGAATCATAAAAAATCGTCCGATATTCGCTCCTGGCGGTAGTGTTCAGGATAAGAAACAGGATATTAATGTATCCTCTACTCAGCCTATTCTTGATTATGGAACGTCTGTTAATAAATGGGGTGAATCTGATATTCAGAATATATATATGCCTTCTGATGTGACTTTAGAAACAGAGGAGGGGGAGATAAATCCATTTAGTAGTATGCCTACATCCGATCCGTTTTTTGAAAACAATGATGCAGGATATGCAGGATATCTCGCTGATAATAGGGGTATGGTTAAAAACGTAGAGAAATCAGTCGTTGATAATGCAATGAATGTAGGTGGTGTTGATGCTGATTCCTCTAAAGAAAAACGTTCCCAAGATGGTAATCCTCTTGATCCTATGACTACCCCATATTATTCACCCGATCTAACCGGCAGAGCTCAAATGTTCGGTACAAGTCTTGGCCGGATAAGAGCCGGTAATAAGATCGGTGCTAATGTGGCTCAAGCTGCCTTGTCTGGTGTTAGTTTAGGATTAGGTCTTACCCGTAATATCATGGGAGCTTCATCTGCTGCGTATGCAGCCAGCAGAGACGAGCAGGCAGCGAGGGAAAAACTTGCCAAGGAGCGTCGTCAGCAATTCATCAAGTGGGAACGTGAAGGTGGTGGCGTGAATTTAGGTAACGGTCAGAAGATGGATACGTCTGATATGACCGGCGAATATATTTATCCTCTTCCCAAGTCTATGGAAGATGCTGCGAATGTAGAGATAGAGAAAGGCGAGTACGTGCTGACTCCTGACTCCGTAGGGCCTATGGAAGCCAAAGGAAACAGACATGAAAATGGTGGCACTCCGGTTGATTTGCCAGAGGCTTATATTGTTTCCGATTATCGTAAGATAGATGATGAGTTTGCCTCTTACGTTAGAGAAAATTATGGTATTAAGGCAACGTCAAAAGATACGTATGCTACACTCCTTGATCGATATAAGAAGAAGATAGGTTTGTCTGATAAGTACGAAGATCAGGAGCGTGTATATAAGAGATTAGAGAAAAACGAAGATGTAAAAGATAAAAATACATCTAATCTTAATGCTTCTATTCTTTCCAAGTACGTCAATGAAAACCAGAAAGAGATAGACGATCTCGAAACACAATTCCGTTCTTTTGCCGAAATCGTTTATGGTAAGCAAGAAGAGTCGAAACGAAACGAGAAGATGGATGCTTTCTTTAGAGAAGGAGGAGTCGTTGATTTAAACCAGGTAAAGAAGCAGGCGAAAGCTTTTAATATTTCCGAGTCAGAAGCTAAGAACTGGATATACGATGAGTATGTTAAACAGACCAGGAAAATGGCTGAAGGTGGACCTACTCAGAAGGAGCTGGAGGAACTTAGAAAGAATGCTATCGGCTACAATAAGCTTATCAATCAGTTATTTGGACGAACTCTTAATATGACTGTATCTGATGTTAGTGGTCGTGAGCAGATCCTTAATCCTGATTCCAGTGTCAATGCCAACCAGAATCTCCAACATAGAAGCAATTTAGGATACGGCAGGGTAAATGATGAGGCGGTATCTAATTTGCTCGACATAAACCGATGGGCTAACAAGTACAATACGGATGGTGATTTTGATACAGAAGGTTTCCAGAAAGGATACAACAGGCAATTAAATGCATTGTGGGCGTTAGCTGATGTAGGCGCTATTACGAATGCTGATGCAGCCAAGAAATTCAGAGATGAATACGGATTCTGGGGCCAGGACGCCGGAAGCTACGGAGGGAATCAGGCTTATAATTCATTTGCCGTAGATGATAAGTTTGGTCAGACAACAGCTACTCGTTCTTATTATGGGTTGGACGTTGTTTCGGCAGAGCAAAAAAGATTGTTAAACGAAAAAGGGATAAAGAATTATGTTGACTTATTTGGTGATAAATCTGATGCCGCTAAGAAGATTCTGGGCTCCGATTATAATAAGTTTGTTGCTTTAAAAGATAGCGGGTTAATGCCGGAAATAGACTTCGTTCTTGAGTCTGTTAAACCAGAAATGAAGCCTATTGAGGCCGGTCCTATAGCACCAGGTCTTACACCTCCTAAGATTGGATCTCCTGGAAGGATAGAGGTAAAACCGAAAGCTGGTACGCCTACGACTGTAACCGACACCGATACAGAGGAGGTGGTTGAAGACAACGGAACTAAAAGACAGGGGCAGCCGGCAGCGTTCGGTCCTATCTTCCCGGAGATGCTGAGAACGCTCGATACAGGCTTGGAGATAGAGGGATTGGAAAGGCATCAGGCTCCGAGAATAGATCCGGTTCTGCAATCTGCTGATCAGTATATCAACGAGCTCAACCGCGCGACATCGGCTCAGTTGGACGCAGTAGGTGACGTGCCCGACTCCCAGCGAGCTGCTATTCTGGCTAATATGAACGCCATAGCTGGAAGCAATATAGCTAAGTACGTTAATGAAGTAAATTTCAATAACGCAAGGCAAATAAACGAAGCTGACAGGTTCAATGAAATGGCTTATGTTCAGACAGACGATAAGAACATAGTGGAAAGGCAACGTTATGAATCTGGGTTATTGAAGGCTATGGCTATAAGGGATGAAAATCTTGCTCGTTATTATGACAGCATAAACAGTGAGATACAGAATAAGTTCAATGTTCGTACATCGTTGAATACCATAGCTTCCATAGCTCCGAATATGAGAATGCTTCCAAGTGGTCAAATTATTTACGTTCAAGGTAATCAGGATGTGATGAATATGGGTGATTATTCTACACCTTACTTGAGAAGTTTAAATGAAGAAGATGACGAAAATAAAAGAAGAAGGAGGACCAAATAGTGGCTTCACAGTATAGTATTTTAAGGCAATATGCCCCGTATGTTAGTCCTTACAACATAGATCTTGTTAAGGACGTCATGATGTACAAACAGCAGAAGGTTGATGCTGCTCGTGAAAAGATCTATACCCAGGTAGATTATCTTATGGGTCAAGAGATAGATAAGCCTGAAGCCCGCGCTTATATGGAAGATAAGATGTCAGGTGTGATTGCTAACATCAATCAAAAATTCAAAGGCGTGGATCTTTCTTCTGATGGTGTTACGAGAGCCATACAAGGAGAGATCAGTTCGGTGTTGGATGATACGGTCATTAACGCTATTGCCGGCACAAAAGAAGGCAAGAGGGTTATGAAGGAAATAGAATCTATAAAACAGAATCATCCTGAACTTTATTCTCCTATTAATGAATGGCATGCTTTGGACCCTTATTACAAATGGAGGTCAGATGGTAAAGCAGGATCAAGGTTGGGAGGTCTTCATTATTCTCCTTATGTTGATTATACTAAGGAGATAAATAAGCTGGTTAGTGACTTTAGGAAAAACAACGAAGGCAAGAAGATTCAGACAACAGAATATGATGTTAAAGGTAATCCTACTGGTGGAATCATAGAAGTCAACGTAGATGAGCTTACTGATTCCCAGATAAGGAATTTTGTGTCTGCTAACTTATCTGAAAACATGAGGAATCAGATGAGAATAGAAGCATCGTACATGGCAGCCACCAATCCGGTGTTCAGTAATCCGGATTTGGTTAGTCAATACATTGGGTCTTATGTCGAAAGATACGATAGACACATAGGAGCATTGGAAGCAAAAAAGAAATCAGTAGGGGATAATAAGGCTATTATTGATCGTATTGACAGTCAGATACAGGAAGCTAAAAATCAGAAAGCAGAAGCCAAGAGGGAGGCAGATATGATAATAGCTTCATCAGATCCGGTAGCGGCTGCTAATTTTGTTGTTACCAATAATCTTTTCGATAAGATGACTGATGCATGGAGATACGACAATACAAGTTTTGAAAGGAAGAAAGATGATCTTTATTTTGCAAGGTTGGCAGAGGATAGGGCTCAGCAAAAGTTTTTGACTGATAATGCTAAGTCTATGGTTGAAATATCATTGGCGAATGAGCAGCTTGCTCAGGCTAAGATTGAAACCGAATACATGCGTACTTACGGTTCCAAGATGGGCACTGAAAGCTCATCCGGAGGCACAAGAGGAGCAGGCGGTGTAGGAGTGCCGATGGCTCCTATGGACGGGCCTACGGCTATCAATTCTGGAACGGGTAAGATAGGATCTGTTAATTTGGCTAATATCCCTTATGAACAACTCACATCTTCTTCCACAGAGCGTAGAGCAAATTTATTGAAATTATATAATTCATTATCTCCTACAGACAGAAGCAATATCGTTGCAGCATCATACGAAGAAGAAAAAACTGACCCAGGATTGTATGCTAATATGACTCCTGAAGAACGGATATATTCTTATTTAAAAAATAATGGAGGTCAGAAAAACGGATATTTCGGACAAGGAAATAACAGATTGTCTGAAGCTTATGATGCTTTACTTCTTTCTGATTCTAAGGCAAATGGAGCTGCAAAGGCTATAAATAACATAACTGATTATCAAATAGATAATATAGTTACTAAAAAAAATAAGGATATTATCAGGAAAGTTTGTAATGCTAAGTTTATGAAAGGAAATTCTTTTATAAATCTTACCGATACAGATGATAAGGCTGGAGCTTTCCTACTCGCCACGGCCATAACAACTGGCGTATCTGATGCTGTAGGGTTCAGAGAATACATGATGGACCCTTCAAGAGGAATAGATATTCTTAGTGCTATATCTCCGTCATTAGGAGCTAAGGCGAGTGCCGGCAAGTTGGGGAAAAACATATCTGATGCTATTACAGGCGAGGATAATGGTTCTTCTACTGGTACGTTGGCTCTTATTAATGGAATGAAGAAACTTAATGGTGATCCCGATTTTAATATATCCGATTATATGACTATAGATAAGGATGGTGATATAGATTTAAAAGATTATCAAGAAGGGGAGCCTTTGACTATTACTCAGTTAAGATATGCTGAGAAAAATAGTAGGGTGTCTGACATGATAGCAGGTCAGATGCAGGACGAGATAAAAATGTCTGTATCTCCCGATCAGATTTCTGATAAGTTATCTCAGTATCATTACCTTGATTCTTACAAAAGATACAATTGGAATGCCGATTCACCGGAAAAGTCTTTGCAGAAGGCTCAGTTTAGAAGATTGTCTGGTTACATGGCAGGAAAGGTAAATAATCTGGATCCTACTGCTATTAATGCCATTAATATGGATGCCGAGATAGATAATGGCACCGTTAGAAGATTCTTGACTGCTCAAGTAGGTTCCGGTAAAAATTCTTATGTTACAGAAAGGGTTGAGATTACGAATGACGAGCTTCTTAAGGCGGGTATAGATCCTTCGGTCGAGGAGCGCAATTATCCGGTAGATGGTTACAAATCAAGTTTTGAAACCTGTGATTTTGTAGATACCGGAAAGAAGGAAGGCTATTCTTATGATAAGTATCTCATACGTAATGGTCTTCCCCGTTTGGCTTCTAAGGCTGATGTCAAGAATGATCTTTATGATATAGTAAAGGTTCATGGTTCTTACCTTAAGCCAGAAGAAATGAATGTTGTTAAAACCCTTGTTGATAATTTTATTGACATGTCTGATAATATATCAGTTCAGTTGGAAGGAATGGATGACAGGGGTTCGAGAGAGGTAGCGGTCAATTTCTATGACAAAAGGACTAAAAATTCTAAAAATCCTGCATTGTTGTTCTCGGATTTTGTTCCTTTGGATCCAGGTAATGATGAGTATGCGGATTACTGGAATAGCATTCACCAGAAGTGTCCTCAGTACTTCTTTGTAAAATACGTGAAGGAGGCTGTTCAAGAACGTCTTGATCAGATGAGGGATCCGTATATGAGAGGAATAAATATCATGCCCAATATGAATGACAAGTTTAGTAAGTTGAACGATTTTTTGCAGAAAATTTATGGCTGATAATAATATAGATAGATATAATCCTGCTGCTAAAACCACTTACGAAGATGTGGCAAGGCAAAGGAAATTAGCCGAAGAAGAGAATTACACTCCGGCTACATTACCAGAGACGACAACACCTCTGGTTCCTAATTATATGCCTGGTGAAGGTGTGTATGCCCAACCTAAATTTCCGGATTACGCATCAAGGATAGCTGCTGCCGAATACGAAGAACCGTATATAGCCAAGGAGATAAGCAACAGCTACTCGGAGGCACTGGCTCGTAACAGCTACAGGGGGGCTACACCTGCCGCGCCGCCCCTTAATCCCTATGGACCGAAGGTAAGTATCCGTGAAAGTCATCAGATGGGTAATGATGGGGTATGGCGTACAAAATATCCCAACTATATTCCGGGTATAAATAATGAGGATTATTATGCCAGGAGACAGAGCGGGTGGAGTAAGTTTTGGAATGGTGTAGGTAAATTCGCTTTAAAGTCTGCATTGTACGGTGCGCAAGGAGTTGTGTCATTGCCTGACAAACTTATCAATATGGCATCTGAGGGAAGTTACAAAGCTGCGTTAAACACTAACATGGATAAGTTTGTAGGTGATCTTGACCAGCAAATAGACATGCTTCTTCCCCATTATTACAAGAAAGAGGTAGAAGATTATAATTTCGGTCAGAAGCTTTTTAAGGATACCGGTAATTTCTTATGGAATGACGTCCTTGGTAATGGTATGTCTTTTACCGTAGGAGCCATGATATCAGCGTACATGACCGGAGGACTTGGGGTTGGATCATTGGGCAATATAGGCGCTAAATTAGGTGGAAGAATCGGAGCTAAGTTGGCAGCAAGGCAAGCTGCCAATAGGGGTATAGGAAACCTTAAAAGCGTGTTTAACGACTATGTAAGAAAAGGAGTTGCCACCGGAAGAAATGTAGGGGAGGCGGCTAAGACCATGACGTTGCTGGCTACCAGTGCCGGATTCGAGTCATCGGTTGAAGCAAATTCTTTTATGAAGCAATCCGAGTCTGATTTCAAGGATTATTATCGTAAGATTTATGGTCGTGATCCCAATGCAGAGGAAATGGCTGTTTTTCGTAATTCTAATGCTGATGTAGGTAGTGCTATATTTGCCGCCAATATGGGTATAGTAGGATTATCTAACTGGCTTCTTTTTGGTAAGTATATAGGGTTAGGAGGCAAGGCTATACCTGGTTTGGAAAAGAAGCTCAACAAGCATTTATTTGGATTAGGGACGGAAGTTGCGAAGCCGGGAGAGATGGCTATTAAAATAACCAATCCCAATATAGGACAGAAGATAGCAGGCAATGTTTTCAATATCATGAAAAGACCGGTATCTGAAGGATTATGGGAAGAAGGATCTCAAGGTGCTGTCCAGAATACGGCTGAGGAATATGTTAAGTCAAGATATGACAATGTTGCTATGAACGGGGCCGTTGATGTTCTTGATGCTATTTCTGAAGGATTTAAAAAACAATATACGTCTAAAGAAGGATGGACTGAAATAGGAATCGGTGCTATTATCGGTTCTTTGTTTGGTATGAGGGAAGGCTTCTTTGGAGTGAAAGAGTATAGTAATAATCAGATATTGCTGGAAAGGCAAGTAAATGAATATAACAAAGCATCTTCTAATCTTAATACGGCGGCTTTGAATACGTTGAAAAAGTCAATGAGTTTAGGGCCTCAAGTTCGTTCCGATGCTCAGTCTATGACCGGCAAGGAGCTTGATGATGCAATGTTTGAAAAGATGTCGATTGACAACCAAATGGGAACCTTAGAGGATTCGGCTGAAAATTTCAGGCAGATGGTTGATATGATGCCTATTTCGGAAATAGCCGAAGCCAACGGAATGTCTTTGGAAGAGGCAAAGAAATACAAGGATTCTATTATTGATAATTATAATAATCGTCTTTCGGATTTCAGATCTGCCCAGAGTTTTGCTGAAGATCTTATAGGTGATGATTCTAAGATTGAGTTTAGAAAATACGTGGCTCGTAATGCTTTTCTTGGTCTTCAATCGGAATCAAGAATGAAAGACATAGCTTCTGTCATAGAAACGCTTTCGGGTCAGCCTCGCGTGGCGGATGCTCTAAGTACGTTCTCCCGGCTGTCGGACAGGGCAAGGGTGCGGGCGATGGCTATCCGTGGCATACGGTCAAGGATAGAAGAGCTTGAATCCGAAATAGAAGATCTTGCTACTCGTCCTCGTAACGTAGATGGAAAAGACCCACAAGCTGAATCCATACAACGAAAAACCAAAGAATTGGAAGATCTTAGAACCAATTATAACAATTCGTTGTCTGAGTTATCAACGTTAATAGGAAAAGAGTTTTCGATAGAAGAGTTGGTAAGTAAAACCGAATCTGTTTTATCATCGCCTCTTTCTCCCATAAGTTCACAAGATGTAATAGAAGCCTATGATACACTTGTGGCTTTTGATGATTATTTTAATGTAAAATCAAGACAGGAAAAGAAGTTTACAGCCAAAGACAAAGCCATGAGATCCTTGGTAAATGAATACCGAAGGAGTTTGATGGACTATAGGAATATGAATAACTTCTTGTCTAAGATGCTTGATAAAAGATTCTTAGCTGAGGAAAACAGGGGATTTTCAAAAGCGCTGTCTTCTCTATGGTCTACTCCTTATAAGGGGGATGACAAGGTTCCTGATTTTGCAGAGCCTAATAAAGTTGGTGAATATGACACTGATGAGGTAGTAGATCAAGCTGTGTCAGAAGGTAAGATTTCGGAAGACGAAGCTTGGACTATCAAGGCTTTTATGCATGCTCTTGATAAAGTAAGGGAAGATAGGATGAAGGAAGCAGAAGACGATATAAAAGAGTCACCGCTTACGGAGTCTGTATCGGATGAAGATTATGAGGCTGCTATGGATAATCCTATTATGGTTCCGGCCGTAAGGCAGTCTATAATTGATAAACTATATACAGGTAATGCCGATCTTCTTACTGCGAGAGAAAAAGATGTGTATGATAAATACAAACAAGATTTTGATGATTATGTATCGTCTTTGGGTGACAGTCCCGTTAATCTCATAAAATCATTATCTGAAAAGGCTGATAGGCTTACAAGTCCGAGATCTGTGTATGAGGATAATAAAGCTATTATTGATATGGCTAAATCCAATTTGGAACCAGATCAAAGGAAGGAACTTGATGATGCTATTTCTTCGTATGTTGATATAATGAACAGACGGGACAAAGGGGAGAAAGTTGACGAAGATAAGCTTGCCGATTCGGTATTTACCATAGAAGATCTTGGCCAGGTTGGAAACATCACGGATCTCCTTCCTTATATCGAACAAAACAGGATTATTGATAAAGGTCGTATTTCCGAATCTACGTTAAGTAATTTTGGGGAGGATGATGCTAATATAGATTCTCTTGTAAATGAGTTAGACGAATCTGATAATACACCTGGAGCCAATATAGATAGCGCCCAGAATCCAGAGACGTTGATGGTAAGAAGAATCTCCAATGACGGCAATGAAAGGTATGAAATTGCAGGTCTTAGAGCCGATAAATTTATATCTTCTATAAAATCATTGGTTCCTATTCAAATAAGCTCTGAAACGAACGCTAATGGCACTAAAAGGTATTCTCTTAATATAGGTGGAGAAACGGCTACTATAATTGAATTGCCTTATCATGCGAGATGGTCTATAGACAAAGAATCGGCTCGTGTTCTTAACCGTTACACAGACGTGTCTATTCAGGACGTGGGTAATTCCTATTCTTTGGTTTATAAGCGTCTTGATTCAGATGAGTTGGTTCCGTACAGAACAGGTGTCGGATTTGGAGAGAATGAGGTAGATAAAATAGATCAGGAAGCATTATCTTCTTTGAAAAAAGGAGATAAGGTTAATCTCGAAATAGATGTAAATGATACCTATAATCAGTCTCTTTTTGCCGAATACAATGATGCTGTTCAGTCCGGAGATAAAAAAAGAATAGAATCTGCTGAAAATAAACTGGTATCCAATATTGTTATCAAGGTCATGAGTGGAAACAGATTCGTTTCTGTTGTAAAAGCTGACACAGGGGGCATAGATGGTATAAGTAAGATAAGAAGAGCGGCTTTCAACAAGTGGAAGAAGGACGCCGGCCGGTCGGCTACCATCGGCGTCGGCACGCATGTTGTTGCCCAGACCCTTCCCGGAAGACCGGTGTTTAACATGAAGGTAAACGGTCAAGGATATGGCCAGGTAGAAAATCTCCCCATTACCGAAAAAGGTGCTGAAAAAGTATCTGATGTCGGATATGTATTAAATGGCAAAGTCGTGCTTAAGAACGGATCTAAATACACAGGCTTCCCATTTGCTTATTCTATATTAAATGACAAGGGGAATAATTACAAAAATGTAAGAGTTCCGGTAGTTGTCATCAAAGGTAAAAACGGTCTTAATTATCTTTTCCCAGTTAGTCTACGTTCTGTAGAATCAGAGGAAGGGCAGAAATGGATGTCTTTTATAGATATGCTACTTGAATCTGGTGATTCTGAATTGCTACAGATGGGTCAAGATGATATACAAGATCTTAATGCGTATCTAACCAAGTTAGGTCTTGATCCGGCTTCGTATCAAGTATCGTATTTGAATCCTATTTCAGGGCTTAGAAAAGCTCGTGAGGCTATAGAAAAATTATCTACGGTTCCTGATGTTGTTAAGTGGGTAGAAGATGGAAGTAGGAGCGTTAAAGACATTGTGACGTCTGAAGTAGAATCTGGAATAGATTTCGAAGGTGAGATGTTTGTTGCTCCTAAGATCAGGATTCAGTTTGGTAAATCATCTTCCAGCCCTAAGTCGCTTATAGAGGATGATCTTCCTTTCTCTGATGAGGGTAAGACCGTTACTTCTAAAGAATACGTGGATGTTTATGAAGAGGAAATGCCAGAGGAAGAACAGCAGCCGGCTGCCGGCAAGACTGCCCCAGTACAGCAGCCTACAGCCACGAGCGGCTCGTCAGTTTCTTCTACTGGAACAACCAGGACTACAAGGAAGTCTTTTGCTGCAAGGTTAGAGGATATAGAATCTTATATAAAGGAAAACAACTTACCCCCTTTTGCTAATATCTATGATTTTATAGCAAGAAAGATTGTAGGTGGAGATATTAGATTTTTAAGACAAAGAGGTAATCCTAAAGATCTTAAGTCTGAAATGGGGTTAGACCCTAAGGGTACTGTAGGTGATAGAATATCTTACAGTAAGGGTTTGACTATGGATGAATACGTTGATTACCTAAAGAAAAGCAAAGAGCAAGTAGTTGTAGATTATTTAAATAGTAGAAATGGCAACAACGAACAAATTATATCAGAGTTGAAAAACTTTTTGAAATATATTAATTTTGTTCCAAGTAAGGCTTTGAATTATTCTCTTAGAGTCAATGGCATGGATATCCTAAAAGAATATGGCACAAAAGAGGAAGTAGAAAAAATGGAATCTGATATCAATAGTTTGGTTTCTAAAGTTTTGCCTACGGTGGATAATAAAACTGTAGAAGATGTTTCTACTGCAATAAAATCAAACAACTTGCCTGCCATATGGGAGCCCGTGGAAAGCCTTGATATGACAAACGAGGAAAAAATAGAGTTTTTGAATAACGTAGCAGATTTCCTTAGCGGCATACCAGAGTATGATGCTGTCGTGGAGTCTATAGAGTCAGAATCAGATAATATTTTAAATGATGGAAAAGAAGGAAGTGCAGAAGGCGGTGCAGTACGCACTGAGGAAGATGGCGATAAAAAGGGAGATGGAGAAGGCAAAGGACAATCCAGAACAAATGTCGGAGTTAAAGGAAATGTCGAATTACCTGGATATGAAGAAGGAAGAGTAGATAACTATAGGAAGAACGGAGATAAGTTCTCTGACATTGCTGAAGTCACTTTATGGCTACTTAGAAGGGCTGCCGGCATAACCTCTATCCCGGAAGGAGAAGAGGTTTATGTAGAGGGAGATGAGGTTAATAGTATTATGACCGATATGGAATCAAGGTATGGTATAGACACCATCAATCACTCGCATACGACTAAGGCTATAAGGGATCTTAACGGCGTATCAGGTTATAAAGTAGAATACGGCTTAACCTTTTTGACATACGATCCTTTTATTAGGATATCCAATCCAAGGGAAGAATATAAGGCTGCGAAAGACGAGCCTCGTATATCCGAAGAACCGCTTACTCACATATCAAGGGTGACAACCCCTTATTTCCTGTACGGCGGCGATGAAGCATATACATCTGTTCCGGCTAAGGTGGAACCTATACCGGAGAAGATAATGGGTCGTAATGGCATTAAATTTGGTATGAGTGTAGTCGAGTTAACCAAATTAGGGTACAAAAAAGCTGGTGGAAACTGGATATATAAATTCTATGTGAACTCAGGTGTGTATGATTTGTATAATATCAGTACCGGTGAAGCGTTTAGGGCAAAACCGGATCTTGGAGTTAAGATAAGTTCCAGCGCATTCATCCGTTCTTTATCTCAATCTGGTAGGAAAATACAAAATATGATTAGTAATATGAGCCAGGAAGAGATAGATAGGAATAAGAATCTTGTAGAAGGTTCTGATAATTCGGATTCGATAAATGAGTTAAATAAGGAGTGTTAAGTATGAGAAGGAGATACGAAGATGTTTCAAGTCTTGTTCAGTATTAGTTGAAGACCAATCAGCAGGGGAATATAGAGGTTTATGTTAATGACAGGTTTGTTGGAAACGTAAGTGAAGGAGTCTGTAATTGGAAGGATATTGAATACAAGAGTAAGGTTACTATATCTTTGAAAGGAGTCGAGGATAAGGCTAAAACTTCAAGTAAAAGAGTCGGTCCTTATTGTCACATTTATAGCATATTTGGAGGAAATGAATCTTATCATGCAGGTCCGGATAGTAATATAAAAAAGAGTCCGGTTACCACCTTTATAATGTATTGTTATAAAAATGGGGATATTACAACTACCACTACTTATACTAAAAATTTATCTGGAACTCTTCAGATAGGTAAAACACAATTGACTATCAATTACAAACAAAGTAAAAGTCAGTCTTTCTCCGGTGGTTCTGGAGATTATGTAACATCCGTATCTGATTTCCCTTTTGTTACTGGTCCAGGAAATGATAGCGTTGAGTTCGAAGGAGAGGGAAGATTGATAGTTGAGACAGAGGCTTCGCATTATGAAATAGAAGTTTCATAATTTCTATTTTTATACTATCTTTGTCTAAAATGTTTATCACTATGGGTGTCAAATGTCAGATAGAAAAAAAGGAAAATGAAATAAAACGGGTTAAGGCTCCTAACGGGGAGCCTTCCGTTCTTTACGAAAGTGCCTTAAAATTATTAGGAAACAGCGAGCGGGCCCTTCAGGTATGGGCTAAGGCTTACACTCCTGGTTTTTTGTCGTATTACGGTCATTGGAATAACCCGGCTCCAGGGGAGATGTTTAATACCGATCCCAATGGTGAACCTCTTTTAGAAGACGTGCTGTCGTATATGAAGCGTCAGACTTATTTTGCTGATCCTTTAACGGCTCAGGACATTAAGGATGTAAGGGATTTCCTTTTGTCTACTCATTATTTTTTCAATGCGTCTTCATTGTCTAATGCTATTCTCTTCGATTTTTATGTAGATGGCAGTTTGATACTGAATGAGCAGAAATTAAGGAGATCCGGTTTGTATGATGAAACAGAAATAAGTCGTATTTTATCCGATCCTTCTGTTTTAAACGAGGTTTCGACTTCCATGAGAAAGTTAATAGATTCTTCTATTAACGAACATGATAGGGAAAAAGATAATTATTTTATGTCTATTGACTATCAGTATGGTCCTATTGTTTACAAGGAGGGAGTGTTTAACCAATTTGGTAAAAAAGTACCATATAATCCTTCTGAGCTTTATTATGCTATGCGTAAAACAGTAGCCGGCATAAAAAACTTTTCTGAATTTTCATCTGCTTTTGAATCGTTGAGAAATTCATATCCTGAACTGGTTGAGAAATTCGTTTCTGATAAAGAATTTGCCGAATCTATGTTTGATGAGTTCTCATCTACGAATAAGATTCCGGTAATAAACATAGAAGGGGATGATGTGGTGGAAGGCAAGAGAAGATCCTTGTCTAAGCTACAAGATCTGTCTTATTACAATCCTGGCAAAATAGAGTTCCTAAGAGCTCGTATATCAGCTTATTTACATAGGGCTAATGCCGACACCGAATCCGATTTAAGAAGCATGATATGGGATATAGAAGAGGCTTGTACGTGGTTTGGCATAGATATAATAGGGACATCGGAAACTTATGATGGCACAGAAGAATCTTTGAATAAGATAGATAATTTGATGCTGGATCTTGATATTTATGTGGCCAGGCATAATGATGTAAATTATGCTCCAACGCTGGCATCTTCTATAGATGATGTTCTTGGTGATAGTACAGACTATTATTTTGGATTATTGCCGGAGTATATGAATAATTTGAATATCGTTTATTCTGAATCCGATATAGACCCAGTAGAGGCATTTGAGAAACATTCATTGCTTAAGGTAGGAGATAATCTATATCAAAGGATCAGCAAAGATGATCTTAACGAGATGTATCAAATATCAACAGTATTAGCCAAGCACAACCTAACTCATTTTTCTACTAAAATATATCCTGAATCTTGTTTTAAGAACGGCGTTTTGGATAAAGAGAAAGTACGAAACGTAGATAATAATACGCTCATGGATTCCATTAAAAAATACGTCAGATCGTTCATGGATTCTCAGAACACGGAGGACATGATAATGACCAGGATGGCGTTTGGACACCCGGCGGTACTTGACGTTCCTTACGTGGATGTGGATCGGGAGTATAGTCGATACATGAACAAAAAACAAGATAGCGAAAACCCATTATCCTTATTCGATTTATACCAATCTTACCTTGACAACAAACTCCATAAAACAAAATTATATGATAATGCCTATAAGTATCTTGACTTCAAACCTGGTCCATCTTTGGGTCTTATTTCTGATGATCCTGATATTTTGAAATCAATAGAATTATCTTTATCTGGAAAAGACAGGTTGATGTTGTTTGATTATAGCATGACCAGTACCGACCCTTCTTTATCAGAATTGTTTTATTTGGAGAGGTATGACCCTTCGTATGCCGGGAATGATTTTGAACACTATTTTTACACCAGGCACCCGTATTTGTTAAAAGAAAAATCGGGCCCTAATATCGTAGAGCAAGATGGTGTTATAACAGCCGAAGGTATTTATGATAATTTTATAAGAGTAGGTAATAAGATATGGTCTAAAGTAAGCGAGAGTAGTTCCGGCTCTATCTACCAAAATCTGACAGGAACCGAATCGGAGGTGAAATACGATTCTACTCAGAAGGCTAAGACGGTAGAAACTGATTACGCTCCATACCAAAACAGATCTGGCTTGACGCAAGACATGACCGTAAGCAAGTCTGAATTGGATGATCTTAACAAATTGGAATGCAGGTAATTTTTGTATATATATATAGTTTTTTCATAGTTATAATTTGGGAAGTGAGGCTTGTGAAAGTCTCACTTTTCTTATATATGTACGTATATCAATAACATACAAGAAAAGTTAGATTTTCATTGTTTATGAATTATTTTTGTTAAATTTGCGATATTAGTTTCAGGAAGGGATTATGGAAATAAGGAAAAAGTAAGAACCGAACGTAACTAATAACAGTAGGAAATGAGAATCAGTACCATCAAACGTAACAACAGCATTCATCTTATGTATAAAAACATTATGAATGATTTAGGTCAATTAAGAACTGTAGTTTCAAAATCCTATATTTATAATCTGATACGAAATCAAACCGGATTAAGTATCAGAACTATATCCCATGTCTTGAATCACACAAAAGAACAGGATACAGATTCTTTGTGAAAAGCGTACATTTTCATACATTTGTGTATTCTTTAGTTTTTGGGTTTACGTTTTTCATGGTATTAGTTTAGAGACCAGGGCTCGCAGTGATGCGGGCCCTGGTTTGATTTAAAAAGTATTAAAATATTTGCTATTTAAAATCCTGTTCCTATCTTTGCCCCAGAAACAATGAACAACGAGATCCCACCTCTGGTTGTTTGATGTTGAAAGATATTTTTGGCTCATTAGGGTTTGTCATAGTGGGATCTGACATTCTCTTTTGGGCCTATTTTTTTATTATGGATAATACTTGTATTCCTTTTGTGTTAATGTTATGAAAAATATTAAATTAAATAAAACTTATTACATTTCTTTATAAGTTTCGGAATGCACCTTCTTAACAAAATACATTCGTAATCCTCACCGGGTTAAACAATAACCCTCTATCGATTATCCTACGAATTGATTCACAGGAATCACCGACTACTTTTCTCATAATGTTTAATGCTCAATTTACATCTGCATTTATGAGTTTTCCTACCGAGGATTGAAACAATCCTCGGTTCTTCCTCTTTCCTAAATAGTTTTCATGTTTTCCTATCTTCTCAAATGCTAATGAATCACATTTTGAAGTATATGACTCTTCATGAATAACTATTTCAATACCAGCTAATTCACATTTATATTCTAAGTAACTCACCAATCTCGCAAAAGGGATTTGTGTAAACTTTTGATTATTCTTTTTACCTATATTTACATTTTGTTTCCATCCCTTGTTGTAGCCTACAATTAATTTTGTTATCTTGGAATCGATAAGTAAATTAACTATCTTTCTACTGATTTTGTGAAAGACATCTTCTATGTACTGTTCTCTATCATAATATAATTTCTTTATTCGTCTTGTTGTTCCTTTTATCTTTTGTAAATCTTTGATACTATTTAATTTGGCTAATGTCTTATTGAATAGCTTATTGTATGATTTAACAAATTTACCACTAAATAGAACAGTAAAATCTTCACTGATAAGAGTTGCAAGATTATCAATCCCTAAATCGATTGAAGCAATCTTCTCTTCTCTACCTTTAGATACTTCAGCATCTTTTACCTCATAAATGATTTCTATTTTATATCCACATGCTAATGGTTTTATTCTAATCTGTTTGAAATCTTTTATCAAATCAGAATACTTCTCATATTGAGGAATGGGTATTGAAATATCTTTTGATAGGATTATTTTCCCATCTTTTATTTTGCAACTCTGACTCGTGTAATACAAATTGAACTCATAACCTCTCTTTTTGTAATTTGGAAGACCAGGTTTTTCTTTATACTTAGTTGGATGTTTTTTTGTAATCTTGGACCGATTTGTAATAACTTTTAATATTTTTATCAAGAATACGAAGAACTTGTTGAGAACATTGCGCCTTTAGTAATCTGTAATTAATGTCTCCATCTAAGTTCTTGGTATTCTTCATGATATCATCAAGTTCAAAATAGGATAACCACTTATCTTCTTTAGAAAGTGTTTCTCTGAAAATATACAATGCTTGGTTGTACAAGTTGTTGCTAATCTTGCACAAAGATGATATATTTCCATTTTGCCCTATGTTGAACTTATATACTAATCTCATTATTTTTAATACATTAAATGCTATTTACAAACCATGTATCTAAGATACATATTTCATTTGGATTATGAAATAGAATTAATTATTTTTGATATTATTTTGCATCATATGATAAACATTTCTTTCAAGATACTGATATTTATTGCGTATATCAGTTTTATTTCATCTTTATCATATACGTCAAAAAAGGATTCACTTAAGTCCTTTGAATCTGCGCTCAATTGAATTATGCAATTACCAGTATAAACCTTAAGCTTGTAATTATCGGAATATATATCATGCATGGTTTCAAATGTCTCAATCAAATTTTCAACAAGGGCTCTGTTAAATGAAAAAGGTTCTTTACCGTTACCTTTAAATGTGATATGATCTAAATTTATGTTGTTAAATTCATACTCTACCCGACTGCCGTCCATCATATTATAAGTGATTGACTTCTTGATTATAAATCCCATATTATTTTGTTTTTAGTCAATATAAATCTTCTGAATACAATTGTTCTCTAATAGCATTCCTATCTACTATCATCTCCTGATTATTGTTCTTAACAAGTTCAGATGCTTCCTCTCTTGTTAAAAACCGGTTCTTGCTTGTTAAAAATCCTTGCACACTACGGTTCTTATGAGCAACACCATAAGCTACAAACTGAGAAATGATAGAACAATGTCTCAATCCACAGAACACGGTGCCGGATGGTATATTGGTGGGCTGATAGGGACGCTTCTTGCCGTCCTGCACCCAGATGGCCGCGCATATTACTATTTCTTTATTATACATGATCACCAAGCAGGACATATCATAAAAAATGGCGGAATTGAACTATTTAAACAAATAATAAAGTCGGGTACGTAAGTTATCCGACTTTTTCATATATTTGTGGCATGGCAAGAGGTTATTATTGGATACCACAAACAGATGAAACGTTAAATGGCAGAAGCTATTACGTGGCTAAGATAGTAGGGGATATCACGTTTGATACTAAACGAAAAAGAATCGTATTTCAAGCTGATAGGTATTTCCCTGTAGGATCTGTTTTCCATTTTACGCACAATTGCTTCAATTATATCATAACTTGCCGACTTCGTAAGCCAGGGCTTTGGTTTGAAGCCAGGAGAGAGGATTCGGGCCCTATTTGCCCTGAAGATATTGAGCGCTTTGAATCGGGAAGGTTTATTCACCGAGATGGGTACATGCATTACATATAAGCTGAACTTGACGATTTTTCGTCAGATTATAATTTTTTTTTCATATTATTTTTAAGCCATCAGACTGAGAAGTTAGGTGGCTTTATTTTTTATGATATGCTTGATTTTTAACTACCTTTGTCTCATAACAAAAATGTTTTACTATGACATCAACGTGTATTATTAAAAGAGATAATAAAAAGAAAGTTGTTTCTGTCTCTACCAGATCAGGGGACAGGTCTATGTTGTTTGATAAGATAGCATCTATTCCTCTTATGGAGAACAGGGAACGGGCTACTACTGTTTTTAAAACCGTATTTTCCAATAAGTTCTTAAAGGCTTTTGGCGACTGGAGAAAGAGAGTGCCTATCAACAAACCGGCTTATAATAAGGTAAAATCCAACATCGATCTTATTCCGGAAGCCTATAGAGAAAGGGTGCTGGATAAGGCGTCTAAGATGAGTAACCCTGTTCTTGTGTCAAAATCAGATGCACCTTATGAAATCCAAGAATCGGGCTTTGGATTCTACAGCCAAAATCTGGGTGATAATATTATGTTGGTGGATGCTATGGTTCCGTCAAGCATTTCCGTACCGGAAGGACCTGGAATAGACGCCGGGCAGTATCTACAAGATGCTATATCTTCGGACTTTACTCCCGTATCTATGGTACAGGATAAGGGTGTTAATTATATGGTTATAAAAGACGGTCTTAAGATATTTAGCCCAGAAGAGTTACCACAGACAGATTCTAATCCTGTGGGTGTAACGTATCAGACCGGAGAGCCTCGTTTGTTTTTCATGAACGATCGTAGCCAATTATTTGAAGATTACGGAGAAGCTCTTCGCTCTGGCGGGAATGATATTAGAATAGGATTCTTATCAGGCACCGTTCAAGAATCTACCGTGGATGGCGTGGCAGACATTACTTACAAAGCTGGAAAGTATGTTCTTAACAACCCCAAATCTTTTATACCGGTCATGACCGCTTCTGCTTCTACTTCTTTATCAACAAAAGGTGGTATAATTAACTACCTTATAAAGAAAGGTCTTTTGTCCGGATCTAAGATATTCGATCCTGAAACAAGAAGCTATTATCTTACAGGAGAAGGTCATACAGGACAAATTAGACTTTTCAATTCAGCCTTATCATACACTGAGCTCCGTAATCATTTTGGTTCAGATGTTTCCATGAACGACCAGGGTATGATAACCATAAGCTCGTTGGATAACAGTAAGGTAACTATGAGACTTGCCACCGGAGGAACGGAAAGGGTTAGTAGGGAACAGATAAAGAACGATCTTAAGTCAGGAAGATACAATGAATTGGACGCCAAGTACGATCATTTTGATGCGCTTGTAGTTTCATTCATATTAGAAGACAACGATCTTTATGCTGATACTAAAGCTAAGATCGTATCAGATTATAGCAGGCAGGAACGTGATCAACGAAATTCTATTGTCGAGATACTGAAAACTCTTGGCGTTAGCGTCATAGGTATGACCGATTATATAGAGAAGTACCAAACCAAATACGGGCACGAGCCTTCTGCTAAGGCATTGGCGGATATTGCCAATAACGTAATAGCAGTTGGTGAAGATGCTACTTTATCTGATTTAGTAGAAGAAACAGCCCACTTCCTTGTAGAGGCATACAGAGATCAGAATGCTGTTGAGGCTGTTCTGCAAGATGTAGAAGGTACGGAAGAGTGGAACCAGTATGCAGGTCAGTATTATAATACATACGGTAAGGTATATGAAGGAGCTGAGCTTGATAATGCTGTTAGGAGAGAAATTCTTGGAAAGATCCTCGCCAGGGAGATGCAGACCGGCACAGCACAGGCGCCGGTAGAGCCTACCTCCTTCCTGGGGCGCGTCCGGCAGCTTCTCTCTGGAATCGTAAGCTGGCTTAAATCAGCTTTATCAACCCAAAGACAGGATTTGAATAACGTTATTAAAAACATTCGTGATCTTGCCATTACTGACATAGATAAAGGATTTGACACCTCTCTGTTAAAGGATAATGACTTTACATTATACTCCCTTTCTTCTATGAACAAGAACAAGTTTCTTGAGTCTAAGATCCGGGCATTGAGAAAAACGTTAAGAGACTTACGTCAGATAAGCTCTGATAGGGCTGTAACTACGTCTATGACCCTTGCCCAGCTTAAGACTATAGAAGATAAGATAAATAAGGTAGAGACCGAAATAGACAAGAATGAGATGGCGGCCGCCATGAACAGCATGATCTCCACAGCCGAAGCTCAGGTTAGATACTTAAGCAACGTAGTAAATACTATCCTTCATGGTGATACCAAAGACGGTAAGCTTCATTTCAATACCAATGATCGAAAGAACGTAGATATTATCAACAATCAGGTTCTTCCGATCATGAACGATCTTCGAGGATATATCCGTAACAGAAGTACCGAATTTGATGAACGTGAAAAGCAGGATTATACAAATAGGATCAATACCGTCATTGCCGACATCAATGGTATTCAGTCTGATATTAAATCAGTACAAGACCTTGATGAAAGTACGTTGCTTGATAAGTTAATGAACGAACTTCATGTGCCGGCAGATAAGGTAAAGAGAGTAAAAGAATTTTTCGACAAGGTTCAACACGATGTTTCTTGGATAAGTAGGTGGTTTGGTATATTAGAGCATTCTTCCAGTCCGTTCAATAACGCTCTTGGAGCTATGATTGCCAAAGACAATTACAATGCGATGGTGAATGCCCAGCCCGCCATATCCGACTTCCTGGCATATGCTAAAAAGCATGGTTTTAACAAATCTGAATTTGAAAAACTGCTTCAGAAAGTAGACGGCAAAACTTCTAATTACCTTCGTAGTGCTCTTGATATGGCTAAATACGATCGTAATAAGAAGCTGGCGCAGATGCGAGCGTTTGCGACCGCCATGAACATAGAGATATCAGAAGAAGAAATTGGTGATGTGGTTGACAATAACCGTAATTACGTATTTAAAAGAGAAGTAGTTGACAAGGATGGAAATACGGTTACTGAAAACGCTAAATTCAAACCATCGTCTGATAGAGTTAATACCGATATTTTTACCATCGAGCAGGAAAAGATCTATACGGAACAGATGGAAAAGTGGGATGCTGAAAATTCGGAACTGGAATTTAGCGAAAGTTATGCCACAAGAATGGAATCCATATACAAAAAGGCTGAAGAAGAATTAGGGCATCCAGTTTCTCAAACAACCAAAGAATATCTTAATGCTCTATCCCGGCAAAAACGGATATTGAGGCAGCCTTTTATTGATAGCGGTGGTAATTTTGATGAGGTTGCCTATTTTAAAAGCAGCAATTACGAAGAAGAAGGGCTGCTTCGTAAACAACGTAAGGAAGCAGCTTCAGAATACATATATGTAGGAACCAGGAGAGTGAAAAAAACCGGCGACCAACTTAAGATGGCCAAAGAAATACAAGCTATAAATGAAGTTTGGAGAAAGGAATCAAATAATGTCACTAATGCCGTATCAGAATCGTTTTTGCAAAAATTAAGAACGATTCAGAGCGAGTCAGGAGGAGAAGCTGCGCTGAAGACACTTATGTTGGGAGGTCACCTGTCATTTAATGATCGGTTTTGGAGTGATGTAGAATCGGAACAGTCGGCACGTACCGAATCAAATAACAAGGCTTCGTATCTTAAAATGGCGCATGATATCATTAGTTCTACGACAAGAGATAGAGATGCGACTGACGTGGATTCGATTGTGAAAGATATAGAAAAAAATAAGGCCATTATCAAGGAAATAATCGGAAACAACCGAGATGTGGCTGATATCGGAGAAATTAACGAAGCGACATTTACCTCATCTGAAAGAGATGCTTTTAGGGCCGCATCTGAAGCTATTGAAGCCGATTACGCTATTTTGATAGATTATGCTAAGATGGTGGGTCTTGAAGATATTGATAAGTACCTTACTAAAAGCAGTAAGGCCGAAAACGAAGTAAATCAGTCTTATTTAAATGCTCTTGCTGACTCCAAGGAAGTGGAATGGAAGTTCGTACAACGTCATACTACGGCGAAGAAAGCAAAAAGGATTCAGGCTTTAAGGGATAAGCTGTTTAAGGCTGCTGATAACCGATATCTGTTTACCGTATCTGAAACCAACTACCTGTCAGAAAAGCTTGGTATAAGCAAAGAATTAGACGGTAGAGATTTTAGGAATGCTGTTAATGCTAAGATGGCCAGCTTGTTTTTAAATAATACAAGAGAAGAGGGCATAGAAGAGGCCAATGCTATTGTTAATGAATTTGCCAGGAGCCAGGTCTTTTCGTACTATAAACGCATGGCGCCTACCGGATATGCGGCCATGATCGACAAAATAGGTCGAGGTGAGATAGATGTGGCGCAGATGGTTAAGGACGTACAAAACGGTACATCCACCCAAGATTATGGCATGGACATATCGTACCTGTCTTTCGATCCTGCAAGGGCATGGGTGGCTGAATCTGAAGCCGAAAATAGCGGCCGTAATCCTGATTATGTAAAAGATCATGGGTATGGTCATCGAATGCCTAAGAAAAGCCTGTATCGTGACGAATCGTATTTCAATGACTTTGGTATCAAGTATGATGCTGACGGTAATGAAGTTGCTACTAAAAACGTAGAGCAGTGGAATATGATTCAAAAACTCAAGGAAATAAAAAGACAATCCCTTGATCTATACAAAGAGCAGAGCCCGAACCTGTATGCTATTCCACAGATATCAAAACAAGATATAGAACGTATAGAAGGATTGGGTATTAACTTCAAAAATACGGTTCGTAATTTTGTATCAGATCTGTGCCTGGACAGAGTAGACGATTCTCTATACGGTAAAACCAGACAAGGGGAAGTGTATGATCCGGAAGACAGACTTAGGTCTATACCTAAATACTACATATATGAATTGGAGAACCAAGATGATGTATCTCACGATTTTGGCTACTCTTATTCGATGCTTATGATGCAGTCATCGTTATACAACGAAAAGCAGAAGTCTATAGAGCTCGCTCAAGGACTGGAGCAGATGTTGCTGAACAAACAATTTGAAGGCGGTAAGAAGGCTGAAGCAACCCAAGCATATCAGATGTTCAGGGACTTCTTCAACGATCATTATTATGGCATTAGGATGAACACCAAAAAACTTACGGTGAACATCGGAGGATATACGGTAGACCTTACAAGAATTATGATGGCTGTTGAAAGATTTATGTCGGTCATGAACTTGGCACTGTCTCCGTTTGTGGCAGCTACCGGCGCCTTAACAGGTCATATCAACCTCATCATGGAATCTGCCGTAGGACAGTATATAAGCAAAGACTCCCTTAAATACGCATCGGCTGAATTTTCACGCCTTGCTCCATCTTGTATAGCAGAAACCGGAGACATAGATAGGAAAAGCAAATTATATGTCATAGGTGAGAGAATGGGGATATTCAATATCCGAAATCGTATGTATGGTGCCGGATACAATAGAGCGGCCAGGACCTTAATGCGTTCGCCTATGTATGCTTTTATGGAAATCCTGAACTACCCTCTTGATCCGCAGGTTATGATTGCTACCATGGACAATGTTCGTTATTACAAAGGCCGGTTCTACACGTTCCAAGATTTCAAGATGGAAAAAGAACGTAATAAAGAACAGAGTACCATAAAAAGAGAATGGAACGCATTAAAAGATCGTACTTTATGGAGTATGGTAGACGTCGTGGATGGGAAGGTGGTTGTAAAGCCAGGATCGGGTGTTACTGTTGAGGAAGTAGAAACCCAGATGGCTATAACCAGGAATCAAGTTCGTAGCTTGTCACAGATATGTAACGGATCTTTGAATGAAGAAAACCGAACTGCCGCATCGCGCAACTGGATAGCCAGGTTCATGACCGCCCACCGAGGATGGTTGGTGCTGGCGGCTCAACGTCTGTGGAAAAGACGTGGCTTCAATTTCCAGACAATGCAAGAAGAGGAAGGACTGTCAATTACGTTAAAGAATATGATAGCCAAAACATTTAGCCTGGCTTCCGAGTCTGGTATGAAAAACATCATAGATGTCTGGAATGAAAATAAAGACAATATGAATGAGGTAGAAAAAACTAATCTCAAACGCCTCAGTGTCTATGCCGGCACATTCCTTATCATGCAAGCCGTATCTATGCTTCTTGCCGGATGGCGTGATGATGATGAAAACGAGGAAAGTTGGCTTACTCAATTCGGATCCTACGTCGGATTCAGAACCATAAACGAAATAGCTTCACAGATGCCATTTATTATGGAGCTTAACGTGGTTGATATCATTAACGACCCATTTGTTATGGGACGGAAACTTAAGGATCTTACCGATCTTAGGAACTACTCACTTGATAAGGTGACGTCAGGTACATACAAAGGAGAGTCTAAGTTATTTAGGCAACTCGCCAAACAGACGTTTATCAAACAATGGTATAATATCAAGACGCCGGAAGACATAGCGCGCGCCTATAATTGGTGGCAGCAGACAAACAACAAGTCAATGATGTTCTTCATCGGCGCCACTCCTGATTCGGAAGGAGACGATGATGTTAGTTACAAATAGACGAAGAATATCGGTCTTGCATTGTTTTTGTATGATTCCAATATGTTATATTAGCATCGTCAAAGAGTAGATTGTACGTTTTTTGTTCTTACTTGAAAGATTATGTAGGTTTAAATTTTTTCTGAAATTGTTTTCTTACCGGTTCTCAGTCAGAGATGATAGATAACCGGTTTCTTTT